TTGATAAAAAAAATACTTTTCAGTATCAATTTTTATTTTTAATACGCCCACTATGAAGCCCTCTATGATGACCTATATGTTATGCCCTATGTTATTACTTATATGATGCCCTATATGATGACCTATATGATGACCTATGTGATGACCTATATGATGACCTATGTGATGCCCTCTACAATGACCTGTGTGATGACCCCTACGATGCCTCCTAGACTCCCCTTCAACGGAACTATACACCCGGCCCAAACCTGTCCATCGCAGCCGCCCGCCTCTATGCTATTTAGAGTGACTAATATACTACTACTTCTATCAATATATTTATTATATTGATAGACGTAATTATTTGGTATTCAGTTTAAATGGTCGAATATAAGTAAATACATAATATATATTATCATATATGACAAAAAAAGATATTATTGTATTTGACGTAGATGGTACTTTGGCTGAATCCTCCTTAGAAATACAAGATGAGAACGCTATAATATTAAATCAGTTGAAGGAAAGATATGAAATAGCAGTATGTGGAGGAGGAAAACTGGATAAAATATTGAAACAAATGAAAAATCAAATCTATTTCGACCATTATTTTAGCGAATGTGGATGTGTGTATGATAAAAATGTATCCATTACGACAAATGAACTAAAATTAACAACCATATATAAAAAAGATATTCGGGCTCATTATTTGTATGACCGAATAAACATACTTATTAAAGAATGTCTCTCTTATTTTAGCAAAGTAAAATATATTATAACCGGACACTTTATAGATTTACGATGTGGTATCATATATATATCATGTATAGGAATGCAAGCAACAGAAGAAGAGAGAAAACATTTTAAATCGTTAAATAAAAATGATATTATTAGAAAAGAATTGTTAGAGATATTACATAATAAGTTACATGAAATGAATCTCGAGAACGAGATAAGTGTGACATATGGAGGTACCGTAGGAATCGCAATTTACCCACGAGAATATGATAAGATCCAAATATTGGAAACCATTACAAAAGACAAATATGACAACATAATATATTTTGGCGATAAATATGATTTTGATGGTAATGACCATTTACTTATTCATTCTGATAACGTCGTTGGACATAAAATAGATGCCGTAGATGATACATTTAAAATACTGAAGGAACAGTATATGTAATTAGTTGGTATTGTATGGAAACTTAATATTATTGGGTAATAATATTAATTATTTTAATAATATTTATTTATTATATACAATACTAATTTTAATAAATGAGTATCACAAATCCGTCCTATTCATTAGACTCTTCTACACTTGGAAAATATACTAGTTCGTATGGAGTGATGACCGATAAAGCAATTGGCGGAAACGACATGTCAATTAATGGTATAGATGGGCTTCCACAATCAGATAACTCATGTAATAAATTATGTGACCAAGATTCCAAATGTATGGGTTTTTCTATGAATAAAAACAACAAGACTTGTTGGTTTAAAAACAATGTATCAAGCCCGGGAGCTACAGACCAATATGATACATATTATAAATTAAATATGGTAGAAGATTATTCTAAAAATGTGAATGAACTTTATTCTGGATTACAGAACACAAATGACACTGTTCAGAATGATATTAATAAGAACCAGAATGAGATGATACAAATGAGAACAAATATGAACACCACTAATAATGATTTGATAAATAAAGCTACAACATTAATGGAAATGAATGATTTGAACCAGTATGTAAATAATATCAACCGAGGAATAAATAAAAATGTAGAAGCAAAGACCAGTTTGAATAATAGTATTACTGTCCAATTATATATCACCTATTTTTCAATAGGCTTATTAATTATGTTGTTATTGAAAATGACATTATTGCCCAATATGTCCTATTTGAAAATGTCATTTATTGTATTCATGATTTTTTCAATTACTATTTCTACAATGAATATGAATAATCCCATTTTTTTTATGATGTGGTTTATTTTAATTATGTATTTTTTATTATGGGGATTAAATATTATTGGTTTTCCCTAACTTCTTATATTTTATGATATTTTCGAATTATTAAATATTACATTCCTTCTTTTTTTATAGGAATATAATATAAGTTAAGTAAATCTATGTCAAACAACCCTATTGAAAATATTGAGAATACCATATTTCAATCCAATCAAAATATAGAACAATCCAATAAATATGGTTCAAACGTAAAGGATATACAAGACCGTATTTCCATTATAAATGATTCTCAGATGAAATTATCCAGTTTAATAGGTCAATATACAAGTATCCATAATTCTATGAAAGTTCAGATAAAGAACTATCAACCCACGGAACATAAAAATGTTTTTGTAGAAACGGTTGTAGACAATGACGATTATGATTCTACCTTTTTAGGCAATTATAAAAATCCATCGGGTACCGCAATGGAAATGATAGACAATGGTGCTCAGAAATATGACATAGATTCGTGTAAGGCATATGCGGTAGAACATGGCAAAGATTATTTTGGACTACAGAGTGGATATTTCAATACTGGAATGATTGACAAGGGATTTAATAATACCAACCTACAATGTTCTGTAGGCGATGATTATAGCAAAGCAATTCAAGAGGGAGAATCTAACGTGAATTATGGACTATACGGTAATCCACCGACAGAGAATGAACGTCAGTCAGATGGGAATATGTATGGTGGTGGATGGATTAATGCGATCTATGAAACATCCGGGACCTCACCTAGTTATTTAGGAATCTTTGGAGATGGACCGTTCCGTAGAATGACATGGAATAATGTATGGCGTGATTTTGATGGATGTATTGATTACGCGAAAGAAAATAAATCAAAATATATGGGTTTTCAATGTGGAAATCAAGAGTCCGGTGTTGCTGCTTGTATGATTAGTAATGATATCGAAAAAGCAGTTGGTGCTGGTGACAAAACAATGTCACCTCCAGGTCAATCGTGGGGAAAACCTATTGTATTAGATCAAAGTGCTCCTCCTTGTACTCTATCTACATCTTACGTAGATAAAAATGGTATAATGATGGGTGGTGGAATGACAAATGCTATATACGAAGTACCTGACCCGAATGATCCTCCAAAATATATGGGGAATTATTTTGATGCTCCAAAAAGAGCTTTGCCTATTAATCCTCCTAATGGAAAGGGAAATACACATTCAGTGGAAACATGTAATAAGGCGGCGGGTTCAAAAGGATACAAATATTTTGCGGTTCAAGATGGGAAAGAAGGTACCTCTCAATGTTTTATGGGAAATGATTGGTCCCAAGCAACCCAGTACGGATTAGCTGAGCCATGGGGTAAAGATAGTAAAGGACGAGACGTAGGTGGTTCCTGGACAAACGCTGTGTATAAAATAGATTATACCTCAGAATTGCCCAAGGGAGATCCTAGTAAGCTAGGAAAGCTAGGATATGTTGGAAAAGATGGAGACCTACGTGAATATTCGTCATCTATGTATAATGTAGCTAATAATATACCCACTATAGACAACACTAATGGATGTCCCAAAGATTATGAAGGTATTAGTAGTGTTCAATGGAATGAATATAAACGTGGAATGAATATGGGACCATCTACAACTTGTGGATTAGCCAAAGAGTTGGAGCCAGAAAAACAGAAAATGAGGGAGTTACAAGTTCAAATGCAACCCTTAGTGGATACGATTAACACAAATATACAGGAGTTGAAAGAAATGAATGTAAACTTAAATGTCCAAAGTGGGATAAATAAAGAACTAATAGATAAAAACTTGAATTTATATGAGCATATAAATATGAATATAGATACGGAACACAACGATATAACTAAAAAGTTAAGCGGTATTTTGAATGATACAAGTAATGTAGTTGTCTATAACAATTATCACTATTTAATATGGTTTTTTCTAGTGATTGTCGCAGTGATAATCATTTTTATTATGTCAAAATAATTTATAATGTTCGCTCTTATGTTTATTAAAAATATATTTTATATTTATGAAAATATATTTTTTAATCAAATTAATTATTGATATTTTATCTAATGTATATGTATACTACCTAGTTATATATGACTTCATCACAACAAACATTAACTATGGAATTGTCAGAAGATATTACATCTTTACAACAAATACAAAATAATTTACTATCACGATTAGAAGCAAATATTGGTAATTTATCAGTAGATGAAAAAGACAAATTAGTGGAACAAATTAATGATGTTAATCAAATGATGGTTGATTTATATGATAATATTAAGGTCAATCAACAATATTACAATGATAATACTCTAGCGGCACAGGATACATTAAAATTTCAAACTGGTACATTAGGTATTCTAAGCAAACAAGTTGTCAAAGCTAATAATGTGTTGAAACAATTGAACCAAGAACAGGCAAATAAATATCGTTTAGTGGAGATTAATGATTATTATACGCAACAATATACAAATCACACCTCTATTTTAAAAGCAGTTGCTTTTTTCCTTTCTATAACGATTGTTATTATTTTTCTAAAAAACAAAGGCATAATACCTGAAGGAATATATTCAATATTATTGATTATTACTGTTTCGGTTGGACTTATTTATGTTATAAAACGTGTATATGATGCTTACCTGAGAAGTAATATGTATTACAATGAGTATATGTATGAACCTCCTCCCCAATCACAAGTCTCAGGATCTACTTCTAGTTCAGGAGCTCGTTTTTCTGTAGTAGTTCCATCTATGTCTTTATGTAACGAAGGTTGTAATGACCAAGATTGTTGCCCTTCTGGATATACATATGTAGACGCCAATAAAAAATGCGTATCTAATTCCACATTACCTTCAGGAGTCCAAGCATTTGCGAAGTAATACTTTTTTTTCAATGGGAAAAATATTTAATTATAATGTAGTAAAAAACAAATCTTACTATATTATAACATAACCTAATATAGTATATCCAGCTATGAAATCAACATTACATAATACCTCCTACTATGAGTTTGATAAAAACCCCAACGAGGATACAAAAATAGAATTAGCGATTAATAATAAGGATATTAAAATGAATAAATTAATGAATATTCCATTTTCATCGAATGAAACGAATCGTCGTAATGATACAAATAATCATACTTCAAACCTAATTGAAGAAATGACCCCAGCAGATACCCAAACAATGAACACTAATTATAATAATTATAAAGATACTTTTGATACTTTATATAACGAGACATTGAATCAATTATTCGTATGGAATCAAAAAACAAATCAGTTATTATTAATTAACTCACCAAGTAATAGTAGCGATTCGTATAATGCCGACAGTGATAATCTAACAAATGATAGAAAAACATTTTATGAAAGTCAGCGAACCAACTCATTGAATATATGGAATAATGTGTTTACATGGATATATATATTCATAATCATAGCCTATATTTTAGGCATGTTCATAGACAAATCAACCCAAAGTATGATAATCAAGGGATTAATACTATTTGTCATGGTAATTTATCCTTTTCTAATTAATGTAGTGTTATACTCATCTTATGCTTATATAACCAACCAATTATATGGTGGTCCTATGCAAACAAATATACCTTCTATTCATTCCGCGTTTGATTCAAAGTTGAATACATATCTATCCGACCCTACAACGATAGTATATAGTGTATTGTATTTCATTGTTCTTATTGTTATTAGCTATGTATTATCAGTTTTATATCGGAAGTTTTTTTAGATAGAGAAAGAGATTATTAATATTTTTGATATACTTTCATAAAAAATACAAAAATACAAAGAGATATGCTAACATTACATGTATTCTATGTATTCTATATTTACATCTACCCATTTATTATCAACTCTAGGACCATATTTTGAATCCATATAATTAAACAATTGTTCTCTATTATAAGGTACATTTTTATATTTATATTTTATATCGGAATCATAATTTTGCTTTTCTAATAATATATTCCACAAGGTAGCAAAACTAAACAACACACTCTCTTTGGTTAGATAACTATTTTTCCGTTTGCGTACTAGCATATACATAATCTGTTCAAAAGAATATGGCACCATATTTTGTTTGTTGGAAGGACAAATCCCTAATATTTCCCGAGGATTGTATATTTCCATATTTTTTCTATCGTTTCCATCACTACTACTATCATATTCTCTTTCTCTTTCCATTGTTAATTATGTTGTTATCAAATGCGTATGATATTATAAATATATTTTTTTCTATATAAAAATATGTTTATTTTTTACTTCAATTTTTTCTATAGTTTTCATTGTATTATTTATACTTTACTTACTTTTTATTAATATTCATCTACGGCATCTTCGATATCATCTTCATCTTCTCTGTCAGGATAAGTGATAGTTAATCCATACCAAGTTGATGTCCCCTTCTTATATTTCCCATATTTTTTATCCATATATTCGACAACCTGTGTTCCTTTGGGAGCTTTACGATTTCCGCCAAGATTTTCATTAAACCATGTTTTGAACTCCTCCAATAGTTCCTTTTTATTAATAACCTTGCGTGATGCATTTTCAGGAGCAATGATGACCTTTTCACTAAGGAATGCTGAGATATGGTCTTGTCCTTGTCTGTATTTATTCGATGCCATCATTACCTCATCACAATTCTCAACTATACCTTCTGTTTTATAAACACGATGAACCAACATACTTAAGAATATCGGGGCCCACGAAGATAGCTTTTCAGACAAGTTTGGGTCTTTCTTGAACTGGAAAGGTGTCTCTTCTAGAACTGGGTCATCGTCATTGACAAACTTTGACATAAACTCTACAATACGAATTCTTCTCCACGTACCATCATCATTACTACCTACTTCAAATAAATTATTGGTACATACAACAAGGTTAAACTGATTCTTGAACGTTTCTGTATCCGCATACAAAGCTCTACCTTGTAATTTGGAGTCACCTGTTAGTTGTTTCATCATACCTTCATTGATTTTCATATCAACCGAAGGTTCTTGCATCAGAGCATAGCGAACTCCTTTCAACTGCATAATTTCTGAACTAGTTCCACCAATACTTACACGTTTTTCAGTGACAAGTGTAATTGGTACATGTCCAAAATATTCACCTAGTACAAGTTCCATCAACTCCGTTAAGAGTGATTTTCCGTTACTACCATTACCACGATATATGTTGAATGTCTGGTTTCTATTTTCACCTATCAACACAGATGCCAAATGGTCCCATACATATTTATTCAGGCTTGGAACTGGTATTATCTGATTCATAAACAGTGTGATTTGGTCCATGATAGATTGATGTGAACTCAAGTCTTCTCCTAAATAATCAATATTGGTAGTCTTCGTAATATAATCGTTTGGATATCCACAGCGGAAACATTTGTTTTTTAAATCAAGAACCCCATTCGCACATCCAAGAAGATATCTATTTTCATCCATCTTTTTGATGAACTCTTCATCATAAAATAACTCATGAACTTCCTTGAAAATATTATTCTTATCAGCAGTTCTCTTGAGTTTGGTGGATATTTCAGTAATATGTTTGATGTTTCTCTGTGCTAGAGCATATTCATCATCACCAGGATCCACTCCATGCATACTCATGAGTACAATATTAACTCGAACACGATAAGCACTGTACATTTCTTCTGATATTCTATTTCGAATAGTCAACCCTTTGTCTTGTCTCCATCGATGGTTTTCAAAAATATACCATGTCTTGTTAATGAGACTAGAACATACATATCGATCTTTGAACATATGATGCAATACCTTTGCAAAATCATAATCGGTCGGCATTTCTAGTGACTCATCAATATAATGATTCACCGTATTCATTTTAACCTTTTCATACTCATCATGATCCGCATCATGTTGGGCCCAGTAAATAATTGATTTATAAGTAATAGAAGAACCATTTGTTTTATGGCTTTTGAAATATTTCATCCAGTCTGAATATAGCTTTGGGATTTCTTCATAATCAAAATCATCAGCCTTACTACGAAGCATTATCCAAGAATAAAACAAACGTATATCTACACTCTTTAATGCAAATGCGACTTGTCTATTTAAATGATGAGAACCAGGTTCATAATATTTAGCAGGTAGTATTTGGGTGTATTCGTGAACCTCACGTATCAGATGCTCATCATGTTGTAAATTACTCAATATCGTATTCATAATATCTTCTAGATCTTTGGGGGTTTTTATTGCGTGAATATCAATCTGTTTTTCATTATCATCGATATGACCACCGGTTAAGAAGTTCATACTGTTTGAAGACGAACTTTTCAATCCCCCACTGCGCGTACGTTTCATCTTTATCTGTTTCTCCAATTCTTGAGATATATCTGGACGTAACTCGAAGATAGAATGCTCACTATATCGAGCAGAAATCAATGGTAATGAAGTACTCACATCAAAATCACACGCGTCCTTTTCTTCTGTTTGAAACTCACCATCATTTGAATCATATGTAACATTATAATAATATGTTAATTCGTAAGCTTCATTCTCAGGCTTGCGAGAACCATATAATTGCCAGTTAGTTCCTCCTTCGCTAATTCCTTTGTCCAATACTCCTTCCCATGTATTGACTAATGGCAAAGAAACAATATTCTCAATATTTTTCAATACCTTCTCTCGTAACAAACCTTGTAATCTATTATCCATCTGAATCCCAATAATGATATGAATACCATCCTTTGTACATTCTTTATTTTCCACACGATTTACGTGTGGTTTCTCCATTACATAAATAGGAAATGACACATCTGGTCTAAATATAAAGAACTCCTTAAGTGTTTCGAGATAGAAACACACAATATTTAATATATCATCTTTTGTGTGTATTCTATTTTTTACCTCGTAACTGTAACGAAAATCAAAATCAATTAGAATACCTCCTCCAGTCTTAAGTTGTCGTTCAGTAAGATACTCGAGTTGTTTTTTTTTGAACACCTTCGTATAATAATGATACCAAAACTCATCTTCGTTTTCACTAGTAATGGAGAATGAACCTCCTTTTATATTCAGGTCGGTGTTAGGTATCCTGGTATGAGTACTTTGAGAACTATCCTTAGCATAACACTTGGACAGTAGCTCACCCAAATTTTTATATTGATTACGTTGTTGAGAATAATTCATATTTATTATATATATATATATGATATATGGCAACTTTTTATATTTCAATTTTTATATTATAGCATATGTTTTGAGAGAAAGAATATCGTGTTACGCATACATGTGTCCACATACCATCGTATATGAGTTGTATAATAATAATAGATGAATCAATATAAAAATATTTGGATATATTTATATTATACTCGTGACAATTTCATTTTCATGAGCAAACAAGTAACGATTAAAAAGGAAACTGTAAAGCGATTAATAACTGATGTGAAAAACATTATGAAAAGTCCTCTGACAAGTAACGGCATTTATTACAAACATGATGATGAAGACATGTTAAAAGGTTATGCTCTCATTATGGGACCGTCTGAAACTCCGTATGCCTACGGGAATTATCTATTTGAATTAGAGTATCCAGATGATTATCCACATACACCACCATTAGTAAAATATTGTACGAATGGAGATGGAATACGATTTAATCCGAACTTATATTCATCAGGTAAAGTATGTATTTCTTTATTGAATACCTGGGCGGGAGAACAGTGGACATCTTGTCAGACGATTTCTACAGTTCTGTTAACACTGTGTAGTTTATTAAATGATACACCTTTATTGAATGAACCAGGGGTAAAACAAACACATCATGATTATCATAATTATAATCGCATTATAGAATATAAAAATATTGATATCGCAATTATAAAAATGATTTCTAAAAAAGAAGGAATATATGATCCTATATTTGATTGTTTTTATTCAATAATGTTAGAGAATGTAACAAAAAACTATTTCAATATTCTTGATTATTTAGATGGGAAAATACAACAAAATAATCGGGTCATACCTGTTTCTACCTCATTATATCATATGAATGTAATGATAAATTACAAGGAGCTACATACAAACTTTATCCATTTTGGCAATACCCTGGGTATATGTAAACATATGAAGTCCGAAAAATCCGAAAAAGCTGAAAAGATTAAATAAGATTAAATAAAATTAAATAAATTGAAATAATATAAAACTATAGTATATAGTGTATATTATATCTAAATATGCATTTCTGTACTACGTGTCAAAATATGTATTATATCCGTATCGGTGATGATGCGGATAAGTTAATTTACTACTGTCGTCAGTGTGGACACGAAGATACCAACTTGTTATTTGAAAATACTTGCGTATCTAGTACCAAAAATAATGATAACAATCAAAAATATACTCATATTATTAATAAGTACACGAAGTTAGACCCAACCTTACCAAGAGTCGATAAAATCTTATGTCCATATGCTGATTGTAAAACAAATACACATGATGAAAAACGCGAAATTATCTATATTCGTTATGATGATGTAAATATTAAGTATGTTTATCTATGTTCTACATGTGATACTGTATGGAATACGGGGGAAAAGAGCTAATTTATTTGTATTTATTCCGTAAAAAAATGGAAATATTATATAAATATAACAAAATCGAGATAAACTATGTTATGTGATAATACCAAAATATAAAGAAATAACGGTTTTATTCTTTTTTTTAAATAAATTGATTTTGATATAAAACATAATATTATATTATAATAATAACAATAACAATGGAAAACGAGAACGATGATGATTATTTTGAAAACAGTAACTTGTCCGAAGAAGAGGAAAATGCTGAGATAGACGAAGATGAAACTAGTCTAGGTGTAGAGAATGTAGATGTAGATGTAGATGTAGATGTAGATGTAGATGTAGATGTAGATAACGTAGATATAATAGATGATTCAGATAGCATAATGAATAATATGAGTGATATCGACAACGAAGATAGTGAGGACGACGATGATGACTTTCAAGATTTAGAAGAAGATGATAATGTATATGAAAATACAAATTTAAATAAGAATAGTACAAAAAAAAATAATATTCAACAAATGAATGCTGTTGATGATATATCATATGATTCTGACAATGATATGAATGACGAAGATTATGAAGATGATGACGAGGAAACCGAGTATGATAACAAATATCTACAAAAGTTCAATGACGAAATCAACCGAAACTATATCCAAGAAGCCCATCCTGAATGTATTGCTCATAACGACGAAGAAATCACATCATTATGTAATGTCATTCGAGATAAAAATAACAATATTATAGACGATTTACATAAAACGATTCCGTTCTTAACAAAATACGAAAAAGCTAGAATCTTGGGACAGAGAGCAAAACAAATAGATACAGGAGCCAGTCCTTTCGTAAAAGTTCCTGAACATATTATTGAAGGATATTTAATTGCTCAATTAGAATTAGAACAAAAACGAATCCCTTTTATTATTCGACGTCCTATTCATGGTGGAGGCAGTGAATACTGGAAGCTTCAGGACTTAGAATTATTAACATAATCGTAATTCAAAGATAAATCCTGTATTATAAAAAAACGAAATGTATGAAATAATTCTTTTTAATTATTTCATTCATCATATTCATTAACAATGATTACATATTTTTTTATTGAAATAATAACTATGTAAATAGTTTAACACTTCCAACGGTTTCCACAATTAATACAACTGACAAACGTTGTCATTGGTTCATCCGCAGAACGAGTTTGCATTTGGTAATATGTACATTTCTTTAGTTTACATTTTCTACATGTGAATGTATCTGTCGCTGCTTCTATTTCTGTGTTATATTTCGCATTATCACGCTCGATTTTATTTTGTATCAAAACATCCCATTTTTCGGGTTTCATTTCTTGATGTGTCATAAAAGCTAATGCTTTGGTGGTTATCGATTTATTCTTGATATGATTGTATAATTCGGGATTTTTTAAATTAATAAATATTGTACGCAACCGGTCAACATATAATTGAACAAAATGTGGATTGTCCCACTTTTTTACTACCTTTCTTTGATACGCTTCTTTCAACGCATAATTATAGACACCTATTTCTAGATTCATTGATTGATTTGTATTTTTTAATAAGGCGTTTAATTCTGTTCGTATATTATCCCTAAATGTGGTAGGATTATCAACTTTTCGCATTATTATAAATCTAATATAATTATAATAATACAATGAAAAATATTTAAGTAATAATCAATTTTTATTCAATATCAGAGGTTGAACCTTATTCATTCTCGTCCTCATCATCGTCCTCGTCCAAAAACTCATCTTCACTCAGTTCGGAACCGATATTTTCTAATTGTATATCATCTTCTAGTATCAACGTATCATCTTCATCATCTTCATATGAACCTTCAGTATCCTTATCACTTATTAATTCGTCACTACTTTCACTATCTACTACAAATCCATCCTTCAAGTATCCTGCCTTGGTTTTATATTTTGCAGGAATATTTTCTAACTCATCTTCTTCCATTTCATCTTCCAATGCACTAGCAGTTAAATCCTCAAAGCCTCCAAATAAATCTTCGTATATTTTATTCCAATTCTCAATTGTAATATCTACTGGTGTCAAATTATTTTTTCCTTCTTTTTCAAATAAGACTATCGCACAATTTCCAAAAAACAACGTGGTATCAATAGGAGGCGGGAAATCATATTTATTTTCTGACATCGACTTTCCATCTACCTTAGCATAAACCTTTACAATATATTTTTGTTTCAGGAGTTTCACACCCCACTCTACTCGTTCTTCAAATCCATCTTCCTTTTTAAAACCACACTTTTTATACAGTTCTTCCTGTTTGTAATCTTTCACCTGTAAAGATTTTAAAGAACCTAACTTTTCTACAATTATAATCTTGAGTTGATTTGACATATTGATTATAGATTAATGAATAGGTTTAAATAGTTTCACAGTATATTTAATAACAATGAAGAAAACCTCTATAGAACAACCATTATCTGAATTATTTAATCAAACTACAATATATTTACAGGATTTCCCTATTAGAAACATAAATAAAAATCTATTAGAAACACTTGAGGTTCATTATAAAAAAACCATAAAAAATCGGTTTTTATATTCGGATGACGGTATTTATTACTATGATAGTGACCAAATTTTTAAACTCACCCCTTGTGATAAAGAGCCTTTTATTTATAATAAAGATAATTACAACGCCATAGTTGATAGTAGTTTTTATGAAAAAAAAGAAGTATATTCACAAATACCATCCGACCACGATTGGGTGGATTCTGTATCATTTTGTTATTGTATAGGAGAAAAGTCGCAGGTTTATTTTGTCATTGAAGGAACTTATAAACGTGACAAAATCACGTTAAATACAACCACACAAATGATTCACAGTAAATATCATAATTTTGTTCCTTTAGAATGTTATTTTTCCACAAAGGACCCACAAATTATGGATAATATTTTACTGAAAAAAGAACTTAATATGTTCATATCGTTAATATACTAATATACAAAATATATATATACTCAATGATATTATGGTCCATAAAAGTTGTAATTACATCTATTATTTTTATATATGTAGTTCACTATTTATTTTTCTTTTTTAAAACAACACTTACGGTTCCTAAGATAAAAGATTTAGTCAATGTTCCTGTTGAAAAATACGACAACATGTATAAAATTATAAATGGTGGTCAGAATAGGAATGAACTAAATAATATGAATAATATAAATAATATGAATAATATCAGTAATAATCAGGGTTGTGATGATAGTAATGATAACGGAACGACTAATATAAATAATTTAATTCCTAGTTTAGAACCTGGAATTATTAACAAAGAAAATACATACACCACTAATATGAAACCTAATAACGAACATATGAAAAATGAACTGAAAAGCTATTTAAAACATATGAGCAATCATACGAACGCCTCTGAATCTGATATCATTCCCGAAACAAATACAATTACATCTAATAGTAATATACATAATAATGAACTTCAATATTCGTCATTTTGACCATAATGATATTCATAATGATATTAAAGAGTAATCTATATGATATAATACAATATATATTGTTACTAATATGAGACTAAATAATGTTGAACGAGAAGAATTATTATCTGTATTTCCCAAAGTAGAACTTTCTTATGAAGCAATTGTCCATAAGAAGGTTTATAATTCCCAGTTTGTTTCAATTATTCCAAAAGGGGTTAGACATTTTTTATGGTTTACTACACATCATTCTCAAAACGTATGTTTTTTTATGGAACTGAACGACCACAATAAGATCGTGCGAATCAAAAGTCATTATTATGTCTGTTTTGATTCCGAATTATCCTACGGAACAATCATATACGGCACATTATTTGTACATAATTATACAACATATTTCTCCACACAAGACGTATTATATTATAAGGGAACCGACCTACGAAGAAACAATGTAAGCATGGTTGAACGCTATTCTATTTTAGAGAACATGTTTCATTATCATATCAAACAGGTTTCTTATTTTAAAAACAATGTAGTAGTTGGAATGTCAATAATACATACTGATTTTCAAACTTTGATACAAAGTGTGAAAACGATACCTTATCCAGTTGAATATATACAATTCAGATATACCACCCGACGCCCAGACAATAACATTGTTAATATGAAATATAATGGGTCAATACAACATTACCAAAATGATTCTCATAACAACAATAATCAGCATTCAACAACAATGAATGAACAATTAAAGAAAGAAATGGTATTCAGAATCACCCCTGATATTCAAAATGATATTTACCATTTACATTATTACGATCCGACCTCGACCAATAAAGATAATTTCTATGCCGTTGCATGTATTCCTGATTACAAAACAAGCGTTTTAATGAATCGCCTTTTTAGAAATATAAAAGAAAATCAATGTTTGGATGCTTTAGAAGAAAGTGATGATGAAGAAGAGTTCGAGGATGATCGTCAAGACAAGTTTGTATTTTTAGAAAAATCATACAAGATGAGTTGCGTTTATCATTTTAAGCACAAAAAATGGACGCCAACAAAAGTCGCACCACGAGACGCATATATTGTTACAAAAAAAGAGTTGCCTGTATTACCATCATCATTATAATTATTATTCAGTTTTGGCTTCATGCGTTTAATGAGTCGACCCATATTTATAAATATTCAGATAATAAATAATATTACGTAATTATATATTAATTAAGTAATATGAGTTTTTCATCACAACCAGGTTCAGCTAATTATGAAGAAATTGCTGCCAACATTCCCATCAATAATGCTTATGTAAATAGTGACAATAGTCACGACCCTAGTATGTTCGGAAGTAAAGATACCAGTAGTCAGTTTGGATGCCATGGCATTTCTAGTAATATTGATGCTGCTGCTGCCTCGAAAATTATGATGGGTGGCATGAAAAAAAAAATGAAAAAAATCTCTAGTAAATATAGAATGGGAAAAACAAAAACTCCTAAGCAGTTGAAACGAAAACTGTCCAACGCCAAGAGAAAACTCATCTCTTTATTGTCCAAGAAAAACCGTAAGAATCATAGGAGCGCAAAAAAGAAAACCAGTGACAAGAAAAAACATAATAAAACATATAAGAAACGCACTCGTCGTAATAAACAACGTGGCGGATATCATCAATATATGAGCAATGTTCCTTATACTCCTTCTTATTCTACTGGTGGTGAATTAGCACCTTCCAGTTCCGCTTTAGCCAATCCTGTTCCTTTCCAAGTAACAAATAATTGTCTATTAAATTAACTCGAACTATTTTCTATGATTTAGAATCTTTTTTAGGTAATTTAATAAGACATTTCTCCATCAATATATCGTCTGGAGAATATAATTCAGAAATATCTTCCAATACTTTTGACTTCATAGGAGTCACACGCGATTTACATTGACCCGAGCTTGTTCGTTTTGTGTTAGTATTGTTATGAGTATGAGAAGCGGTTATTTTGGATGTTATTTTTGTTTTTGTTTTTGTAAAGGATATATGGTTCCAAAATCGAATGTCAGGGTCATAGTTCTCACTCGTACAATGAATTATTTTATAATTATGTTTTTTATAAAATGACTTACGTTTCGCCCATTGATTACGAAAAGGTTGATGTTCATCTATAATATCTACTACAACGGGTTTACTATGTTTTTCACGCAAGATACGTCCAACTGCCTGCTCTATGTCTGTTTTAGGTGTAGCCATTATCAGAGTTGTCAGTGTTTTTATATCCAACGCTTCAGCTGCCATGCTATATGTAGCAATAATCACTTTTTGGTGCTCACTCTCTTTCAATGCTTTTTCTTTCATTCCACCGACATAATATCCCACCGTAGCAATCTCACGATTTTTAATTGCATCGTGTAGATATGTAAGAACATTCTTATTGTGTGCCAATATCATAATTTGTTGTTCAGGATTTTCATTCAACATATCTGTCAATACACGCAGAATAAACTCTGAACGACGATTATAACTACATAATTTCGATATCATGGTGCTATACTGAACATTTCCGCGAAAATCATGTTTCACTTCTTTGAAGTCTTCATCTTTAGACAAATATTCGATGCCTCGTACTTGAACATCATGTTCTTCGTCGCGTGTTCCTTTATAAACAACGTCACCTAAAAACATTTTGAATACTTTTGTGGTCCCGTCTTTACGATTCATCGTGGCGGACAAGCCTAGCATATATTTGGTCACAATTTTGAATAACGCACAGGAAAAAACTTCGCTTGAAATATGATGAACCTCGTCTATGATGACAAATCCAAAACTTCGAAAGGTAGACTCTGGATATTCTTTCATAGAAAGAGATTGAAGCATACCCAATACTATATCCTTGTTTTCAATATCAATAACTTTTCCCTGTATTTTACCGACTCGCGCATCTGGTAAAAATTGTTCTATACGTTCAATCCATTGATTCATCAAAAACTCCTTGTGGACAATGACAAGAGTTTTCTTTTTCAATAAAGAACAAATATGTAATCCCAGTGCTGTTTTACCAAAGCCACATGGTAACTCCAGTAATCCTGAGCCACCATATGAACTATTATGAGTATTCGATGGATTCACTGTATTCATATATTGTTCTACAACAGGTTTTTGACTATCGCGCAGGTCACCCTTAAAACTAAGCGAAACATCATCTCCTTCATATATGCGACTTTCTTTAGCAGGACCAAAATGTTCTATTCCATAATACCGAGGTACGTACAACTTGCTCGATGATTCGCGATATACAGGAAACCCTGGAGTTTGAGTGTTTCCATACTGATTCATACCAGGTGTATGTGGTTTTGCCAATAAATCCTTCTTTAGTTTCTCTATTTCATGGTTTTCTAATTCTTTTTTCATAATTGTATAACCTTTTTGTCCTAAATATGTATTCATCATGTTGGGTATACGAGTATAAATAGGTATAACTATAATATACTCTACATTGTACCATTGACTTTATGTATATTTCAAAACATTCTTTAGTAAATACTGAATTATTTAGTGACCTCTGTCTGCCATTTTTATCCAGTATATATTTATATCAACTTCACAATAATAAAAATCTTATATTATGATATACATGAATCCTTTTTCAGAACTAACAAAAAAAGAAAGTACTTCTCAGTTGGTGCTTACAATCGTATTCCTTATTTACTTAATCATGGGATACAAAATGCCTGACATGATTGCCGAAATGATAGATAATGTGTATGGCAAAATAATTGTAGCCTTAATTGCTATTCTAGTATTTTCTTACTCCAATCCTATCGTAGGTGTTCTGGGATGTATTGTAGCCTTTGAGTTGATTCGTCGTAGTTCTATTTCTACTGGTTCTGATGCTCTACAAAAATATGTACCTAGTGAAAAAGATAAAAAGAATAATTTAACAGCAATGAACCAATTCCCTTACACTCTTGAACAAGAAGTTGTCTCGAAAATGGCTCCACCTAAGGTGAGTCCCGGAGGATCCCAAGGTTCATTTTCCCCCGTTCTAGATGATTTATATGATGCTGCTCCTATTGATTATAAAGGAGTTGTGTAAAGTATTTCTCGTTTTTTATAAAGTATCAATGTTAACTTATAAAAAATATAAACTATAATCTATATCATATAAACTAGATTCCTAACTTATTAAGAGGAGTGAGAGACAACCATTTATTTTTCTCCTGGACCACCCTTATTTTTAGCAAAATTAGTATATAACACATAAATCAAAACAATCCCTACAATGCCTCCTAATATTCCCAAAAAAATCGGATTCTCAAATAATCTTCCTAAATCTTGATCAATGTTTTTAGAAACTCCTACACCTACCTCTTGTTCAGATGAACCCACTGGCTGACAATCAATATAAATATTGTCTCCACTTGTTGGTGGTCCTACTACTATTCCGTTTTCATTCTTGAATATTGAAATAGTACTAGGTACATTCATCTTACTTGTCGCCGTAGGAATGATTTGTTTTAGTTTTGCCAAATATCCTGTTGATATTGCAATAGCACTTGTATTTGCCCCACATAAATAATTCACATTACTTCCACTGGATGAGTTCATTGAAAACATATAGATTGAACCAGTAGGTATCAACTTATTTAATGTGAATAATGGTATACCCGCACTGGTACTCATACCAGACGAATTTGCGGTTGAAGAAGCAGAATCTATGATGCTAGATAATATATCCCCACCCGCTGTATTTGAACCAGTTGTTGAAACCGGAATGATTAGGACCATTGGCGTTCCACTAGTAATTGGTTCAAATGTAATTTGTATAGCCGCTACAGGAGTGATTGTATTATATTGAATAGGACAAGGATATAGAACCTGAACTTTTTGAGTTTTTACATCATTACCAGCATATTTGGTATAGTCTGTTTCTGTTGTGCGCTTTATGTTTAATGCGGAACCCATATTTTCTATAGTCGGGACTTGCTCGGAAAAATCTACTTGTAAATCACATTTATCAACACATTTATTATAAGTTGCAGTAGAAATTATATTTGGGGTTATTGTATTTGATGAGCTCATTAATATAATTAAACAAATAAATATCTTCCTTTATTTATATATAATAATTATGAAATTAAGCAGAGGAAAAATATATAAATTTCGTAAACAAACACATCAATCTAAGAAAAAGGGACGTCACCATCCTAAAAGAAAACATGTAGGAAAAATGAAAAAAACAGCGCGAAAACATAAAGTACATAATTTACATAATGCCACCTTGAAGAAATACAAATATAAAGGTGGTGCTGCGAATACTAGCACAGACAAAGATATAATCGGTTTAGTTCAAAAAATACAATTATCCATCACTAATGCTACTAAAGGGACGTTCGGAACTGATATAAAACTTTTAAAAACAGAATTATCAAACCTACTAGATACAACTGGTCAACAGGGTACTCCTTTTTTAGATAATTTTCAAGAACAAATACGTAAGGTTTTCAGTAATCTCAGTAATAAAACACCTTCCAAAATAATTGGAAATAGTAGAACAGTTGTTAATGATGGAATGAATACACTTATGAATGCTTATGCTAAAAAAGTGTCAAATCAAACCGAGGTTACAGCCACCCTATCTGCTTTTAAAGAAGTTATTAATAAATATATAGAGTATGCTACCAAACAACTAGATGGTTTTAATGATACTGTTAATTCCGGCACACCAGTAAATGATGCTACAAAACAAAATGTCACAATGAATATAGAACAAGCTAACAAATATTTGAATCAAATTACACCTATTAATAATAAACTTATGACAAACCCTAAGTTCAAACCGAACGCTACAACATATGCTGACGATATAGCAACGATGAAAACAAATATAGACAAGGTCACAAAGATGCTTGAGGCGAAATCAAAGGCAGTCAAAGATGTCGCCGATGCGAAAACAAAGGCAGACCAAGATGCGGCCGATGCGAAAACAAAAGCTGACAAAGATACTGCCGATGCGAAAACAAAGGCAGACAAAGATGCAGCCGATGCGAAAACAAAAGCTGACAAAGATGCAGCCGATAAAATAAAAAAAGATACAATCACAACATTAAATAATTCCGTAACTGCTATACAAAAGGAAGTTACCAATGCACAGAGTGCCAGAATGAAACCTCATGGAGCACATATGGATGCTTTTAAAGCAATTGTTCCTTCATTATTGGGTAATTTCAATACTAATTTATCAAGCATATATAAAATAGCTGATGTAGATGAAAAGATCATAACAGAGACACAACAAAAAATAAACACATCTATGACTACATTATTAAAAGGTATTGTTGGTGATGGAAAAGAACATAAACAAGAGACAATTTCCACTTATATTACATTGATTGGTAAATATATCACTGATGCTGAAAAAAATAAAGATAATACGAAAATGGTGAAATATTTAACTGAACAAGCCGGTAAATATATTAAGGAGTTTCCTGAAGGAGTATTAGACGCATTAAAAAATGGTTCTGACAAAGGCAAACAAAATGATGCGATCACTTCCGAGAAAACATTGAATGAATATCGTAATAAACTAGGTACTTTTAATCAACAACTATTGACATCGGGTAAAAATGCAACAACAAGTGATGCGAGTGCTGTTCCTAATGCGAATGCTGTTCCTAATGCGAATGCTGTTCCTAATGCGAATGCTGTTCCTAATGCGAATGCTGTTCCTAATGCGAATGCTGTTCCTAATGCGAATGCTGTTCCTAATGCGAATGTGAATACTGTTCCTGTTCCGAGTGCTGTTCCACAAGGTGCGTTCAATAATACACCATCACCCTCTACACAAACTAGTATCGACCCTGGTAATAATAATGATAACACTACTAAACCTACAGATGATAACACTACTAAACCTACAGATGATAACACTACTAAAACTACAGATGATAACACTACTAAAACTACAGATGATAAAACTACTAAAACTACAGATGATAAAACTACTAAACCTGAATCCAAAGAAAAACAATGTACTCCCCAAGATTTGAATGAAAAGGACCGCATGATTTATGATACGGGATTACGCAGCTTAACCCAAATAGCCAAAGCTCTTGAAATAGCTAATAAGACAGGTGGACGCAAAACAAAACACAATAGACGTCATAAATCTAAACATAATAGTAGAAAACGTAACATAAAATAACATAAAAATGAAAACTCATAACACTTATGAAAATCATAAAAGATTATACAATAATTTATTTTTATTGTATAATATCCTGATAAATATCAAAAAAAAAATCAAAAGATACAGAATTGTTATAAGTAAGGAAGATATTTTATCGTATCATTATCATACATGGTTACCTTATATGCTTTGTTGTAACCTTGAACATAGACAGAATCGCCATTATATATCTCATCACACCCATATTCATTGGTACAACTTTTACCATTTCGGACCACAGGTAACTTCACACTATTATTTTGGTCACTCATCGTGTAATATTGATATTTATTACGATTTACAAAAAGTGGTCGTCCCATCAAGGGTAATATTTTTCCGTCACCACCGGACAAAGGTGTGAGTAATCCAAGCTGTCTATAACTTGTGTCTACCGCACCCACATTGGTAGACACATTAATAGGCATGCTTCCTGGCGGAATACGTGATACTTCTGGAACGAAATATCGATCATCTTTTAATGGAGCAGCGTAAGGGTTCATCAGAACGTCTCCAGGAACATTAGTATATCCATAATTTGGACGTGTGAAAAAGTTGTACCAAGGAGTGTTTTCTCTCTGATTCGATTCTTCAATGTTGATTTGTTGATGGAAACTTCCTGAATCACTATTTCCTTTACGTTTACTAGGGACCCGAAGGCTCATGTTATAGAATAAATACGCGGCAATACAAACGACCAGGAAAATGATAAATAGAGTCATATTTTCTACACAAATCACTCCAGGAGGACATTTTTTCTTTGGAAAGTTTGGCATTTACGAGTAAATAGGCTTTATATATATATACTATGAGTATAAATATATCAAAAAAATATATGAATATATTTTCATATTACGAACGTATTATTACATGTTGTTACCAATACCAATATATCACAAATACTTATTCCTTGTTTTATTGGTCATCACCGCCAGCACCGAATTGTTGAGCGAAAGAAGACAAGTTTCCTAAACTCTTCATATCAAACCCTTGTAACATAGACTTGGCTTGGTCTAACAAGGGGGTCATGTTTTTCATTGCGTCAGCCAACTCTAATTGTTGTCCCATTAACTTTTGTGTATCCTGTGTCAAGTTTTTGATACCATCACTTCCTAAAATATTATTCAAATCATTGTAAGCATCTTCTACTGTGGCAGCATAATCGATTCTATTTCTGTTCTTTTTGTATCCAGTAAACTCTTCTGGTTTCTTTCCCTCTTTGCCTGTAGGCTCTACATTGTCTCCCTTATCATCTGTCTCCTTTGAATCCTTCGACTCTTCTAGTTTTTTAGCTACCATATCGTCAACCTTGGCTTCTTTTTTTAATTTCATCGATTGTTTTACTAACTCGTCGACTTCTTTATCATTTTCTTCTGTGGGTTTCTTGTTTTCAAGTCCTTCTTTCACGCGACGACCTACTAAAAGCATGCTAGTAAGAATCAATGGAACTGCTAAAACAATTATCATATTCTTTGTGTATTGATGTACAATGTAACCAATTAGAATGAATACGGTAATTGCGCGAAAATCACTCATCATCAAATACCCTAAAAGATTGGTAAATGCCAAGAAAAAAACGAAATATAATACATATTGATTCTCTACAACTTTTTTTATAGTCTTTCCAACTTTTCCACTGCTCATTTTTGTTATGCTACTAGGCAGTTTAAAGCTCGCCATTATTATATATAAAGCATATAAAAATATTAATTGTGGAATATAAAATACCTATTGAAACCCTAAATAAAATTGAAAATATATATATAGATATCAAATATCTATATTATTATCAACATACTGGAACTATCAACCATATGACACCACAACCAGAATGGATTCTACTCCTCAATTTGTTCATCAACCTCTAACCACAATTGTATTATGCGAACTTCATAATAAACATTTACATGGTTTTATAGAGGGTGTTAGCTCGCCAGATATTAAAGAACATTATTTATGTCATTATGTATTTCGTAAAGAATATATCAATCATAATTATGACCAGCATCATTATGACAACGCTATCCAAGATGAGTTAGAGAGTGAGAGTGAGAGTGAGAGTGAGAGTGAGAGTGAGAGTGATAGTGATGATGAGAATGAGAATGAGAATGATAATTTGACCATTCATTCTTCCCAGGAGGTCCTAAAGATATTCAATACATTTACAAAAAAACAACAAAAAAATTATATAAAAGATGTTTACTTCAATGGTTGTAGGGACAGACCACCTATACTGACCCATGATTTTATTAGAAACTATAAATATATTATTTCTAATAAAACATATTTCAAACCCGAAATTGCTACTGTGATTTCTTTGCCTAAAGGTTGTGAGAGTGTCGCTATTTTAAAAACCTTTTGGATACGATGTATACAACGATGTTGGAAAAAACTAGTGGCACAACGCAAGCAAATACTCACGATGCGAAAACATATTAACAATATACATATACGAACTACTACTGGCAAATGGCCAGAACAATACAGACACTGGCCGGAAGTAAAAGGAATGTTCTGGTAATTCCAGAATGAATTAAAAGTAGAAATTGTTTATTCTCTTTTATTCTTTTTACCTTTACGAAGTTTCTTCTTAGTAGAAGATGAACGTGATGATGATCGTGAAGATGAACTCCTTAGTGATGTAAGTCTTTTCTTCAAAAACTCTTTATTTCTTTCACGATATTCAGCACCGAAACCTCCATATTGTTTCTTGTATTTGCGTGTTATTTTTTTTCCTCTACCTTTGCCTCTACCTTTACTACTTTTACGCGATTTGTGATGTTTGCGTCCACCTCTAGTTGAATTATTAGGATGAAACTTATCGATTAAAATAGATGCTTCATTTATTTTCGCAGTATATTCCTGTAATTTTTGGGTTGTTTTATTCATCTTCTCATTAACCTGATCCTGTTCATTTACTAAATTATCTATTATAGTTGTTTTATCAACATTTACTTGGACTAATTCTTCTATTTGACGTTGTAACTCTGGTATTTTACTATCCTCCCTATTCATTTGTAGGGCCTCCTTAGCATTGTTGAGTTCATCGTTAGTTTTTTTGTGCTGTTCGTTCGCGGTTTGTATCCTTTGATTAAGTTCAATTGATTGAGTTTTATATTTTTCTGATTCACTCTTTAACGCATCTATATAATCGGTATTATTCTGAAGTTTTGTTTTAATCTTTTCATTCAATCCATCTAATTGTGTACTAACAGAATCAAATGATAATTCGCCTCCTGCAGCCATATTATTAATATATATATATATACTTAACATTTTATCTTTTTATTTTTCATTCTGATATTAGTTCATCTACACCTCCTTTTATCCCTTCTATTTCTTTCAATACAATATCTTGTTCCCTTCTTGCATCAGCCAGGTCTTTATCTGTCAACTTATTTTTGTCAATAATATCATCAATATGTTTGCTTAATATATTCATTTGGTCCATTTGTTTTTTTCTTTGTCCCATAATATATTGCTGGTATTTCAAGTAATCGTTTCTTACTCCCGTCAAATATTTATTTTTCCCATTGGCGTCCTGTAATGTTCTACGTTTATTCATTAGTAATTCCCTCTTAGCACATATTTGTTTTTCAATCTGGTCAATATACTTGTCTCTTGTTCCGATGTCTAGTTCATACATATTCAATTCTCTCATATTAATTCGTCTAATGTATAATTTATATCAATATTTTATTCAACAAAAATATACCATAAACTTGTTTTATTAGAACAATGGTAAATGCCACGTCATTATGATCTGTATGATACATGATCGTTCAATGTATGCTGTAAATAATATTTTTCAATCAATATAAAATCTTCTCTATATCTATAATTAAGAAATAGTCGGATGGAACAAATTATCAACGAACCTCTACTAAATCCTAACGATAACCGCTTTGTAATGTTTCCCATCAAAGATAAAGAAGTCTGGGATATGTATAAAAAACAGGTGGATTGTTTTTGGCGAGCCGAAGAAATAGATTTGTCGAAGGACACTGCGGACTGGCAAACACTAGCACCAGAAGAAAAGCAGTTTATATCACAAATATTGGCGTTTTTTGCAGCCAGTGATGGTATTGTATTGGAGAACTTAGCTACACGATTCATGAGCGATGTTCAATTAGCAGAGGCGCGTGCGTTTTATGGTTTTCAAATAGCGATGGAAAATATCCACTCGGAAACATATAGTTTGTTGATCGATAGTTATATCAAAGAACCCGAAGAAAAAAACAAATTATTCAAGGCCTTAGAGAACTTTCCCTGTATTAAAAAAAAGGGCGATTGGGCACAAAAATGGATCCATGACAATCGTTCTAATTTTGCGACAAGATTATTGGGATTTGCGTGTGTAGAAGGTATCTTTTTTTCTGGAGCATTTTGTAGCATTTATTGGTTGAAAAAACGCGGTCTTCTTCCTGGACTTACCTTTTCAAATGAACTCATTTCAAGAGACGAGGCGCTTCATACCGAGTTCGCAGTATTACTTTATAACAAATTGTTGAAGAAACTACCCAAGTCCAAAGTACATGCTATTATACAGGAAGCAGTAACCATTGAAACCGAGTTTATTTGCGAGGCATTGCCTTGTAGATTGATTGGAATGAACTCCACATTAATGACCCAATACATTCAATTTGTGGCCGACCGTTTATGTTTGCAATTGGGAACAGACAAGATATTTAATGTCACCAACCCATTTGATTTTATGGAGTTGATTTCATTAGAAAGTAAAACCAACTTTTTTGAAAAACGAGTTGATAGTTACGCATTAGCAGAAAAAACAAGGGACGATAACATCTTTAATTTTGAATCAGACTTCTAAGAAAGAGGAGGGGGTATTATTTTTCTTTTAGGAGTTTATTGACACTATTTCAATAACATTATCGCAAGAATGATGCGAGTTTGATTGTTATATGTATCTATCTATTATGCGATAACAAATTATATATTATTTTAGTTTGATAATATATAATATATATATATAGATGTCGGTGATTGCTTCATTAGAATTAACCTTTTCTGGTGTTACTAATATCACATTGCCCATTACAGGTGTAGGACTAGTAGTAAGTGTTGACTGGGGTGACGGAACCACAAATACATCCCTTTCTCATAACTACACATCATCCTTTACTGGAACGGTCTCAATCACAGTAACTGCTGGAACAGTAACTCGGTTTGGTACCGGTGGTTCTAGTATTTGGAATGGCGCAAATAGGCTTACAACGGTCGCCACGAATAATGATACTATTTCATTAAATTGGGGATTACTAGGCATATCAAGCTTATCGGGAGCATTTTTTGGAGCAAGTATTTTAACAAGTGTTCCCACTTATATACCAAATACGGTTGAGGATATGTCTCATATGTTTCGCGATGCAATAATTTTCAATGATAATAATATTAATGGATGGAATACACAGAATATTACAGATATGAATTATATGTTTTCTAGTGCTAGCTTATTTAACCAAAATATTGGGGCTTGGAATACCTCCAGTGTGACAAATATGAATAGAATGTTTCAAAGCTGTGCTTTTTTCAATCAAGATATTGGGAGTTGGAATACTTCTAAGGTTACGGACATGCAAAGAATGTTTACGTCATGTAGTAATTTCAATCAAGATATTGGGAGTTGGAATACTTCTGAGGTGACGGACATGAGTGTTATGTTTGCGGGATGTGCTGTTTTCAATCAAGATATTGGGAGTTGGAATACTTCTAAGGTGACGAACATGAATGCTATGTTTCAAAGTTGTAATGCATTCAATGGAAATATTAGTAGCTGGAATACTTCTGAGGTGACGAACATGAATATGATGTTTTTAGAATGTTATGTTTTCAATCAAGATATTGGGAGTTGGGATACTTCTAAGGTGACGAACATGGGTGTGATGTTTACTTTCTGTCGTACTTTCAATCAAGATATTGGGAGTTGGGATACTTCTCAGAACACGAACATGTTTGCGATGTTTTATTCGTGTGAAAGTTTCAATCAAGATATTGGGAGTTGGGATACTTCTAAGGTCATGAGTATGGGTATAACGTTTAGATTTTGTCGTACTTTCAATCAAGATATTGGGAGTTGGAATACTTCTAAGGTGACGAACATGGGTTCTATGTTCAGTGACTGTAGTGCTTTCAATCAAGATATTGGGAGTTGGGATACTTCTAAGGTGACGAACATGGGTTATATGTTCAGTGACTGTAGTGCTTTCAATCAACCGAGTATAGGTAATTTTAAACTGGATGCTATTACAACTATTCAAAATATGATATTAGATACTGGTTTCAACTATAACACATATAGTCAGTTTTTAATAAATTTATCTAACAATAGTACATTGACACAAACAGGATTAGACCTAGCAATAACAGGACAAATACGAATTGATAATACTGAAACTAATAATGCTTATCAAAAATTAACCTCTACATCTACATTGAACATGAACATCATAGATGGAGGTGCCTACCCATTATCCATTATTGACCAATATGTTATTAACCCTATCCCTATTAACAACTATGAAATCGATAGTATTAACAACGGAAAAACCCAAGAGATATTAGTTACAAATAATATTGTCATGGATAATGGAGGATTGTTGGAGCCATACACACCAAACGAAAATTATAGTCGATTTTTCGAGATACCTGTAAATGGAAAAACATTCACTTTATCTGGACATATTGATATGGAAGCTGGTGTTGATTTTCTAATAATATATAGTGTTGACCCTAATACTTCCGTTGAAACCCTGCTATATAATTCTGGAAGTATAGGAAATCAGATTATAAATGTATCTTCTACAACACGAAAAATCAAAGTTGTGGTTACATCTAATGGCAACAATCAGGGAAGTGGTTTTTATTTATCTATGGATGTAACGCAAGGGATTACATCAAGTGAATTAAAGGCCGCAGGATACACCGCAACTCAACTGAAAGATGCGGGATACACTGCAACACAACTGAAAGATGGTGGATATGATTGCGATGAGATTATACTTGCCGGCTATTCCAAAATGGAACTGATTAATAGTGGATGTTTGGAAGAAGAAATTATACTAGAACAAAAACAACGAGTATATAGGGGCAGGGGCGGGGGCGGAGGAAGTTTCTGGATGGGCACTGATGGATTTTTATATAAAGCCAAAGGTCCTGGTGGAGCTCGTCGAAGCACAAAGTTTGGTCCTGGTGGAAATGTAACATGTAATGTTCCAACCACATTATATAATAAATATACATCAGGTGGTTCAGGTGTAGGAGGACAAAGTAGGTTTGCTCGAAGAGCATTGAATAAAAAAGCCTCTTTTTGTAGTTTTGACCCCGCATGTCCCAAACCAAAGAATGTTCAAAACGGATTTTTCTTTTAGTCCGTTTTATTTTTAGATAGCAAAGGAGAAATGACCGATGATTTTTATTTTATTTTTTTAGGATAATATTGTCTTCAACTACTCTCTCTTCAATTCTTAATACTATTAAGAATTGAATTATAATATATGTATATTATTTTTACCACCTTTTTGGTGTGGATATGGATATGGTATGGTAAAATGGAAGAAGATGTTTCGATTCAACTATATTCAACGAACTTCCATAATAATTGGACAATGGTCGCTCATGCGATTCATAGTTGTATTCATTGTATTCAATCCAGTGGTACATGGTTGATTATCTACATATACATTTTGGATTTTATTATTCATTGTTGAAGTAACGAAAAAATGGTCTATTTGAGACAACTCTCCATTGTCTATTGTTTGTGAATTATTTTTATCATACCAATGACTATACCTATAATTAATTGCGTCCATATTTTTACCGACAAACACATTGATAAAAGATTTTTTTGTGAGTTCTTCTAGTTCTTTGCTATCTGATTCACAATTAAAATCACCAGTAATAATAACATTTTTATTCATTATTTGTTGTAGTAAAAAATGTAATTGTTGTTCACGTTTTACTATATTAATACCTGAAAAATCACTTCGTAAATGGCAATTATAAATGGTGACTGGCTGCAATAAAAAAGTATCGAAATAAGTCATCTCTACCATTTTTGGATTGATTGTTTTATGTTCCATTACACGCACATGATTTTTCACTAGAAAAACGTTGAATTGTGGTTTATCTTCTACATCTATGTGATTCATAAGGAGCACATAATCATGCAATAATTGTTCTAATTGTTTGATAGCTTGGATGGAAGAGATTTCTTGTAAACACAAAATGTCAGGGTTGATTTGCTTGATATAAGATGCGATATTCTGATAGTGTGTATCTGTATTATGATTTGCTTTATCTACACCAAAGAATTCTAGGTTCCATGAACATATACGCATTGAATTATAATATTTATGTAAATAATGAACAATTATCAGAAAACATGTTACAAAAGATAATAATGTTACCCTTTTGAATATAGTGTTATCATCATTCATATTACGAAATTGTTATATATTCATTAGAAAATAAAAAAGAGACAAAGAATGACAAAGAATGACAAAGAAGGACAAAAACTGAAAAATAGGTATAAAAAAAACTAATATATACATTCATAAGAATAATAAATATGATAAGCTGTCATCTAAATGGTGGTCTAGGGAATCAACTATTTCAAATATTCGCGACAATCTCTTATGCTACACAACATGGCGAACTGTTTGTTTTTTTAAAAAAAGATTTTTATGGAAATCGCAATGGATACTGGGATTCTTTTTTTAAACCATTACAACTATTTACTACTGAAGGTCTTCCTGATAAAATGTCGTTCCGTCGTGAACAACATTACCACTATAATGAAATACCACCCCAAAAATATCAAAAGCAAGATATTTATTTACATGGTTACTATCAGAGTTATCGTTATTTTGAAAAGAATTATGAAATGATATGTCGTCTCATCCGTTTAGAACAACAAAAAAAAAACCTCGTTAAACGGTATCCTAATTACATTTCTTATCGAAATATGACCTCTTTACATTTTCGATTAGGTGATTATTTATCTCTAAGCGAGTGTCATCCAGTTCTTTCGGTTGAATATTACGACAAAAGTATTCAAAAAATGATGGATTTAACTGAAAATCATAAACTACATTTCCTTTATTTTTGTCAAAAAGAAGACAACACCAGTGTTCAAGCAACAGTCAAATTACTACAAAATAAATATCCAACCTGCGTTTTTGAAAAAGCGTCCGACGACGCTTCCGATTGGGAACAAATGTTGATGATGAGTTGTTGTCGGCATCATATTATTGCGAATAGTAGTTTTAGTTGGTGGGGCGCATACTTCAATACAAGCGTGGATAAAATTGTGTGTTATCCCGAACGATGGTTTGGACCTAAGTTGTTGAGTCAAAGTACCAGGGACCTATGTCCTAATACTTGGCATAATATTGTGGAGTAATAATATTTTTGGATATGAATGATTTAGATAGTTTGTGATATGATAACATATATCATATATGAATACAATGGAGAGCAATATTGAGAAAATAGATGCCGACTATGTTTTACTTATTATGAACTGTGAAAAATATAGAGAAAAGGCATTAGGACAAAAAAAAACATGGATACCAGAGATTCCATCCAATATTGTGTATTATCATGTTCTGGGTAATCCGTCATTAGATACTCCATTTGCTTTCGATGAAAAGGAGAAAATATTATGGGTAAAAACAATGGACGACTACATTTCTCTACCCAAAAAGGTTGTCGCATCTTACGCAGCCATTCAAGAACGATATACATTTCAATATATTTTTAAAACGGATGACGACCAAATATTATCAAATTCACGTTTTTTTGGAACCATTTCAGGCTTACTTGAATCAAAAAAACCTAAGGTTCATTATGGAGGACAGCACATTAAAGTAGAGATTCCTTATCTCTCACAATACTACAAGTTACATCCTGAATTACCACAGGATATGATTGTTCAATCAACTGATTATTGTACGGGTCGTTTTTATTTGCTTTCGCATGAAGCAGTAGCTAATTTGATTACAAAACGTGAATCGGTTGAAAAAGAATATTTGGAAGACTATGCAATTGGACTTAATTTACATCCGTTTTTCAAGAAAAATATGTTACCAATAAAAAGTGATAAAATATTTACAGACTATGATAGTAAATAAGGTTTCTCTAAATCCAACATCACCCTCTTATAATTCGTACATTTTTTTTCTATGTTGCTATAATCTTCGCGTTGTACTACTGTCAATGGAATAATTAAAAACCAGTTATCCCTTTCTTGAAGTTGAAACCAATACTTGTCAATCGAGTATATTTGATGAAGATGGGGTTCTTTTATTAATTTTTCTATTCCACATTTAATATTATCTATCAATGTTTGATAATATGATTTACGAACGATATACCCAGTGGTTGTTTGACATTTTACAACCTGTACAGCATACTTATTTACTGGTCTTGGAGGGGCTGCAACATTTCCTGCTAACAATATAACATCCCACTCTACTTTCGATTGTAGAAATCCATTCAATTGCTCAATAAACACTTCAGGTTGTTGAAACTCAATATCGTCTTCGCAAATCACAACATGTTCCCATTCATTCTCCTGTGCTTTCTTTAAACAACGTAGATGACTCATACTACAACCTACAGCGCCTTGGGCCATTTTAACGGCTGAAAAACGGGAAACAACATTATCTAAGTTGATACATGCTAATTGTTGCTCAACATGATGTTTCCGGTCTTTTCTTGAATCTAAGTTGATATAAAATCCATGCTTTATTTCTGAAATGGTATCGAGAGAACACGGTGGTGAACTAAGTGGTGTATCCATATTGATGTGAATAGTATGTATAATAAGATAATACAAACTATACTATTTATACTTTTTTCCAGATATAAATATATTCTTTATAATTATTTTTGCTTGATTTTTTCAGTAATATTTTTTCATGGGCATCGCCAAATAATTTCAATAATATTTTAGTATAGATTGATTCATTTATATTAATAGCGTAGACCCCACCATTTTGTAAATGTTTCCACAACTTATGGAATATTGTCTCATAAAATGTTTCCCATTCGATTGATGTCTTCTTTTCGCTATTTTTATATACCTCAATATTTTCATAAGGAGGAGAAGTGAATACCATATCATACACGTATTGACTATAATCAACATTGACAGAATCTTCAAATAATATCTGAACATCTGACTCATGTTTCTCTGAAAAATCATTTCGCAAAGCATCATATCCATTTTTCAAATCGGGGTTGAGGTCTATACCTATATAATGAATGTTGGCTATCATCGCAGCAGTCATGCGCCCACCAAAACCACAAAAAGGGTCCATAATCGAGGTTGGATTGAACTTGTAATATATCTGTAAAGCATTTGTAATTTTGAAGCCATTTATTCTTCCAAAACATAAACCGTAACAGTAATAATATTTTCTTATATCACTATCTTTGTAGCGATTGTTTTTTTCGCAAAAAGTGAGCAAGGTTTGGATATATTTTTTTGCCTTGTATTTTTCAATATCCCTCAAAAAATCAAAAAAATGAATGCCTTTATTGCCTATAGTGTCTAATCTATTTTTGAAAAAATAGTAATCTAACAAATCACATCCTAATCGGTTACGTCCATTCAAATCCGATAACTCATGGATATTCATACTTTGTATTTTAACCCATTCCTTTTTCACCTTGTCTATTGAAACCTTTTTAATTTCATCGGCTATTTGGACTTTATTCATTACTCATTAGAGAGAAATAAATATTCTTGTTTTATTTTAATATCTCTATATTATATAACACAACTATGGATAATATACATAACACACCTACGAATAATAATACAACTAAACAACCATCAACAAGTACTTCACAAAGAAGTGTAGATGATAATAATGCTAATTCAGAAACATTAACTTATGTTGAAATTGTGAATACATATCATACCGGTTTACGTAATTCTTTACTGTTGATATCTATCTCATTCTTTATGTTATCTTTCGTTATAAAGACGAAACTAAAAGGGTTCAACAAACTACTGATTGTAGTTTCTTCAATGAGTATGTTAATTATTTCTATTATCATAAACTTTTTTAATATTGAAATATTGAGTAAATATGATATACACTTTCCAGATCTTCATCGTTTGTTTTATTTGAGTGTGTTTGTATTGTTTTTTCAGTTTTTGGTATTTATTTTTCATATTTCACTATTCAGAACTAGTATTTACTGAATACCTCCTAATCCTATCATTCCTTTATGAGTTCTTTCCCGTCGATGTAATTGAGGGGAATGGTTGATGTTTACGATGTTTTTTCTTAATTCATCTTCATTGGTAATAATATTTTGTTTCCATTCGTCAGGAGAAATGGAGATCTGATTAGTATACGTTGTATTAATGGAAGGCTTTGTAATCATATTTGTCGATTCTCTCAAATCATAAATATGGTAATTATTCTGGTCATAAGGCACCATCGTTTTAAACTGCGTTACATTAATATAATATATACTGGACCCTTCAGAATCCCAAGTGTATTCGTTATCTACAGGGTTCAACGATTCATTATCTCTTGTATATTGAACGTTATTCAGTGTGATTAACCCATCTAAGGATTCTTTTAACATTTTCGATGGTTCTTCACGCGATACTAATCGTTTCATTCCGTCAAACAAATGTAATATCTCTGGACTACCTAGTGGATAAAAGGTAGAACGATCTATTTCCAATTCGTGAAGCTCGCAACGCCTTTGTAACATTGTATCCTCTAAACCCCAGCCCCAATAATTTGGAAACCCGTTTATTTTTTCAAAATCTCCAGCATTTATTACCACGATACCACCAAGCGCATTTGTAAATCCATAATAGTGTTTTACTATTCCAGGTTCTGTAATATAATTAAATATTTTATGAAAGGGTAACGTGTCTATGTCGTGAAATATTAATGTAATATTTTTGTAATCGTCAGGATATTTTTCTTTTACTGTAATAAACCCTATATTTTTCATAGCACCTCGGTTGAATTGTCGCGCATCACACTGATGTATAAATAATATTTCATAGTCAATATTGTCTGACTCTAAAATAAAAGTCATATGCTTAGAAAAAAAAAACTTTTGATGAATGCGATCTCTATAAGGTATAATAAAAATACGAGAAGGAATGTTTCCAGAACTAGTATCTTTCAGACCACTCTTGGTAGGAGTATCCATTTTATTTATGAAATGAATTATTATTTTATTTTTATACTTTTTCGGCATTGGATACAACAATCGAATATTTCTTAATAATCGCAGGAGGAATCAACTGTTCAGTTAGCTTGTCTATTTTTTTATAACATTTGTTGATTGTTACCTCGCTTGTATTACTCACGTTTTTTACATCTCGTTTTGTGATGTTTAATAAACAAACCTGTGCTATGAAATAAATAATGCCCGCAGCAATGGAGTTCGGGGTGTTTTCCAACATCATTCCTTGAGCTTCTATCTTGATACTCACGAACTGACATAACTTTGTTAGTTCTGCATTCATACTTAATTTACTACAGTACCGCTCTATAAAGGAATGGGGTGTAGCTTGACAGAAGGAGGTTTTTTCATTATTATTTAAATCTTTTTCTAAACTGTTTACAATCATTTGCGCATTCTTACAACCTCGAGTTGCGCTTGTTACATCTAAATGAAATACAGTTGCGATTTCCTTCGCAGTTCTTGGGTTACTGTTTATGCGACATGACATATAGATGGATGCTGCAAGTATTCCATCACGGTTCAAACCACGAAAACTTAAATCATGGTCTGATATCTTTTTGTGATACCGCACAGCATCATCTATAATCATTTTAGGTATTCCCGCATTTTGAGCCATTGTCGTAATTCGTTGAAACTCGTCGTATTGTGACTTTTCTTTATAGGGCATAGATTGCCATTCTGTATATCTTCTGATTTTTCGCATCTCATACGATGTATTATTACTACATAACACCTTACATCCAAACGAGGATTCTTGTAACAACGGGTTGATCGGCATACCACATCGTGTAGGGTCATCTCCATGATTATCATCCGCCCCATAAAATCTCCATTCTGCCGAGTTGTCTAACATATCCTTATAAATAATACCACATTTAGAGTTCGTACAAGTGAGGAATCCTTCATCTGAAAAAGCTAAGGTGTTTTCACAATGATCACAATATTCGCGATTTCCACTTGCACGATAAATACATTCTAAAGGTCCTGTTTTGTCTTCATTTGTTATTGCATTATCAAACTGATTCCATAATTCCGCTTTATTTATACTCGGTTTATTCTTTCGTCTTTTAGTTTCGTTGTTCATTCTCTTTATGTTGCCTATTTATTGTAAATACTAATAAATTCAATTTTTTATTCAATTCAACTATTATTTTCACTATCTATTGAAATTATATTCATATTTTATTTTATCTTTTAATGATATATGGGAAACTCAATATCTTCTTCAAAGTATTCAAAACAAATATCTAAAAAACATTCATCACATTCCATAAAACATACTATAAATCATCTAGTCGCTCACTATATTACCACAATGGATTCTGATTCATATGTCCAATTATATAATCGCGAATACTGCCAAAAACTACAAGATGTTCTCTCGCAAATCTTCTATAAACATGTAAATGACCAAGAACTTCAGAGTCTAGTCGCTTCTATTTATTCTTCTGATATTATGAACTCTCCAACATTGATCAAATATGACAAACACACCTTTTGTATCTACTTGTCTATGTTTTATGTAAAAATTGCCCAGTTATATGCGATTATTATTACAACAATTAATCCTGAATATACATATGTTGATAATAATGGGCGAATTATGAGAGCCAATATTTTATCGAAATCCAAGTTGCCTGAAAATGCGAAGCTTCATATTTCGAAACTTAACTTGTGTGATAACAGAATACATGATTTGGTTGAAAAGGGCGTGCTGTTATCTGAAAATATTCAAGACGATTCTATACAAGAAAACAAGGACGATGACGGGGAGGAGGAAATGATCGATTCGTTTAAACAACCTTCTTTTTGTGAAATTCAGATAGAAAACGGCGATAAATATATGCCAGAATGGATGGACTTATATTATGATAGCGAGTATGACTTGAATACTGGTAAGTTTTTAGGATTGAGTCCACAAGCCAATCAGAAATATAAAGACGATTTAAAATTATTTTTCATACATTTTACAGATAATCAAGAAATACCTGACAAAATAACACGTTTTCAGGATATTCGGTTAAATCAACATGGGGGTATGAAAAAGATATGGAACCAATCCATGCTTGATGATATACAACAACCTATCACTTGGAATGACCATGACCACATTGACAATTCTACGTGTAGACAACAATTAATCATATCCTATGCCAATAACTTGAAACAAATGTTACAAAATGTAAATACTCGTCAACAATATTTAATGAATATTATCTATGAAGTGTTTGTACAAACCCAGGTTCAGGAACCACATGAGTCCGAAGACCCTACACTGCGATATTCGATTCATACAGATGTAACAGCGATACAATTAGACGAACTCATAGAAGATACGAGAGATACGATTCTACAATTACATGAATCATGTGAACACGATTATTTAGAAGGAATGTATATATATGAAGCAATTAATGAATCCTTAATGCTTGAAACGTTACAGCGTCAAGTAATTGTCCTAGAAAATAAAAAAAATGAACTTATACATGCGTTTGATACTAGCAAATCGTAAATGAAATATAGAAATGGAACAACACATAACATGTAATATTACCATTTACACCAAATCTAATATCTCCCTATACAGAGTGTTCCGATACCCTGACAATGAGGACATTTACAATATCCTTTTTCGGCTCTATATGTTTCTTCGCAATAAGGGTGTAATTGAATATTACATTGAATACATTGGACACATTGGGTACAATCGTTATTATCTACTTGTTCCCAACAGATTACACAATCCTAATTCTCATTTACTATGTAAAAGACTTCATCGTCTATTACATAATATATTTTCACATCTACACACTCAAGAAAAAGGGTCCTTCAAAGATTTGAACAGTTCTTCGTCATAAACAAGACTTCCACCAGGTTTATACTTGTCTACAGGTGTAAACTTTTTCGTTTCTTTCAGTTTCTTCTCATCCTCTCCTCGCGAAATAGCAAAAGGGTCCATACTTTGTTTGTTACCTTGCTTCTTATTGTCAAGCATTAATATATGTTCATTTTTATCAGGAACTCGTTGACCATACTCGTCTACAACCACACCCGTTTTTTTCTTAATTTCACTTCGAACATATGATGGAACCCAGTGATTCCATGCGATCCAAAGTAAGTTTGGATGAACATATCGAACATTAAACCCATTTTCTTTCAGTTTGTCCATCAAATACGCTATACAAGCTCCTTGGTCATATTTGGGTACTCCAATCATGATTTCAGGAACAACAAAAGAACAAAACTGTTCGTTCAACTTTTGTCTAGATGTTGTTTTTATTTTTACATGAATACGATTCAATAACTTATTATATAAGTCCAGTTGTCTTAAATCATGCTCACGTTTTTTTTCATATAAATCATCTATGTTTAATCTTTCAGAAAAATCGTCAATATTATCTAAGGTAAAAATATTTGCCATTTACAGCAGTTTTACTTTATTGGTAATTAGTTACTAATGTGAAAAAAACTTATTAAAAATACTTTATAATATACATTTATCTACTTTATACTCATATTGAAAATGACAATTAAACATCTAGTTATTCCTGGCGGAGGTCCTGTTGGAATACAAGCATTGGGGGCGATTCAATACCTTGAACAGAATCAATATATTCAGCTGGAGAATATTGAATCAATTTATGCGACTTCTATAGGCGCCATTGTTGGTGTGTTGGTTGCGCTTAAATATGATTGGCAAGCAATCAATGACTATATTGTAAAACGACCATGGCAAGATGTATTTCAAATTAATGTCACGCAAATTTTTGACATCTTTTCTAAAAAAGGACTGTTTGACAAAAACAGCATTGAAGTATTTTTTAAACCTTTCTTCAACTCTAGAGATATTCCTATGGAAATTACCATGGAACATTTTTATGAGAAATACCCTGTTGAACTACACATTTTTTCACTGGAAACCAATAAGTTTGAAGTGGTGGATTGTTCCTATAAAACGCATCCAGAGTTATCATTGATCACCGCATTACAAATGTCTTGCGCCATTCCTATTATTTTTGCTCCTGTTTGTGTTGAAGATAAATGTTATGTAGATGGGGGAGTTGTATGTAATGATCCATTGAATTATTGTATTGCTCGTGCGGAAAATGTTGAAGAGATATTTGCATTATGTAATTACTATGGAGAAAATACAGAAGATTCTATTGTCACTGAGGACTCTTCCTTAATTGATTTTTTGATAAATATTATCAGTAAAATGGTAAATAATGTCAGTAAAGACTTTTACCCGAAACAAATACCGAATCAATTGAATTATCAAACAGACAATATGTCACTTACTTTTTTACAAACTTGTTTATCATCGTCTTCTGTAAGACAAGAACTACTTCTTAAAGGTATCGATTCTGCGAAACAATATTTAGAAAAAAAAAATGAAATCATAAAGATTACTCGAAGAGATGAATATAATAATGACGAAGAAGTGGATACAGAACTGGACACAGAAGTACAAGAAGAAGTCTATGAAAAAAATTATTGAAAAAAAATATAATCTATTATTATTATAAATAAGGGGTACTATGAAATATCATAAGAAAGTGTTGAAGCCTAATAAATCGTTGAAGCATAAGAAATCGTTGAAGCATAAGAAATCAATGAAGCATAAGAAATCATTAAAGCATAAGAAATCATTAAAGCATAAGAAATCAATGAAGCATAATAATTCGTTGAAGCATAAGATTTTGAGAAGAAAGTATTTTTATGGGGGTAGATCAATTATACCATCAGAACAGTACGACCGTATGTATAATCAGGCTACTACCTCTGCGTATGATAGGGAAGAAGTAAGGATAAGAGAAGAAGAACAAAGGATAGAAGACGAACGACAAAGGATATTAGGAATGAGAGATGACGATTTTGACACGTTATTAAAGAATGTAACTGACGTAAATGAAAATGATAAACTAATAAGTTACAGATATGGTGTTTCGTTAATATATATACAAACTATACGAAAATTACGAGATGCCTTAGCTAGCACTTTAGAGAAAGATTTACCACTATTTTATGAAAACCAGTTACAATATATTGAGTTTCCTCCCCATGGTGCTAGTAAATTTATTAATAATTTATACAAGAAATTAGACTTCCTTAAACAAGGATATGATAAGGATATTCTTGCCAATGCAGAAAAAAAAAAGTTTGAGGAAAAGATTTTACCTTTTATTGATGGAATTAATACAACAGTAGATGCCTTTGAGAACCAATACATTAAAAAAGAGGATATTGTATGTATTTTTCACGAAAATATATGTACGTTTATCAGTGATAACAAAAGTTCTTTTGGTAAATGGAAAGAGCTTACACCAAATTTACTTGATATAAGATGATAGTATGATAGGAAACTTTCGGTCTCCTGGATATCTACTATCATACGAATAATATACGGGTATTTTTGGATGGGGATTTTGAAACTCTATATGGATGACACCAGCATTGAAACCATCCATGTATATAGATTCTCCTATTTTTTTTTTGTTGATACATTTTCCTAACGATGTTATATTGCCATCATTATCAATTACGGAGTAACATTTATTACCTTCTTTGATGTCTCTAACACATATTCCAATAGTATCAACTAATATGTCATATGACATATTCTGTAGTGTATTTATCTCCATATTGCGTATATTGAGTATATTGCGTATCTCTTGTTTACATGTTAGAAATTGATAATAATAATACATATTATCAATTTTATTTTTAGTTTCCAAAGGTTATATCATATTTACTTTTCACACAGCACTATTGATGAACTGAACCAGTGTGTCGTAATTCGGTTTCGCATCGTACTCTATAACTTGTCCATCCTTAATCATTTTAATCGTAGGATATCCTTCTACATTATATGTATTCAACAACTTATCGGTCTCGGCATTTTCCTCAGTACAATTCAGTTCGGTAAATATAAGGGTATATCCATTTACATCTTTTCCATCATACTCGCCTTTTAATTTATCCCACTCTGGTTTAGCTGTTTTACAATGAGGACACCAATCAACATAAAAAAACATGAGCTCTGCCTCTTTTTGTTCTTGGTTAGTCGAATTTCCTGGAACATACTCATCTGAACTGGTTATTGTAGTAGTTTTATCAGACGTAAAATACCATAGCAAAAACAATGCTAATATAACGACCATTATGATTATGATCCATTTGTAATTCATAATTCTCACCATCATAGATGTTGATTCAGTTGCTCCTCCGAGAATAGGACTATTCAGTGCTGGTCCTGATGCTGATGCTGATGCTGATGCTGATGTTGATGATTCCATTAATTATATATACTTATTTAGAATAATATTATTGTTCAAACGAAATAAAGATAACTCTAGTTTATCATATAATAGTTATTGTATTCAATAAGTTCACCCTTATAATATGATATTTAGAAATCATGATGGAAACTTACAAGAAGTGAAACGTTGCGAGTATAAAAATGATATGTTATATTATCAACAAATACGTTCCATAAAATCGAAATTATATCATGACAAAAATGGAACAATCAAACTACGAGATACACGGGAACACAAACCCCATACATCAACCATTATCATTGATAAATTACTTCAAAGTTTCTAAAGGTGGATAGTAATATTATCATTCGAATAATATTTTTGTTTGTATTATTTTTTATATCTCAATATATCAGTAATTATACATATAATATGAGTATTGCCCGTAATAGTCCACTAATTAAAACGACTACGGCAAAACATAGGAAGAAAACGAAGAAAACAAAACAAACAAAGAAAAATCCTAAAGTGTATTCCTCTAAAGATTATTCTAGTGGAGATGGAATGCTAACTTCTGTATGGGGTCCAGGTATGTGGCACTATCTACATACAATGAGTTTTAATTATCCTATTCATCCTACACCTGAGGAAAAGGTCCAGTATCGTAAGTTTGTATTATCATTAGAACATGTTTTACCTTGTAAATATTGTCGCATTAATTTGAAAAACAACTTCAAACATTTTCCATTGACAATGAAATGTATGAAAAATAGAAACACCTTTTCTAGATATATATATAACCTTCATGAACTTATAAACAAAATGTTGAATAAAAAATCTAATTTAACTTACTGTGATGTGAGAGAAAGATATGAACATTTTCGTTCGAGATGTACAGATGATGAGATTAAAACAAAAAACAAATTATTTAAGTTCAGCAAGAAGACATTAAAAAACAGATTGAAAAAAGAGATGGGGTGTACAGAACCTCTTTATGGACACAAATCAAAATGCATTATTAAAATTGTCCCTCAAGAAACCAAAGGACAAACTTTTCAGATGGATGAAAAATGTGTAAAAAAAAGAACCTCTTCTAACTAGGAACATACACCACTTATATTTTATTGAGTATTACTAATATTCAATAACATACATGAGGCTTTTCATTATTGTCCGAACATACTGAAATCGCTTAATACTGGAATAGGTTGATAGTCATATCCACTTCCAGATTGAGGCGTAGGACCAGAACCTGTTCCAGAACTAGAACCAGAACCAGAACTAGAACCAGAACTAGAACCAGAACTAGAACCAGAACTAGAACCAGAACTAGAACCAGAACTAGAACCAGAACTAGAACCAGAGTTTGAATCTGGAGACGTATTTTTGTTGCTAGGACAACCAGTGATTGTGGGACAGGCCGGACATACAGGAGGAACAATCTGAGATTTTAATATATACTTATCATCTTCACCATGAGGGATCATTCGTTTAGAAACACCAGGAGGTAAGCTAGAATCATATAATCCAGATGTATTTGTATTCATATTTGGTGAAGTATTCATATCTTGATATTTCTGGATAGCTACACCAGCCTCTTCTATATTTCCTGTATGTGTTTGCATATTTATTTCGGAAAATATTTTTACTTCACCGTTGGGATATTTCACTACAATAGTAATATTACCTTTCGGACCTTTATATATTTTAGCAGAAGCTCCATTATTATTACATTCAAATACCAGTTCTAATACTTTGTTATCGATAATGATAATAGAATTATCGGGTAAATTATTAGGAGGATTCGGGTCAGGTTTATTACCTGAGGAATTAATTGTATAATCAGACACATTTCCATTCGCATCAGTGACAATAATCGCATAAGTTCCATTTTTATTAATTACACGCGCATTGGCGCCATTAGGACCATAATATGTTGTGGGGGATGACGATTTAGTATAATAATTATAGTTATCATATGTATTTGTTCCAGATATCAATTTTGCTATATCTGTATTTGACGAGTTGGACGCGGACTCGGATGTGGATGTAGATGTAGATGTGGTATTTCCATTAGTACTATATGTAGGGACTGGTGCTGTCCCTGTTTGAGGCGCACCTGTAATATTATTTATTGTGCTATTAATATCATCGGATACATCTGTCGCATCAGAATCAATATCATCTTCTAAACCATCGATTGTAAAACCTTCTTTACCACTTCCTAAATAACTACTACATATGATTATTCCCACAAATATGGATATTAGAATACATAATAAATATGTTTTGTTTATTTTCATTATATTTTATAATGTGAAAAAAATATAAATTGATTTATGTATAAATTATATTCAATATATATACATTATTCATATCACACACATATACACAGACACATGACGGATTATATAAACACATCAGAGTTGATTCATCCTAACGATACAGAACAAATGGACGAAAAAATCCTATGTATTCCAGAATCTAATAAAAAAACTCGCAAGCTATCTTTACCTATAGAAAAATATTATTCTGAAGACTCTACTATTTTAGAAATTGGTATAGACGAAGTTGGTAGAGGACCCCTTTTTGGAAGAGTCTATACTGCAGCGGTCGTTTTACCTAAAACAAAAGACCTTCAATATTCATTAATGAAAGACAGTAAAAAGTTTAACTCGAAAAAGAAGATTGACGAATCGGCGGAGTATATTAAAGAACATGCGATAGCATGGACTGTCCAGTATGAGGATGAATCAATCGTAGACAATATCAATATTTTACAAGCAACACAACATTCTATGCATAAATGTATTGATGATATACATCGACAACTAAAAGAAAAAAAAATCATTTATACTGATGACAAAAATAACAAAGACAACCAGATTAAACTGCTTGTCGATGGGAATTATTTCAATCCATATATTCGATTGTCACCCATTACAGGGAGAATAGAACAATTAAATCATATATGCGTGGAAGGAGGGGATAATAAATATGCTGTTATCGCTGCAGCGTCCATCCTGGCAAAGGTAACTCGTGATAAATATATTGACGATTTATGCTCCGAATATCCTTATCTAGCAGAACACTATAGTATTGATACAAACAAAGGGTATGGAGCAAAAAAACATATAGATGGAATCAAAGAACATGGAATTACACAGTGGCATCGCAAATCATTCGGTATTTGTAGATTGTATTCATAAGAACATAGTCCCATTACATAAAATAAAATTGATTAAATATTTTTTTTTCTTGTAATATAATTATTTAAACTTAGATAGACAATATTTATATATATAACAAATATCATTACAATCCTCTACAATGAGAATATGTATATTTGATACCGAAACTACTGGACTTCCATCACGAGAGATTACTCCTCCAATGCCTAATAACATCCACATGTGGCCACATATTGTCCAATTTAGTTATATTATTTATGATACTGATAAGGATGACAGTTCGAAACCTAGTAAAATTGTAACTCTAAAAGATTATATTATTCAAATGAAACCTGGGATTATAATTCCTGAAGTAACTAGCAATATTCATGGTATCACTAATGAAATATCGCAGGTTAATGGTGTAGATATCGAATTGGTATTAGAAGAGTTCATTACACATATAGAAGATGTCGACCTCATCGTGGCACATAATTATCAGTTTGATAAAAATATGACCTGTGCTGAAATACTTAGACTACCTGGAGATACCTCAATTGAACTAAAAAAAAAACATCACTCATTCGAAGTTATGCGAAACATGTCTCGATACTATTGTACTTGTGAAAAGAGTCGTACCACATGTAAAATAAAGGCAATTAATAAGTCGGGTAAAGAATATACCAAATCTCCATCGCAAACTGAATTATGCGAGTTCTTCTTTGGATTCAGACCTTTAGATATGCATAATTCACTCAATGATATTACAATTTGTCTATTGAACTTCCATAAATTATATTTTGATCGAGATATACGTAAAGAATCGACGAAACTAAACGATATGATTTCAAAACTTATACCCGACCAATACCCGAAGGTGTAATTATTAATTACAAAACAAATATAAACAATTCTGTACATATATATCATAGAAATCAACTGTTCATACAACTATATTATGAAACAAGAATTAATCAATAAATTGCCAGAAAATGTCATGAACAATATATATGATTACATTGCTCCAGATTACCGTTTGTGTGTATGGATGAACAAATATAATATGAAGGAAATATTGCTTGGTATAATAGAACATTATATGTTTGGAGCAATCAAAATAGTAGAATTATTTGACAGATACTTTCCTGAGGACTCGTGGGAATTATATGAATATATTATAAATAATCGAAAATGGGAAGATATCAAAAGCGGGATTCATTGTTTATATGAAGATAGTCATATCGATATGGATAAGTTCACGAACGATGTATTGCGCAAAATGACGAAAGTATTATATTATGATAACGGTATTATACCGTCTTATAAAGTAGCTGCTTCCTATATTTTCTTATATCAGAACCGCCTTAATCTAAAAGAACCTTGTAGAGAAGACTTTCAAGAGATACAAGATAATGTAGATAAGATTGGACAATCATAATATTTGTATGTATTATGGTTTTTCTCTTATTTTTTCCCCTTATTTTTTCTCCTTATTTTTTCTTGTACTATTTCAACTAGTTGTTTATTTTCCTCTATCATTAAATAAAACTTTGTAGGTGTAGGTGATCTGGATCTGGTATTACATACATTTTTTTCTCGTCCTCTTCTTATTGGTATGGAGTTTGAAGGAATATAATTAAGATTATTGTTAGGTATACAAGTACTATTTATTTCACTATCGCAACTTGAACTCCTGCTTCCAAAATCTTCACTGTTATTTCTACTTGTAGAACGAATAGACATATACACTATTGTGATATATTGATAGATACAAATATTCTTATCTGATAATTTTTAGTATATAAAAAATTGACGTCAAAACCTATATATTTATTCTTATAACAAAATTATAACAATAACTAACAATAAGTAACAAGAATGAGAAACGGTGATCCTTATATGAATCATATGGAAGTTAGAATGATACCTCCGTATTCAACCGATGTAGAATCATACTATACATATGATAATGCTCTATATACTAGGTCATTTCCTGTAGAATGGGCAACTGACCATGAGTATGGAACTGGTCCTAATGATTGTGTTCATTGCGCAACAGACGGAAGTTGGAATGGTGTATTTATTGGATACTGTACAGAATGTTCCCAAACTTTGTACCAGGGTACACGCGGTCGTGGATTTATTTCTCCAGGTGTAGAAAATTGCTCTGAACAAGTGATTGATTTTCCTAGTGTATTTGACACCTATTTAATGGATATCTTACTAGAACAAGTAGGCGACCCTGGATTATTCAACAGTCAACAAGCAATTGATATTGATGAACTAACTCAGATAACAATGAGTGCTTATCAGGATGAAAATGATTATGACCCAATTCTTTTCGGAGTAAGAGACAAAGAAGACTACGTAATGCTTAGATAATATTGTAAATACATCACACAAAATGAATTATACCTTCATAACAACAGCAAAAAAAAACAAAATAAACATAAATACAATCTACATGATATGTCCAGTTAGATATATCATGTATTTTTTGTTTTTTGAATGTAGATGGACGATATATCAACCTTCAAAAATGCAAAAAAAAGGTTTTGGGCAAAGTATTTTCAGCAAATCAAAAATGGACATTTTAAAATGTCCATTTTCTATTTCCCAATTTACTTTTGCGTAAAGAAAAAGTGAAAAAAAGGGTTCAGAGCATAATGCTCTTATTTCCATTTTTGGATTTTTGAAATGAGAGCATAAGGGAAAAAACGGTTTTTAATAAAAAGTATTTAGGGGGATTTATTTGTTACATATATATATAAATAATGAAACAAATAAATCCCGAAAAATCCCAATCAAAATATGTTTGTATAAAATGTGAGTATTCAACCTGTAGTAATAAAGATTATAATAAACACCTTTCCACACGTAAACATCGAAATGTAACAAGTGAAACAAATAAATCCCTATTATTGTCATGTGAACAATGTAATAAATTATTTACAAATCGAACCTCTTTATGGAGACATAAAAAAAAACATATGGATATACACACTTATATAGATTTAGACAATGAGAATGTCAATGAGAATGTCAATGAGAATGTCAATGAGAATGTCAATGAGAATGATAATGACAAATCAGAACCGTCAATTGTATCGATGTTTGCTGACATGATTACTCAAAATAAAGAATTACAAAAAATGCTACTCGTTCAACAAGAAAAACATCAAGAAGAAATACACCAATTTCAAGAAGAAACCCATAAACAAATGTTGGAATTAGCTAACGAATCTAACAAAGTAATATATAATAATAATAATACGAATAATAACACTATCAACAATCGTTTCAACATGAACTTCTTCTTGAATGAGCAATGTAAAGATGCGATGAATCTTACTGACTTCTTGAATAATATTGAGGTTAGTTTGGAAGATGTCAGTAACGTTGGACGCCTAGGATACGCAGACGGAATTAGTAGAATTATCATCAATGCACTCAAAGATATGGATGTATACGAACGCCCGATTCATTGCAGTGATATCAAACGGGAGATAATGTACATCAAGGATAATGATATTTGGGAGAAAGACGACGAGAGAAAATATCAAATGAAACGTGTGCTGAAACTTATCTCTCACAAGAATGTGAAACGATTATTGGATTGGAGGGAAGCACATCCTGGATGGCTCGTCTATGATAGCAAAGAGGAAGCCGAGTGCTTGCGCATCACAAATGAAAGCATGGGTGGTGCTTCAGATGAAGAGAATGAGAGGCTATACAAGAAAATGATTCGCAGAATAGCGCATGAAACACTGATTGACAAGAAATTAGTAGAATAGTTATATCCGATATAAGAAAAAATGATTATGAATACAATTAATATTTACATAAACATAATATAATTATTAATCAACATGGATAATTCACAAATAAAGGATGACATACAAAAATTAAAATTAAAAATAATCGGTAAGGAAAATTATTATTTACATCAAATAAATAACTTTGAAAAATTATCAAAAGAACAATTGGAAGAAATAAACGATATGGCACCAAATGTAAGATTACAAATATTGAAAACATTTAACAAAAATCTGAATGAACTTGCGATAGTATTAGAAAAATAATGAGTTTACACCTTTGAACAATATTTTTAGCAAACATAAATGTCCAAAGGTGTAAAATAAACTATGCCGAGCACATGTCACATATTTCGTCTTCTTCTTCGGTGTCATTTGTCTCTTTTTTTTCTGGTTCCAGTGTGAATTGTTGCGCTTGATGCTTAGCCTTGCGTCGTAAATAATACATGCCGGTTTTCAATCCACTTTTCCAAGCATAGAAATGCATGGAGGTTAGATTGTTATAATTAGGTTCCTCCAACCATAAGTTCAAACTCTGACTTTGACAAATAAATGCTCCACGATCCGAAGCCATATCAATCAAATGCTTCATAGGCATTTCCCATACAATTTTGTATTTCTCGCGAATATGCTCAGGAAGCATGTCTAATTGTTGAATACTTCCCTTGTTTTCGATAATGTTATTCTTTACCTTGTCGTTCCATAACCCTAAATCGATCAGTTCTCGCATCAAGTACTTATTAGCTACTACAAACTCACCAGCCATTGTTCTTCGCGAATACATATTACTAGTCAAAGGTTCAAAACACTCATTATATCCTAATATTTGAGATGTACTAGCAGTAGGCATAGGTGCTACCAACAACGAGTTTCTCAGTCCATATGTGACAATATTACTTTTTAAACGATCCCAATTATAACGATTACTCGGTGAAACACCCCACATATCAAACTGGAGAATGCCTTCAGAAGCAGGAGAACCTTCGAATGAGCTATAAGCTCCACAATATTGTTTCGATAAGTTCGGTTTTTCATATTCGTTCAATAAATCAATCTCTTCAAATACATTCCTATTTTTCTCGGATTGGGACATTACAATTTGTCTATACCGTTCTTCCGCAATGGCACAACTTTGTTCCAAAGAAGCATGGTAAATAGTTTCAAAAACCATTTTGTTTATTTTCTTCGCTTCTTCACTATGAAATGCGATATCCATAAGAATAAACGTATCAGCCAGTCCTTGAACCCCAATCCCAACGGGGCGATGACGCATATTACTTCGTTCCGTCTTTTCAGTAGGATAGAAATTAATATCAATCACCTTGTTCAGATTGCGAGTTACCACTTTCGTGACTTCATGTAATTTATCATAATCAAACTCTTTAGATTCACTCTTTACAAAAGCAGGCAACGCAATACTAGCCAGATTACATACTGCGGTTTCCTTCTCATCTGAATATTCAACAATTTCACAGCACAAGTTACTGCTTTTAATAGTCCCTAAGTTTTTCTGATTGGATTTTTTGTTACACGCATCTTTGTATAATAAATAAGGGGTACCTGTCTCCATCTGCGCATCTAATATTTTGAACCATAACTCACGAGCATTCACTTGTTTTCTTTCTTTACCCTCTTCTTCGTATTTTTTATATAGTGTATCAAAATCATTACCATATACATCTGATAAACCAGGACATTCGTCTGGACAAAACAACGACCACGTGGCATTTTCCTTGACACGTTCCATAAATAAATCACATATCCATAAACCGTAAAATAAATCACGCGCACGCATTTCCTCGTCGCCGTGATTTTTCTTCAATTCCAAAAAGTTTTCAATATCAGAATGCCATGGTTCCAGATAGATGGCAAACGAACCGTTGCGCTTCCCTCCTTGATTAATAAAGCGAGCGGTATCATTGAAAACACGCAACATGGGGACGATACCAGTAGACTTTCCATTGGTACCTTTTATAATGGAGTCGCACCCGCGTATATTATGAATATGTAATCCAATTCCACCTGCCCATTTCGATATACTGGCACAATCCTTCAAGGTATTAAATATACCTTCTAAACTATCATCTTCCATAGCAATTAAGTAACATGAACTCAATTGTTGGCGAGCTGTTCCCGCATTGAATAATGTAGGGGTCGCATGAGTGAAATATTTTAGAGACATTAAATCATATGTTTCCTTGATAGCATGTAAGTCATCACCATGTAAGGAAACCGCGACACGCATCCACATATGCTGAGGACGTTCCAATACAATCCCATTACTTTTGAACAAATAAGCACGTTCTAATGTTTTAAATCCAAAATAATCAATCAAATAATCACGATTATAATCAATCATATTATCAATTTCTTCCGCATTTTTTTTAACATGAATCATTAAATCATGCGAACATAAAGGTTCATGTTTGGTGTTATTTGTGTTATTATATAAATCAATGACAACTTGAGAAAATGTATTTTTTGTATTTTTATGGTGATTGCTTACTACTACTCGTCCCGCCAAAATATTATAATCAGGATGATGTGATGACATTACAGCGCATTGTTCTGCCGTAAGTTCGTCTATTTTTGTAGTGGATATGGTGTCGTATAACTGGTCAATCACTTTCATTACAAGAGCCGAATAATTGATTTTGATATTTACTTCCATTCCTAATTTTTTTACTCTTTGTAGAATTTTATCAAATGATATTGGCATTAAATCGCCACACCTTTTTGTTACACGCATTTCATTGTCCATACTAGTACTGGTATCCATATTGATATACTATACTATAATACATACATTTTAAACTTTATTTTAATTAATAATTATCAACATATAATATAATGGAAAGAGAAATCGTTGTGTATAGTTTAGTATTCTTATTTGTAGCGATATTTATTTTTGGTCCAATCCGTACAAAAGCTATTGAAGGTTTTTCGCATTACAACTTACAGACTCCAGGAATCTTACCTGAAAGTGAAACGTTGCCTATTATGTCAAATATGTATCCCTATTCTGGAAAGAAACATGTGGGAAACGAGACATCCTCAACATTATGGAAGGATTATCCTATTACAGAAATGAGTTCTTATAAACAAATAACAAACAATTTTAGATATAATAAATCCCCAGACGAAGGAACATGTACACCTGCGGATATGTGTAATGTCTTATATGACGATATCAAGACACCTTCGAATGTTGTGTCTGCTCTGCCACCCGCTGATGAAGCAAACATAAACCAAACTCGAGTAAATTACTATGTATCCAATAGTCCTTCTTTGGATATGTAAAATAATGGAGAGCTCGTTCCGTGTAAAAATACCATTTTGTCATATTATTATATATTTTAATAATAATATGAAAAGTTTGTATAACTAAGGGGTATTAGAGGCAAGACGATACGTAATATCATTATTATCATCAATAATAGAGTTTGAACGAAGAGGACGAATCACCTCTGGTGTGATTTGCGCTTCTTGAACTGTAGGAGTATTTATTTTAATATCCATTGAAGCCTTCTCAGATACAGATATCACAGATGGTTCAATATTCTCATTCCCTACAATTACTTTTCCAGTTTCCTTATCAATCATCATATTACACATCTCGGTGTCTTGTGTCGATATTGTATCGGTACCTGTTTTTTTTACTCGTTTATTAGGTTTTCTATGGTCACACCCAGAAACACGTTCTTCAAGAATAGTTTTCCAAGTTGCCTCTAATTGCGAAACATTATCTTGAAACCATTTTTCATTACGTAATACTAGAACACAACTGACTTCATCTAATCTCCAGTAAAGATTTTTTATCCACGTACAACCTTGTTTTTCTTTTTCATCCATATGAGTTTCTTCCCATTGTTCAATCATATCTTTGTCCATATCAATTGGTTTATATTCATATAGTGCTCGTCCATGTTCATCAGAAAAATACATGATCATACCTTTTAGGTCACCATCATTCGTTGTCAAATAAGACTCTCCGTCATCCATAAAAGCTTTTTCATCATCATATTCTTTAAAACGTGTTTCGAGAAAATCGCATTCGTCTAAATCACAATTCTCCATTTGTAGTTGCATTTGGATCCAATATTCCTTTTTAGGTCTTCCATCAATCTCTCTGTTCACTATATTTTTTATTTCTATCATACGTCCATAACAAGGTGACGACGGGTCATCTAGAATCCCATCAGGAGACGCCCCAAGAAAGGTATATGTCTTGTGTGGAATACATCCATATTCACCAATTGTAGACTTGTAAATATATTCATAATACATTACAGATACAGGTTCATATTTTTGCCCCCAATGCATAGGAGTGTTGACATTTGTTGAACCTATCTTATCGCTCACAACAGGTTCAATACATTTTTCATAAATAAGTTGATTTTGTCCGCTAGAAGACTCAAACGCTTTATATGCGTTACTAGCAGTAATCAAGTTGAATCTGGTTTTGTACCATTCTTTCGTTCTTTGAGCCGCTTGAGGGATACTTTTTAGATATTCCAATTGAGCTGTAAGGACTGTTTTATCTTTTTGATAAACAGGTTTATTATAAGTTCCGGATAATGAACGCCTTGGAATATGATTTGAATAAAATAAATCCGTTGAGATAGAAACAAGTGCATTTAATTCGTCATGTAATAGTTCTTCGTAATAAATAGGTTGTTCGAAAGGCGAGTATTGTTCGCATTGAATCAGGATTAATTCAAAAATCGTATCTATCATATCTTCATGGAATGTAGGTAGTGATATTGCCCGGGGATTGTCATTGATATATTCATACATCATCTCAAGAGAACTTTCAATAATGTCGGATTGTTCTTTTTCTGAAAACAGCGCGATATGTTCATTTGCGATGTCATCTCCATTGTATGTATCAGAATCATCCGATTCTTCGAAAATACTTTCTATGATATCTTCCAAATCGTCTAAATCATTAAAATACTGTAGATGGTTCATCATATAATTATATATATATATATATGATGATAAGATGTGTTTAAGGTGTAATATTATTTATTTATCATGGTTGTTCCAAAGAGGTTTTTACTAAGTCATCGTCCAGATTCATATTACTGTTGTTTCTTTGAGGTAAATTTTTTAATGTAGATACTCGTTTATCAGTATTTTTCAATGTATATTTCTTGGTCGTTTTCGAATAAAATAATCCAGGTATATCCTTTATTTTACCAGTATCTTTATCGTAAGAAATGTCTTTAACACGATGAATACGTTTTTTATTAATACATTCCTTTAAAAAGTCTGATATTTTTTTTGATTCAGTGTTATCCAGCTTATTATTTTCGGCGTAATCTTGAGCATATTCGATAATCTTTTGCATTTTCATAGTTTTATCCAATTTTGTCCACAGGTCTTTCTGATTTGTATTCATGTCATTTTGTAAAAACGTATCTAATTTATTAATGTCACTTGTAGCAGTAGTCTGTTCATCTTTTATTTGTCCACCATTCATTAACATGGTCTTGTATTTTAGATTTTTTAGCTCTTGACAAGTTTCCTCTTTTTTAGTAGTTTCCATCTATATTTATATATAACTTTAAGTTTAATTCCCTTTTTATATAATATATACTTTATCTTATGGACTCGCCAGATAATCCAAATAATACAAAGAAAACAATCAATATACAAGGAACTGGAACACGATATATGATGAACAAGGTAACCATGACAAAGAAGGTCAACGTTGAAAAAAAACTTATAAATGAATTAAATATTGACAATACATATTTGTACTCCGAACATCAATTATCCATATTAATAGAACATTCCAAAAATGAAACAAAGCTAGAAGATAACATACAGTCACAAACTTCATATGATGACGACCATACCGTAGAGAGAAAAAGAATATATGACATTTTACTTAATGAAGTTTCGAAAAAACTAGGCAGTTATAAACAACAAGATAAAGTAAAAAAGGTCTATGATGAAGACAAAAATATTGACTTAATGTCAATGATTGCGTTATTATGTGAAAAAAAACTAACATGTTATTATTGCGAAGAATCATGTTGTGTCTTATATAAAATCCAGAGAGAATCAAAACAATGGACGTTAGACCGTATTGACAATGATATTGGACATTATAAAGAAAATGTGGTGGTATCTTGTTTAGAATGCAATTTGAAAAAAAGACGTCGCACTAAAGAAGACTTTTTGTTTACAAAACAATTGCGTATTGCGAAATTACAGGGAGAAAAATGAATTACTTAGTAATTCATTCATCAATCATAGGGTTTTCTACGCAAATGTCTATACACCCATTCCCTTGAACATATCAGTTAAACTATCAAGATCTTTTTTCAAGCGAGTTTTTACTTTTCTATCCAACGATTTTTTTTCTCTTTCTTCTTTGTAATGACTTCCTTTTACGGATGGTTTTGAAACTCGCGAGGATTTCCTTGTAGGAGCCTGATGTTCCTTTGTGGGAACACCACCGCGAACACCTCTTCGCTTTGTAGCTCTATGACTTTTACGTCTTCTATGTATATGACTTTTTCTACGGGTAGGCATATTTATATATTATACAAACAAAATATAATATCTAAATATTTATTTATTTGAATATTCTAAATGGGAACGGTGTATTACTTACCGATTTTATCAAAATAAGCGTTTAGTGCGGATACTGTGCGGTCACCCTCGTAATCTACGAAACCTCCTTCTTGGTCAACTACAATCACCGTGGGAAAAGACTTTACATTGTATTTTTCCAATTCACCTGATTTCGCATCAATATTCTCAACCTTGCTCATCTTAACAGGACCCTTGTATTGAGCAACAAACTCGGTCCATACAGGACTGAACTCTTTACAGTATTTACAGTTTTCCATGTAAAAATAAGTGGCTGATGTGGGATTGCTAAAATATTCACGACGAGGGCCGATCTTAAAAAACATGGAAAAAATCAACATTGCTAATACCATCACAAGCACTATCATTAGTAGGTCGCGCACAGGTTTACTCTTCATCATTTTACAAGCCTTGTTTAATAGTCGGAACATAGGAACGATATATTATATATTTACTATAGATAAAATATATAATTAGAATTAGAAAATGTTCTTACATCAAAAAACGAGTGAAATAGGTTGTCAATGTGAACAAAATACCACCCCACAATGAGTCAATTACAACGGCAGTCATATTCCATTTAGTAATAATGGCATAATTAGTGGTCTCATAAACGCCATAAATAAGGAATCCCAATAAAAACGCATCAAGTAGTGATTTTCTGGGGCCTAATATGAAATAATTTATGCCTAAAATAAGAAGAAAATAACATAATACGGCCCCTAGCATTTTGAACTGGAAAGGAGAACTTTGTATTTTCGATATCATATTTCGAAAGAACCCCCCGACAGTCGAGAGATAGATAGAGTCGAGTAGAAGCATCACAATTCCAGAAAGGACAATTTCTTTCATTCTCATATTTTCGAACATGAGAGAAACCAAAATATTTGTATTATATCAAGATAATAAGTATTCACTCTATATTTTTAAGATAATTATATGTATATAATAAATATAGAATGACAGATTATCTTAAAAGTCAAATTATAACGTATATGGGAAATAAACGGAAACTTTTAGATAAAATCAGTGGTGTAGTTGATGATGTCTCTCATAAACTCGGAAAAACACACATATCAGTAGGAGACGGATTCTCCGGGTCAGGAATTGTATCTAGGTTACTTAAAACCAAAACAACTACGCTCTATACGAATGACATCGCCGGATATTCCAAAACGTTGAACGAATGCTTTCTCTCTACTCCTTCTACTCAAGAACTGAAAAAGGTATGTGTTTATATTGATAAGACAAACGAGATAGGTGAGAAAGCATGTTTTTATGGATTGAACGAGGTAAGTTCTGACCCGTGGGTTTCTAAATATTGGGCGCCTCAAAAAGATGAAGACATAAAAGAAACTGACCGTGTGTATTTTACCCGTAAAAATGCTATAAAAATAGATGCGATGCGAGATTACATAGAAACAATACCGACAAAATATAGGTCATATGTATTAGCATTATTGCTCGTAGAAACATCTATACACAATAACACAAATGGACAATTTGCCGCTTTCTATAAAAACGGAGATGTGGGTGCATTCGGTGGAAAAAATGGGGTGGACGTAAGACGAATTACAAAAGATATTCATTTGCCTTATCCTATTTTATGTGATAATCCGTGTGATGTTCATATCTCTCAACAAGATACCAACGAATGGGTAAAAAACATACCGGAACTGGATTTAGTTTATTATGATCCTCCTTATAACAAGCATCCTTACAATATTTATTATTTTTTGCTGGATATAGTGAATGACTGGGACAAAACTATAGAAGTTCCGGATACATACCGAGGACAACCCAAAAATTGGACAAGGTCTAAATATAATAGTTCAAAAGATGCTAAGGATGCCTTTAAAGACTTGATGGATAATACTCGGTCCAAATATGTGTTGATTTCTTATAATAGCACGGGTATAATTAATATCGATGATTTGATGGCATTATTAGAATTGTATGGTGATGTGAAAAAATTCGTTTTAGAACATAAAACGTATAATAAGTTGAAAGGCATTGGGAATTATAAAAGGGAAAAGGATGATGTAGAAGTAAAAGAGTTTTTATTGCTAGTAGAAATGAAACAAAAGAAACAAGTAACAAATAAGTTCTAATTAGAAATTAAATATATATATGGATTGTATATTAATCCATGGAAAATCAGTTTCAAAAACAATACGAAGAGAGAAAATGGTCGACGGGTGAAAGTTATAAGAGATCGCCGCGAACAAGAAAAATATACGCGGAGTTAGATGAAGAAGATAGAAAGAATATTGCGTCGGCCGCACAGCAACAATCGTTATTATCAGAGGATGATTGGTCAAATAACCAGTCGTCCTCTTGTTTGTTGATTAATAATGAAATATCAACAGATTCAAACAAACGCGAAGACTCATATGATAGGATGGCGCAGCGTGAAATGATGGGTCAATGTGGATTAAGTCCATTTTCGACAAATACTTTTTCTCAAGACATGAATGCCCAGGAAGATTTTTTGAAACCCAAAAATACGAACCTGGACAATTAAAGTTTTTGGAAACAAAAAATATTAAAAATTGACGAGGTATATAAAATACATGATATTGACAAGAATACTATACTATTATCAAAATATTACAATGTCGACAAACACAACACCCGAAATCGAGTGTTGCGTTTGTTATGAACCTATACAAAAAACGAATGTAAGCACTACTCCTTGTGGACATACGTTTTGTTTCCAATGTATTTTACGATGTCTGGATGTAAACAATACATGCCCTTATTGTAGGACAGTGTTGCGTGAAGAAAAAGATATTATATCTACTGATGATGATGATGACGACGATTATGATGATGAAACAGAAGGCGACCGTGATGATGAAAGGATAGAAAGGGAAACATCATTTCGGTCCAGTTGGTCCATGAGGGTAGACCAATTAGATAGACAGCGCGAACAATATAAATATGAACAAGACGTAAAAACAGGTTACATGGACATGATTTGGGATAAGACCTCTAACCCGGTTAATGGTCTTATCAGGGTCGAGGAAGAGGAAACGATGATAAAGGAACTAGGCATATCATTCATAGAGTATATTGCCCTGAATAACGGGAGATACGATGAATCTATGGATTATGTGGCACTAGAGAACAAACGTAAGAAATACAATCTTGAATGTGATAGGAGAGGAAACGAGAGAAAGAAAGAATACGACGAACGACATTCATTTATGGAAGAAGATGTCAGACGACATAATCGTCAAGATGGCAGACGACATAATCGTATCGCGGTCTCGAATATTCCAATTCATATTGTTCGCATCGGAGATATTCCAATTCCTATTGTTCGCATCGGAGAAAGCCGTCGCCTGTATAGCCCCTCAATTTTGAGCAGACTCGGACAATCAGTGTAAACTTATGTAATGTATAAGTCTGTATAAATTAAAAAATTAAAAACAAACTAAAAAAAATAAGCACTCTTGTTTTTTTTGCTTTGGTATACACAAAAGCGTTATATTGGTATTACTAAACAATAATTTATTATTATAATATATAAATAATGACTACTACAAATTTTAAAACTAATAATAAGGATTTAGGAGAAATATTTTATGCAAGAACAAATGTTGACCCTCAAATAAACTTTAATACTAATTATATTATTCACAATACAAATCAAAATACAAATATTGATTTAAAAGAACTATTTTATCCATATATACATGGCAATAAGGCTCAACTTACGAATTTTAAAACTAATAATACAGATTTGAATGAATTATTTCAAAATATAAATATACCTCCTATATTGCAATATACAATTAGTGATCAAACTAAATATACAGTTGTTACTAACAATAATAATACCCAATTTACATTTGTATTTGCTGATTATATACTCCCTTTGACAACTAATCCAGAAATTGGTACTAGCTCAACTAGTAATTCTATCACATTCGAACAAGAAGTAACTGCAACTATTACAATAATTAGCGGCGGTGGTGGAGGTGGGTCTAATGATCTTGCTAAAAGTGACGGAGGTGGTGCTGGTCAAGGCGGAGAGACACATACATCTCAATATACTATAAATGAAAATCAACCAATTAATATTGTTACCGGCGCATCTGGTATCGGCGGTATCGGCGGTGCCGATTACAATGGTAAAAATGGCGGCTCAAGTATTGTTACAATTAGTCAAGCTACTTATACTGTATTGGGTGGTGTAGGAGGCATAGGTTCTGATAGTGGCGGCGGTAGTGGCGGAAGTGGTAGTGGTAATGGCGGTTATGGTGGTTATGGTGGTACTAGCAGCAGCGTTAGCGATGGTGAAAATGGTGGTATTGGTCAAAGTGTTAATTCTATTTTTGATAACAGTATTGTATGGTATTTTGGTGGTGGTGGTGGAGGAGGGTCACATTACCATCAACAAGGTTCATCAAAAGGCGGACAAGGTGGTGGAGGAGGTGCTGGTCAAGGCCAAGAGGGTAATGATAATCTAGAATATAATGGCCCAAATGGTATTTATTATTCAAAAGATCCATCAATTGGTAAAAATTATAAGAGTGGTTATCCAGGAACTGGTGGTGGAGGATCTGGAGGAAATGGTCAAGGAACATTGTTGGAATCTGGTGGAAATGGGGGTTCTGGAATTATTATAATACAAATCTCATTATAAATTATTTCAATATCTAAAAAATAATTATTGAAATATGGTATATGGTAAGGTGGGTATTTGTTTACTTGTGTTGGATAACCACCACCTTTTTTTTCTTGCTGGCTTCCATAAAAGCCATGAATCCGAAGATGCCTCCAATAATGAGAAGGAAAGGAATAAGAACAAGGATCCAAGAAATAGTAGAATGTCCTTTACGACATAGGTAGTTCAATAGATAAGTCCATAGGATAATCCATAAACCTTTCATAATGAAAGCCCCAAGGTTTAGTTTGTAAAAGGCGCCAATTATTAAGGAAATGATGGCAAGTATTAAGTAAATATGTGCGGGTGTACAAAGTGTGTTCATTATAATATATAGTAATATAATAAATCAAATATATCTATCAAAAAAAGATTTAAATATAAAAAGAGAATGTATTCAAAAATAGTATGAACTATTCAACGCAAAACGATTTATTATTACAAACATTGCTAACATTTTACCAAAAAAATAATAATTTGGACAAGATGTTGAATATTATTACAGGCGATTCAAGGATTTCATTGCGAATTGTTGATTGGTTTGTCACTAATTATGCTAAAAAAGAATATACGTTATATTCGATTGAAGATGACTACGGAAATACACGAAGATTCAAGGTTTATGTAGACTATAAGTCAAAGTTGAAGGCATACTCAAAGAAAAGATTTGACCCATTTTGTAGATGGGACCGAATTAGTATTCCCTATAAAAACGAATCGTGTATTGAAACCACAATAGGACAATTGAATTTTTTCAAGTGGGTATTAGAAAATAAAATTGTGAAATATATTGAAGAACATTATGAAGATATTGAAAATGATATGAATAGTAGAAATAGTACCTCGAGAAAAAAAGAGCATTCACTGGATAATAATAAGACACGAAAAAAGCGAGAAGAGTTGACTGCTTCCGCTACCAAAAGTATTATTAAGGAAAAGGTAGAAATAGAGGTAACATTTGGATAAGTAACAGGTAGTATTTGGGTTTTTTAACTTAAAAATATTTTATAAATCATTATATCATTAAAATAATAATATAATGGGAAATATCCAAACGATTCATTCGGTCCAAAAGGCGAGTTTTGAAGACATACAATATTGTATTGAACATACTCATGACCATATTTTGATTAGTACCTTACCGGTATATCAACAAGAATGTTTGATATTGAAAACAATATCTGCTTCTGTAGAAGAAGACCTAATCAATAAGGTAATAAATGAAGGTCAAAATAAGAATATGAGGGTCATTATTTATGGAAGTAATTACAGCGATGAAACAATATATGATAAATATACCCAATTGAGTAAGTTAGGGTTTACAAACATATATGTTTATCCTGGAGGGGTATTTGAGTGGTTATTGTTACAAGATATTTATGGTAAGGAAGACTTTCAAACGACAAGCGACCAGTTAGATATATTGAAATACAAACCAAGTAATATAATACATGGTGGAAATAGATTATTAGAAAACGGTTGAAAAAAAATAATATGATGTATAGTGTGGTGTATTGTATTTTTTTTCATACTCGTTTATTTCCTTGATTATTGTTTGTCACTTTCAAATATAACATCATTTATTTGGTTCATCCACGTTTCTAAAGTATCAGACTTTTCAAATATATCATTGTTTCCGTCTAATACGTGTGAGAATGTATTTTTCATTTTACTATAAATCATTTCTTCATGATGTACATCACATGTTTTCAAATATTCTAATTCAATAATACTTTCCCCATTTCTAGAACGTTTATTAATGCGTTCCAAACATTTTTCTGGAGCTGTTTTTACATATATCATTTTGTTAATAGGGTAATCCTTGGCAAAATATTCAAACCATTTATTGTAAATTTCAAAATTAACTTCTTCAATCTTATCATTTCTGTATAACATCAATGCAAATACATGTTTATCTGTATAAAGTGACCTTTCTGTAATGAAAATACTGGATTCAGGATTTTGTTCGATTGCTTGTTTCATAGCCTGTAACCGAGAAATATATGCCATCATTTGGAATGAAAAGGCATATTTAGATTGATTTTTATAAAATTTTGATAAAATAGTTTGACCATCTTCATCTTTAATTGTATCCCATTCATCTACAGGTTCATTAATAAACACGATTTGTTTGTTATTTTTATATTTGGTCCGCAATTGTTCTAACAACGTAGATTTACCTGACCCGATATTACCCTCAATGGATATAATAACTGGGGAAGTAGGGGAAGTAGGGGAAGTAGACATTTGTGAAGAAACGAAAGTGGTCATTTGTAAAGTAATAGAATAAATTAATAATAATGTAACGATTTCAATTTTTATTTATTGGTCTGTCGGAATATAATACATGTATTCACTTGTCATAAAGCATTTTAATATTTACAAAATATATATATATTACAATGTTAAATATATATAGATTGATACCACATTATTGTTATTATTAAAAAATTGAAAAAAACGGTATAGTAATATTTCATTACAATATATACATAATTCAATCATAATTATTCAAAATGGATTTAAAACAGTCGAAACTAACGAAAACAGAATGGGAATCCATCGAGAGACCTTGTTCTGAAAATGAAAAGGCAATATTTGATTTGATTATAAAGGGTTCATATGATACTCATATCAAATACAACAAAAACAAATCATTAATTTCCTATTTAAAAATACAAAAATCACTGGGTGTAGAATATTACTTGTTCAATACTTATTTTAAAGATGCTTTGAATAACCTACATATTTTGAAAGACATTGATTATAAAATTGTTCAAAACCAAACAAACACGTTGAAAAAAATGGACGTAATGAGATTAGAGAATAACAAATTAGAAAACATAAATAAAACAAATATTTACGAATATGTTTTGTTGAATATTTGGCAAAAACTTGTAAAGTATAAAGATAATGATGATGATGACTGGGTAGTAGAATATTTTAAGTTGTATAAACTCACACAAAACAGTGTGATTGATATTAATCATTACTTCCTCGAAGTATTGCATAAGTTTTTAGATAAATACAAAAAGGAAGCAGAGATTGAATATATTGTATCTTCTGCTGATGAAATATATGAAGACGACTCCGTATTACTTGATTATGAAGATATGACTCTTTATCAACATCAAAAGGAAATATTTCATCATATGAATAACCCACATTTCGAGAGCAATATGGAATTATTTGATAATAATGAATCAAACGAAGCACAACATACGCAATTATCTCCTAAATTAGTATTATACATTGCGCCTACAGGAACCGGAAAAACCTTAACTCCTCTGGGGTTAAGTGAAAAATATCGTGTGATATTTATATGTGCTGCTAGACATGTAGGTTTGGCATTGGCTAAATGTGGTATATCTGCGAATAAAAAAGTAGCCTTTGCATTTGGTTGTGATAGCGAAGAAGATATACGTCTTCATTATTTCGCAGCATCTGAGTACTCGATTCATAGAAGGTCAGGTGGAATTGGTAAGGTAGATAATAGTGTAGGCAACAAGGTAGAAATCATGATTTGTGATGTTAAATCTTATTTGTGTGCAATGTATTACATGAAAAAGTTCAATCCAGTGGAAAACTTATTAGTATATTGGGATGAGCCTACCATTACTATGGATTATGAAGAACATGCTATTCACGAAGATATCCACAATAATTGGAAACAAAATGAAGTTCCTAATATTGTGTTGTCGTCAGCGACTTTACCTAAGATATATGAATTACAAGATACGATTGATAGTTTCAAGGAAAGGTTTCCAAACGCAGAGGTTCATAATATAACCAGTTATGATTGTAAGAAATCCATCCCGATTATAGACAAAAACGGTTATGTTGTATTACCTCATCACATTAGTAAAGAATATGGTGATATAAAAGAAATAGTCAATCATTGTAATGAAAACTTGACATTGCTTAGATATTTTGACCTCAAGGAAATAGTGGAATTTATCATGTTTGTAGAAGAACATAATTATATACCCAATCAGTATCTGGTTGATAAATGTTTCGAAACCTTCGACGATATTACTGTACAAAATATTAAAATACACTACTTGCGTATCTTAGGTAAAATACCGAATGGCTTATGGGGAGCAATTTATGTTAGTCTGAATAACAATAGACAGAAACGTATTGGTGCTCAATCAAAATCCTCTACTAGTAATAAAGCAACAGCTACATCAAGTGGGTCTGCTATGTACATAACAACAAGTGATGCTCACACATTAACAGATGGACCCAGTATATTCTTATCTGAAGATGTGGAAAAAGTAGCCAAGTTTTGTATTCAACAAGCAAATATACCCGATAAGGCTATCAATGATATCATGGAAAAGATTGCATACAATAATAAAATCAACGAACGTATTGATGTTATTGAAAAGAAGTTGGAAGTAATAGAAGAACAGAATAATACTAAAAACGCGGAGAATAATAGTGTGGATACAAAAGGGAAACGCGGTGGTAAAAAAAACACGAATAGTAAATCAGGGTCTAATAACGATTCAAAAAATCCTGGTATAAAAAAAATGAATGAAGAACTACAAACTCTACGTTCTATGATTAAAACCGCCAACTTGAATGAAACCTTTGTTCCGAATAGTAAATTACATCTTGATAAATGGGCACCAGATAACAAAGACGGAAAATCATTTACTAGTAATATCGACGAAGAGACTATTATAGATATTATGAGTTTACATGGAATTGATGATAGTTGGAAAGTATTATTATTGATGGGTATAGGTGTATTTATGAACCATAGTAATATTGCGTATACCGAAATAATGAAAAAGCTGGCAGATGAGCAAAAACTATATTTAATTATTGCTTCAAGTGATTATATTTACGGAACAAACTATCAGTTTTGTCACGGTTATCTGAGTAAAACGATGGAACTAACCCAGGAAAAAATTATTCAATCATTAGGACGTATTGGTCGTAGTAATATTCAACAAAAATATTCGATTCGCATACGAGATGATAACCAAATAAAGAAAATATTCTATAAAGAGGAAGATAAAATGGAAGTAAAAATGATGAATCGTTTGTTCAGTCGAGATAGATAGAATATATACTTGCTTATACGATAATATTTTATTAGTCTATTCTGATTCTGATTCTGATTCTGATTCTGATTCTACATCTATCTCCAGTTGTATGTTTAACTGTGGGTTATTTTCATCCAAATTATAATTTACCCTCGCAATAGGGTTTTTTTTATCCAAATTATCATTTACTCTCGCAATAGGTTTATTTTCATTCAAATTATCATTTACATTCGCAATATCTCGTGCTTTATTTGGAGAAAAAAAAGATTGTGGTTTCGTTATAAACCACGTAGCATCGTGTTCGATTTTTTTCTTTTCCTCTTGCTTGATTTCTCTTTGTTTGTTTTGAAAGTATTCATCAATCGTATATTGATTCACACGTCCCAGATTATCTAGATTTGTTTTTTGCTTTCTCAATACATACTTATACGGATCCCTCCACTGATCAAAAACAAGGAATGGTAATTTAAATTTGTCAAAATAGCTTTTGACAACAGAAATGGGAGGAGCAATATTATTTTTTTGAACCCATCCCGGGTGTTCGGCGTTTCGGTCATATACATACATTTCTTCTACATCTGATAGAAGGTCATGTATTAAATTAGTATGTTCTTCAGGACGACTTTTCAGAACAAGTTTTTCATATTCACTATACTTTTCATCCAAATAACTCTTTGCGTCGACCCTTCTTCTAGAGCGTTCTATATTCAATATTTTGAATATTTCTATACTTAATTTATAATAATCTTTATGAGATGAAAGCTCTTGTTCCATTTTGTTTTGTATATTCAGAAATAACTCAATGCTAGAAATAATACCTGTAACCAGAGCAACTATACTGGTGAGAATGGATATTAGATTTTGGTCCACTAGAGATTGGAGACCTACCGAACAAAATGTATTGCCCGCACTTAGTATAATGATAGGAATACGAAATAATTTATTGATGTGTTTGTAATATTGATATTTATAGTTATGATAACCACTAAATTGTGTACAATTACGTCGTAACTTGTCAAGTAATCTTTCTATATTGTCTGTCCATGATAATGTATTTTCATCTTCTTTATCAATAGTTAGACTATTGTTATTTTCACTCATAAGCTATATCTATATATCTATATTATTTAATATAGATATACCCGTGTGTTTCAATTATAGATAAACATTCGTTGTTCTAATTATATGGGTTCTACAAATAATACAGGTATTACTTACTTACGGAGAAGATGGAACATTCCCTTGATGAATGATACGAATATAAAATCCAATGAAGTTATTATTATCGTTATTATGTAATTCTCGATGGAAACGTTCTATAAACTTATCGGTAGAGGATACTAACGCAGGACCCTCTTCAGCAGGAATATTTTCTTCAATGTGTTGATTCATGAGAACAAGTTCGAACTCTTCTCTTAATTGAAAATGTTCGCGGATGAATTGTCTGGACATAGAAAGGAAATCATTGATTGACCAAGATTCTTCAACATGAAAATATGTGCTACGTGTTGTTAACGCAATTTTGAAATAAACCCGATACATCTTATAATAATTTGATTGTAAATATATAAATATTCCTTGTATAATTTTCAATTTATTCGTTACTTCATTCAAAATAGAAAAAACGAGTTTATCGCTATAAATAAATATTATTTCAATATTTTCATACTTAGTAACTCATTATCAGATGTTATATTCCAGGAGTCTTACTTTGTTTGTTGGATAACGTCAGGCGTGGAACTAAATAACCATATCAGTTCATCATTCAACAATTGTTCATCTTTATTTATCTTTATTTGTTTGGCTTCAATATTATTTTGTTTTGTTGTAATATATTCTTTACATACTCCGCAATGGTCTTCATTCGAATACATCACTTTTAAATCCACTTTATGTTTATCAACATGGGTTCCCCATCTACCAAGTCGCAGATGAGGGCGTGGTTGTAGTCTTGACTCTGATACAGCACTACGTAGGACATTTACGATATGTGTGAGGGTGATTTTCTTTGTAACAGACATGACAATAATATGATTATGATTTATAATGTTGTAATACTACTTGTTATGATACTACGTATCAATTTTATATTTGTATTTTTTTTAACACTGCGTTTAGGATAAGCAGATGATGTAGTTATCATATTATAATAGTATAATATGATAGATGTTTAATTTAGTTTAATGAACAATATATATAGAATATAGTTAAATTAATTACTGTACGCGAGGCCACCCATACCACTCATGATACGAAGAACATTGTAGTTGGTAGCGTAAACACGGACCTTGGCAGTGCGGGTTCCCTCAACTGTGGCGTTGGAAAGAACAAGCTGTAGAGTAGCATTGTCAATACGAGAGAAGTTACATGTGCCAGAAGGCTGGTGCTCCTCGGGGCGAAGGGCAAAGGAGTACACGTTGATACCGGTGTCGGGGTTACGTGTGTGGACCTGGTAGGGTTGAACCTCGTCGAAGTAAGAACCCTCACGCTCAGAGAAGCGGTCTTGGCCGTTAAGTTGAAGCTTGGCGACAACAACGGGATTCTGACCCCAACAATGCATGTCAAGAGATGTCTCTGTAAGAACGAATGTTCCGGCATCAGAGACAGAGGAGTTCGCGTTGTGGTTAGTGTTGGGAGAACCGTTGAACTGGTTGATGGTGGAAAGACCGATAGAAGCTAGGGCAGCAGCTTGATCTTGTCCAGGGTTCAACGCAACCTGGGGACCACCGAAGTTGGTCTCGTTGTATGCGTTGTCGTAAGCACCACCGTGCCAGTAGCCGGTGAAACCCTCGGCAGCATCGGAATCAAGAGCACCGGCGTCCTGGAATAGACCACGGGCATCAATGAAGGCGTTCTGGCCAGCAGTGGCGTCGGGGCCACCGAAGGCATGGACGGCGTTGGGAAGAGCATCAACGGCATCAGTGTAGTTAAAAGGCTGGGCACCAAGAAGCTTGAAAAGAGTGGCATCACATAGAAGAGATGAACAGTAGTCAACGTTGGCATCAGGCTGAACAACCCAGATTAGCTCCTTAACGGGGTGGTTAAAGTTAAGCTTGATCTTGTTGGAAGAAGAACCAACAGACTCGTCACCAGTGAATTGAAGCTGGGTGATCAAGTACTCGTGGGGGTTCTGGGCGAATCTACGACGCTCATCGGTGTCAAGGAAGACGTAATCAACGTATAGAGAGGCGGCAACCAAAGACTGGTTATAGGCAATGGTGGCAGTAACGGGTGTACCAACGTTGTATTGTTTGGCAGCAGCGTTGGGCTGGTCTCCGTTGTTGCAACTTAGACTGGTAACAGCCCATAGACACTCATCAATGGGGCGAAGATCAAGGTTGATCTTGACCTCGTGGTATTGAAGAGCAATCAATGGAAGAGCAAGTCCGGGGTTGGTACAAAACCAGAACTGAAGGGGAATGTATAGAGTTGTCTCGGGAAGGGCGTTACGGGGGGCACATACCTGACGAGGAGCATCGGAGTCACAGGGACCATCAACATCGGCGAAAGAGGGATCGGTGATGAATGTAAGCTGAGTGGTATTACCAATCATCTTGAAGTAACCACGTTGTTGCTCAGCAGTCATGGTAAGTTGGTTCCAGATGTGCATCCAGTCACCATATTGACGGTCAATGCGTTGACCACCAATCTCGACCTCAACCTGGGCAATGATTTGCTCACCAGGGAAATCTAACCAACGGGCATAAACAGAGTTTTGACCGGAGCTAACGCTGGCACTGTTACCCATAAGCTGGTTGACCTCGGGAAGAGTAACCTGAAGATAGGTACGGTATGCAAGATCACCATTACGACTGATAGTACATGTTACACGACGACCGAAATCGGCTTGGCCGTTGAAGGTCTGCTCAATAGACTCAATGGCGAAGTTTGTATAACGACGGTAAGTGACTTTCCAGAATGTAATCTGGGGATTTCCTGTAAGATAGACATCTTGGGCGCCGTAGGCGACGAGTTGCATTAGACCACCTCCCATTGTATATTATACTATCTCTAAAGAAAAAAAAAATGGATTTTAATTTAATTAATTATTTAATTAAATAAAACAATAAAACGATTTTGACACGTCATGATTCTAGTTTATTAATATCAAAGTTATCGTGTAAGAATGATGCTAAATATGAATCTAAAAATATCTCCTTTTTTCCTTCATGGTTTTTACTAAAGGTATAGGAGTCCTTGTTTTTTTTAACACACCATCCATCATTGATGGCATTATAAACGAATATCATTTTTCTAAACTGAATACTATCCATTTTGATTTTACTATTATTTTGTAGATATATATTCATGTTCATAATTATGTTATCTATGTTTTCTTTATTATATCATTTCGAGAAAACTTTTTTCTATTTCAAACTTGAATCATATAATGAAAAAGTATGAAAAGGTATGAAAAAGTATGAAAAGGTATGAAAGAGTATGATAAGTATTTTATTTCGCTGATGATTTCGTTAAATCATATAGGTACATAACTGACAGCAATATGATACGTCCAATAACCAGTCCTATCAAATCAAGTGTAATTGTGGATGTAATTGTAATGCCATAAATAGTCTCTAAAATACTTTTAATGAAGTACGATAATATTAACCCAATAGTTCCTGTATATGCCGCGATAAATCCTACATCTAATAAGTGATTCGGTATAAATAATTCTATATAGTTTGATAAATAATCATCTCCTACAATAAATAAACCACCAGAGATAAAACTAAAACAGGTGAAATATACAAGAGGGAATATCACGTTTAATACTGTTTTGGACTTTATTGTCAAGATGTTGTATGGAGCCCGTTTTGCGAGTATCCCAAAAATTACTACAATGGAAATAATAATTCCGTTAAACCATATGAAGTTTTTGCGATTGGTTTCTGTGCTTTTTGTTTCTGTGCTAGAAGACATATAATATAAGAAACGAAATTAGTTAGTTATAATTTGTATGAAATATAATATGTATAATATGTATTTGTTCAATCAAACAATCATTTTCCTATTATTTTTGTTTAAATAGAACACCTAAACTATACAAATAAATGCCCTCTTTTAAACAAAAACCCACAAAAAAAATATTGGTGAATCAAAAAAGTTTGTCTACATTGGATGGAAAGCATCATGAAATGATTTCCGAGTTTAATAAGGAAGAAACAACCGATATTCCTAAATTAAAATCGGAAATACGAAAGTTCAGACACAAGCTAACAACCACGAAAAAACTAACAATAGAAGAGAAAATGGAATTACAAGATAAAATATTAGAAAATGTTGAACATATAAAAAACATAAACAAGAAAAAAAAACAATATTTATTGGACAACTCGAAATATGTATTTGAATACTTTGAGAACAAGAAAAATGTTTCTAATGGAGAAGAACACACGCAGAAAAATAACAAACTAGATACATTTTTCAAAATAACGGATAATACACATCAGGAAGCAATTGTAAACGAGAATATATTTCAAAAATATTTAAGCAATATTGATAATACGTATTTAGACATAACCAAAATAACGGTTAACTGTGAAACATGTAAAGCATGTTATAAAGGTGAAATGATACCCATAGTAGACGAAGGAGTGTTGATGTGTAATATTTGTTATGTAAATATTCCCTACTTGATAGAGAATGAAAAACCTTCGTACAAAGAGCCCCCGAAAGAAGTTTGTTTTTATGCTTACAAGAAAATCAATCATTTCAAAGAAATATTAGCGCAATTTCAAGGAAAAGAAACGACCCAAATACCGGTAGAAGTCATTGAAGGGTTGAAACAACAAATAAAGAAGGAGCGTATTGAATACAGTGATTTAACCTATTACAAACTCAAAGATTTATTGAAAAAACTGGGATATAACAAATATTATGAACATATCAACTTTATTAAAGATAAAATGGGTATATCACCTCCAATTTTTAGTCAAGAATTGGAGGAGATACTATGTAATTTTTTTATGGAAATACAATATCCTTATGCTAAACACTGTCCAGATTATCGAGTTAATTTTTTACACTATTATTATGTATTATATAAATTGTTGGAATTATTAGATGAGAGCCAATATATAATGGAAATACCTATGTTAAAAGATCGCGAAAAATTATTGGAACAGGACAACATATGGAAACATATCTGTAAAGACCTGGATTGGGAGTTTATAGATACAATTTAGTATCTTTTCATTTCAGAATAAATTTTTTAATAATATTTATATGTTGTATAGTTGCTTCCATTTATAAATTAATATAAAAAAATATTTATATTAATTTTGTCTCATTTTAAATCTTCAAGTGTGTAATAAAGAAAATAAGAAATTAGATGATGCTTAATTTTCCATATTTTTCTCCCATTAATATATGCTTGTATGTCCCATCATGATTTTTTGGTGCCATCATTGTGAAATTGACGTTTGACTGAAAAAGCATCATGAAGTCTGAGCCACCGAAAAGAAAATTTCCGAGCCCTTCTCCTTTGTTGTGGTGTCCCAGAATTGGCCATGTTAAATTACATGAACTAACCTGAGCCATTCCCATTGGAATTAGCGCAACTAGGCCATATTTTTCTGTCTTGAGAATAGCATATGCATGTGTCTGTTTATACTGCCATCCAAGACTATCATTTGGAATAAATTTCTTTTGTTGTTCACTCCATGTGACACTCAATGTAACTCCACGAGTGACAGTATGATGCTCAATTACTTCTCCAGATAGCGGGTAATGATATCTATGATAATCATTAACATTCAAGAATGCATGAGTTAGAGTTCCATTAGCGAATTCATTCGCGTATTTTGAGCCTTGTAAAAGATCGACATGTATGTTTTTATAATCCAATAGTTTTACTTTGACATTTTGGTTAAGTTCCCCAATGTCATTTATCTTCCAAACACCTTGTGGAACTGAATCTGCTGGGCTTGTGACGATGCTATTATCATCCTTATTGCTTATAGGATGAGATTCAGATGGAGATGATAGAGTTCTAGAAAACCATTCATTAAATGTCCTCCATATATTTCCTTTTTCATACCATCCAGAACTCATATTGAACTCTCCTGACTGTACAATTTTATTGTAATATATATTATTCCAAGATTTATCAGTATCTAAGTATTCTCCAATAGCTACTACATATTGGAGTAACCATTCCTGGAAGATCGGATAATATTGAATACTATTTTTAAATAAACCAGAGTTTTTTAAATCCTCGAGTGGTTGATCAATCAAAAAATAGAAATAACATATCCCGTCTAGCATATCTTGCTTTGAGACGGTGTCACTATTAGTTAGTTGATCGGGTGTATGAAGCACATAATTATTTATGAATAAAATATACTCGTTAATATTTTTGACCTTATTTTTTTCCTCGAAGTTTATTTTGCTACTAGCCATCTTTATGGATTTCTCTAACATATCATATAAAATGGGATTTTTTTGCAATCGTGTAATTAATTCTTGCACAACTGGCAACATATTATGTTTTGAAAGATCATTTGTCGTAGTATCCCCTAAAATTGGTTCTTTAGGATGATTTATCATTATTCTTAAATACAATTATGTTATTTTAATAATATTTATATTTAATACAAACGCATTTTATGTGTAAATAGGTGTTGTAATTGTGTGTGTATGACCATGCTCATGACCATCAACATGTTTAGTTTCACTGATTTTGATAAAAATCATTGTTCCATAGAAAAATGTGAAAATAAGACCAAGAACTAGCAATCCTTTGTCTTTAATTAATTTACCATATATACACCATAAAAGATTGGAAATTATTCCTAGAATGAGAAATAACATAGAGACATGAGGTCCTACATACCATTCATTAACTACCACATATAATTGTGGAACAATAGATAATCCACCCAATATATTTGCTATCCATGGAATATACGTTTTCATTATTTATAATATAGTAATATTTTTTACAAAAAATATACAATATATCGTATTACATTAATAAATGATATGTAATATGATAACTATAACTATTTAGATAATTATTTAATTAAAAGCCTCCAGGAAACCTGACCATGTTGGCACCGATACCGAATCCAGCACCAGAACGAGTGGTAACTGCGATGCTAGGCACGTACATATCAAGAATGCTAAATGTGGCAGCGGCAGTTAGGGCAATAAAAAGAATCTCTTCCATGTTCATAGAACGCTTGGGGATAGCATAGGCTGCAATCGCGACCATTATACCTTCTACTAGGTATTTGATAACTCTTTTGACAATTTCGGCTACGTCAAACATATTATTATATATATATTAAAAAAGAAAAAAAAGAAAAAGAATAATGATAAATAATACTAAATGAAAAATAATACTAAATGATAACTAATAAATGATGAAAAATACTTAAAATAAAGATTATATGTATAACAATAATGACTACCTTTTCCAAAGAATCAGCACCTTCTTCAAAAGATATTACATTTGAACGTAAGTCAAATATGGATGGAACATCCAATACTAAATATGTGGACGTATTAGATGAAGACAAAACGATTGCTGGCCAAAAGTTTGTATGTGTTTCATTTATTTCACCAGAACTAATTTTGAAACAAAAGGAGATATATTTTTTTGAACAGTTCCTAAAGAAATGGGACTTAAATAAGAGTATGGAGAAGTTTCACCAGTTCTTGAACTTTATTGCTTACAAATATAAGCTGACATTTGATGATGTAATCAATGATTTCAAGGAGTTTATCAAGGAAGAACAAGATGAGATAACCAAATCAGGTATTGAAGACGATTACAAAACCTTTTTGGACCAAAATGAGGAGGAACTAGAAAATACGTTCAACCAAACACATAACTTTCAGACTTCAACGCGCGGGGTCAAGTTTCGTGGAGTGTACCCAACAATGGAAGAGGCCGAGTTGAGATGTAAAATGTTACGTGAGCTTGACCCCAACCACGATGTATTTGTAGGTCCAGTAGGACTTTGGATGCCATGGGACCCTGAGGCTTACAAAACAGGTAGAGTAGAATATATGGAAGAAGAGTTGAACCAGTTGATGAGTCAGAAGAATAAGAACGAAGATTTCGCCAAGTCTTCGTTTGAACAACGTGTAAAGGAGAGTAAAGAGAAGGCAATCGAAGATAATGTGTCTAATGCTGAAAAGAACGATATTCAATTGACACAGACAATTGATAAAGATGGAAACCTGATAGGTGTAAACAATATGAATACTCAAGAAGATAACTTGAAAGAACAAGATACTATTTCTTCAGCAGATATTCGTAACGAATTGTTTGAAGGAGAAAACATCATCATTGGTAAATCAGACAATGGTCAAAGTCAACTGTTGAGTGGTCCTTTTGCTACAAAGAAAGAGGATTAATCATCATATGGATGGATATGATAAAGATATAACAAACAACAAAAAAATACAAATACACACAATAAATATGATATAATATTATTAGTAATATATCATATAGCTTCCTTAGCTTACCACTTAGTCTTTTTCACACTAATTTTTGGACCCTGTCCTCGTTTTTTCACATTATTTGGATCATATTTTTCATCTTCATCATCCGATGGAATATCTTTCGACATTTCCCAGTATTCTTTGGAGCCTAATCTAAACTCATTATGCGGGTCGGCCTTATACCAAAATACCTGGTCAGGAAGTTTGTTTGACTTGGAATTATTGTTAATTACTAGACATTCGTAGTTTTCAGTACACTGATCCATCACTTGGCAAAAAGATTCAAACGTAGGAAACATGCCCGCATAGTTTTCATAAATACGTTTTCTATTGGCAATGTAAGGTTCTCTCAATATAAACACATAATCAATATTGGTACGTAATGTAGGGGGGACACCCAGTGGATACTGCATGGTAATGACTAACATGACCTTCCAATGACGTCCATTCATAAAAAGCAATCGCATCATCTTATCTCGAGTCCAACTGGCATCATACAAACAATCATCTAATATAACGAATGTTCGAGGGTCTATATTCGAACGTTTATATGCTTCCATTTCCTTTTTTACTTGTTTTAATACTGCGCGCTGCCGCTTTAATATATTTTCAATAATCGCGCTGTTATATTCATTATGTATAAATAATTTGGGAACCAACTTTCCATAGAAACCATTACCTTCTTCTGTACCTGATATCACTACGCCTATAGGAATATCTTGGTGATAATATAACAAATCACGCACCAAAAAACTTTTACCCGTATCACGCCTACCAATTAATACGACAACAGGTCCTTTTGACTCGTTGGGTTTGAAACTAATGCTTTTCATATCAAATTTTTTTAATTCTAGTGTCATTATCACTAATCTATAATATGTAATATAGAAGAGATAGAAAAATTAAGAAACTATTTTACGCATACTTATTTCACTGACAAATCTACAACTTGTTCTATTTTTAGGTGAAACAACAAAAACACTCAATCCAATGAATATAGGAATATGAATATATGAATAAGTGGATTATTAGTTTAAAAAATATTTAATTAATATACTATTTACCTAAATGAGTGAGTTGAATATTGGATACATAAAAAGAAAGAACGCCGAACTCTTTGAGTCTCTTCAACACCAAAAAAACACGTTTGTGAAAGAATTACAAAATTATATACCAGTGTACGACAAGCTTTTTGCTCTAAATGAAACGAACTACAATTCTATTAATTTAAACCATCAATGGTATTTGAATAAGATTAACAAAAAAACGTCCATGTCAGACTACATATATAATTGCGATGTTAAGAATGTGAATACAAATAAAATCAAGAAAACCAATATTTTTGTAAAAATGGCTCCATTGCTGGACCCTTTCAAATATATAACTGGAAAATACAATATCACAACTCCTGGATTATTTCAATTGCCTGAACATAGTTCCATGAACAAAATATGCCATTCCAAAATAATGGACAACAATAATACCGCCTATATTGATGGCTTGTTTTCTTATTTATCTGGACAGTTAATTGAAAAACATAATTATGTTCATGGTGTTGAATATTATGGGTCTTTTATCGGAATCAAACAAATGTTCAAGGCTGATATTATTGACGATATTGACTATTTACATAAATCCGATTTTTTTAGAACACACAAGGACAAATTATTTCAAGTAGAAGAATACGAGCATATGTTGTCAGATGATGAAGATAGCGATGAAGAATCGTCAATTACTAAAAAAAGAGCACCAATCAAAATAGATAAGAATATTTCCATGAAATCAGTAGAAGCTATCTCCAATTTTTTGTACGATGATATTTTTCTAGACAACTCATCTAATCTAGACGAAACATTATCCGTCGAACGTAATATTGAAGAGATTCCAAATAACGATGGTAATGGTACTAATACTGGTAATGGTACTGGTACTGATACTGATACTGAGACTGGTATTATTCATCTAAAAGACCTCACAAATTATGATTTCGAACAAATATATCAAGGAACAAATAACGAATCAAAAGGTAACACAAATGGAGAGACAACCGATGAGAGACTAATATGTGAACAACAAATCACAACCTTAAAATCATCTTCTTCCACTTGTTCATCTAGAACATCAAATACCTCCAGAACGAGTGTAGTAGAACATGTAGAGGGAACATTCGATATACAAAATGATACAGAAAAGACAGAAAAGACAGAAATCAATAGTGAAGAATCGTGGAGTGATTGTAGTGATTCCGATGTAGATAGCGACGCAAAGTTATATGTAACTATACCTGAGTTTCCGGTTCAAATGATATGTATGGAACATTGTGATAATACATTTGACGACCTTATCATGAATAATGATTTATCTCAAGAGGAATGGTTTTCAGCATTAATGCAGATTATTATGATTTTACTTGTTTGTCAAAATACGTTTTCTTTTACACATAACGATCTTCATACGAATAATATTATGTATGTAAATACAGACAAGAAGTTTATCTATTATTGTTACAAGAACAAGTATTATAAGGTCCCTACATTTGGACGTATTTATAAAATGATTGATTTTGGACGAGCTATTTTTAAATATAAGGGAGTTACCATGTGTAGTGATAGTTTTAAACCAGGAGAAGACGCCGCTACACAATATAATATAGAGCCTTATTTCAATAACAAGAAACCTCGTTTGGAACCAAACTATAGTTTTGATTTGTGTCGTTTGGCGTGCTCCATTTACGATTATTTAATTGATGATGATGTAGATGTGAAAAAACAGGATGAATGGGAACCTATCGCAAAACTCATTTATGAATGGGTATTAGATGACAAGAAGATTAATGTTCTTTATAAGTTGAACGGAGAGGAGCGTTACCCTGACTTCAAATTATATAAAATGATTTCTCGTTTGGTTCATAATCATACTCCTGAGAAACAACTTGAGAGAAAAGAGTTCTCTCATTATTTGGTTGAGAAGAGTTCCATAACAGATAATATTTTGAAAAAACATATTCTTAATCTCGATATTATTCCTAATATGAGTCGAACCGAAAATAAGAATTAAGTTATTATAATCTTTATAAACTTTTGTAAACCTATATAAATATATGTATACTACTATTGTAATAGTATACATATATAGATGAACGATTTGACACCAAATATAACCTCCCTAGTAGGTAAAACCTCGACAACTGGTAATAAGGTAGTAAGTGTAAAATGGAACCCAGAAGAAATATATTATGAAACAGATGGAATACATGGCATGACCCACGAAATAACGATAGTAAATAGCAATGATAAGAATATACAATTACATTTTAACCCATCATTCTCAAGTCTAAATCCTATTTTGGAAACATATGGTTTTCTTGAAATGGTGAGGAATTATACAGCTTCAGCTATCAATTAAAATCCTGGATTATCTGTAAAAACGATTGCGTTTTTCGTTGGGGTATCTCCTATGTCTTCTATCATTGTACCTAATTGATCCATAATAAATAATCCAGAAATTACACTAAAATATACAAGCAATGAATCGCGAATTAATAATTTCAATGGTTTACTTTCCTTGTCTACAAAACGCATTTCAATAAATTTCACAATCAAAAATACAACAGATACTATACTAGCAATCGCAAAGTGGTTCATTTAAATTATTCATTTAGAATCTAATTTTGTCTTTTACGCAATAATACAATAATACAACTATAAAAATGTATTATTGTAATGATAAATCAATCTAGGAATCACTATGCTAGAATCTCTACATCATCAAGCATTTCGTCAGTGTTTAGTTTGATATTGTTATTGTTGTCTAAACTATGAACATCGAGCATGTCTAGAGAAGCATCCGCGCCAGAGATGTTTAATCTTACATTGGAAGCATCGTCATCGTCATCGTCATCCTCCTCTTCCATCGATTTTCTCTCGGCATTTCGGATAGCACTAATTTCCTCTAATGTACGAATATCCTTGGAGGCTTCTATCTGAGTTTCTTTATTGTCTTGGTCTTTCACAAAATCAATATTATTGAAAGATAGTGTACCTATATTTTCACTAGATAACTCGGGGAACTCAATATTGTCACCTCGTAATTCCTGAGTAGAAATACTGATATCCGTTTCCAGCTGTTTGTTTATGGTGTCATCTTCTTTATTATTATCAATATGATTACTGGTAGTATTCGTAGACTCGACGCCTATCTGTTCTGTCACAATAGACGTATTCTCGTGGTCTGTCTCAATATCTTCATGTATAATTTCTTCCTTAATATCTTCTTCCACGTCATCTTCTACACTTTCTTCCATATAAGCCTTGAGAATTGACTGGACCGGAATACCTTCTCTAATAGTATTCAAAATACACTCCTGGATAATCAATTCAAGTTCTCGGTTATGTTGTTGCATCATTAGAGGCGAATTAGGTATTCTTTCAAATAAATATACGTTTGTATAAATCTTTCTGGCACATTCAATATACGCTTTATGAACAAAATCATCTAACTTGGGTATATCAATATCGATCTTCTTTTGCTTACTTCCTGCCCGTGCAGCAGATAGAAGTTTCAGTTGAATTACATATATACATGTAATCAAATCCTCTAAATAGTTACAACCACTTCGTTCGACAATTCGATTCTTCTCCTTCTCGATAATAGCCGGACTCCATTTTGGAATCCTAGAAATGAAGTTCTGGAATGTCATCAAATATTTATTAAACTCGTTATTTTTATGACAAATATCAAATGCTTCGTCGAAAATAGAACGGAATCCGTCTTTGATATGAGGGGTTATCAATACTAATAATCTCGAGCACCATTCATTTTTAGATTCATGTAAACTAGATACATTAAAATCATCCATTTTACATATTTCCTACATTATCTATTACAGATTCAAACTCAAATGTAATCTATATTGTCTTTATCTTTATTTATCTATTTGGTTAATAATCAAATAAAGATAGTACGGATGTTGACTTTTCTCTCAAATACTTGACAAAAACAAGTTAATCATATAGAGAATTAATAGTTTTTCATTTCTAAACTCTTTTTTCACATTGTCAAACTGTATTAATATTTTATTCTTTCTATCTTCATGTTCTTTACTTATCATTTTATTATCGTTTTCCAGGATATTATATACGTCTAATGCACTATATCCCTTTTCATATAATTTTGTAGTGAACCCTTCTATTACCTGATGTTTATTTTCACATGTAGAACTATTTTCATTTTCATTTTCATTTTCATTTTTACAGAACAATCCTATTTCTGAAAATGTTTTCAATATATTTTTTTTCAACCATTCGTTTCGTTTCGTTGTTTCTGTGGTAAGATTAAAATTAGTTTTTATCTGATATTGATATAGATTAATGGTTTTATCTTTTAATTTTGGTGGAGGAACATATATTTCACAAAATCTGGAAAGAATAGGCATCAATAATTTAAACTTATCCTCAATGACTATAAAAAACCTAGTAGTATGGCTGAATAATTCTATACATCGTCTTAGAGCCGATTGTGCGTCAATTGTTAACTTATCGGCATTGAATAAAATGATACTTTTGAAAACATTTCCACCTTGTATATTTATATGAGATTTCGCAAAAAACTTTAACTCTTCACGAATAAACTTGATTCCTTTACTATGAGCACAGTTAACATGCGTTACCATTTTTTTTATATCAGATTGTTTATGATAATAGATTTTATTAATGAACTGATGAACCATGTATCGCTTTCCACATCCTGATTCCCCGTGGAAAATTAAATGAGGTATCTTTCGAGTTTCACAAAAAGTATCTAATTTTTGTACAATATCTGAGTGAATAGGTAATGACATATTCTGTAATGTCTAATAGGTGTATTACGTTTATTCATAATTTCTATTTATATTTGTATTTAGGTTTATATCTAAGATTATTATTCATATTAGTATGTAATAAAAATAATGTGTGGAATATCTGCGGTGTTATTTACACCCTTGAAGATTTAAAACGGAACAAAATGTCCGTAAAAATAAATCAACAAGTTAGTAATGGCGAATCACACGCCTTTGGACGCTTATCACTCTTACGAGGTATAACGCCAATTTTTGCTGGTTTGAAACATGTTGGTCTTTCTTCTCCTCTATACTGATTGAGAAGTAATCCTAATATGTTCTTTGAAGCATTGATGTCCCTATCCAGACAGCATAATTTACACTCGTTGTGTTTGCAACGGATTACACTATGGATATTAGACATTCTTGCTATGGGTTCTAAAACACCCTTCTTTTTCCTACGAATACGGTTTCTATATAATTCAATAGGATTTCTACACGAAGAACACGTTTTACTGGTATTGTATTCATCTATCCCAACCACCTTACAATACTTTTTGTATTCCATTTCAAATAGTAATATAATTATACAATACTTTAATATATGTTTTAACTATATACCGGATATGATAAACATTTACCAACCAAATATCAAGAAGTATAGCGAATCATCTATAAATGCTATCAAAGAAGGATGGATTTCCAATCACGGCAAATTTGTAGAATTAGCAAACATTAAGTTGAAAGAAATTACAAAATCCAAATATTCTATTTTGATGTCAAATGGAACATGTGCAACACATTGTTTATTTTTAGCATTAAAATTTAAATATCCCAATATAAATAAAATTTATGTTCCAAATAATTGTTATGTTGCTGCGTGGAATACATCATTAATGGAATATAAAATAAATGAAATAGAATTAATGAAAATGTCTAATGAAACATGGAATATAAATACTGATGTAGAATATATTAATAAATTAGATAAAAATACGGCTGTGTTAATAGTTCATAATTTAGGTAATATTATAAATATTCCACGATTGAAACGAATTAGACCAGATTTAATATTCATTGAAGACAATTGCGAAGGAATGTTTGGTAATTATGAAGATACGTTTTCTGGAATGAGTGAATCATCGTTATGTTCTTCGTGTTCATTTTATGGAAATAAGATAATTACAACAGGTGAAGGTGGTGCCTTTTTTACACAAGACGAATCCGTTTATAATTATATAAAATCCATTTATAGTCAAGGTATGTCTGAAACTAGATATTTACATAATTTGCATGCGTATAATTATAGAATGACTAATATCCAAGCTGGATTTTTATATGACCAATTAAATGACATTGAAAATATTTTAGAAAATAAATACAAAATATTTCAAAACTATGATAATTTATTAAACGAATTGGTAAAATTAGGAAAAATAGAATTAATAAAAAGGGAAGAAAATACAAAAAACTCTCCATGGATATATGCATTGCGTATTATAGGGAATACTAAAACTATTGAAGAAACTAGTGATTTTTTCAAAAGTAATAATATTGATATCAGACCATTTTTTTATCCAATAAATGCACACGAACATCTAAAAAATGTGGAAAATAATGACGAAACAAGTTATATTCTTAACAAAGAGATTATTATGATTCCATCATCACCCACCATTACAATTGAAGAACAAAAACTAGTTGTTGATGTTATTTTAAAGTTTATAAAGTATTAAAGTGGAATTATTATATAGTATTATGGAAAATAAATATAAGGAGCGTATAAAATTATTTATACCTGGGTATTTACAAGGTATAACACGAGTTTGTATCAGTTATCCATTTGATTATATTAGGATAAAATTACAAAGCAATCAAGAAAAAACTACAATTGAGGCCATACAAAAACATTATAAAAGTTTGTTTAGAGGATTATTCATTCCACTCATTTCAGTTCCAATTGATAGGGGTATTACTTTTGCAATGTATGAAAGTTTAAAAACTGAATATAAATCTCCTTTTTTGGCATCTGTATTACCAAGTATAATTTCAAATATATATATGTTACCTATCAATTCTATTAACTCAAACTATATTTATAATACAAACCTAAATTTTAAAAAAACTATTTTACATAACTTAAATAAAAACATATATAATGGATTTAACATTGAAATATTGCGAAATACTCTAAGTAGCTTTTTATTTTTATACTCTTATAATTTCTATTCAAAATATTTTGATAGTAGTTTTTGTAATGGAACATTAGCTTCATTAACAATGTGGTCTGTAGTATATCCATTAGATACCATAAAAACAAATAAATTTATATTTAAAAACAAAAGCTATAGTCAAATATTTAGAACCTTTAATATTACTATGTTATATAAAGGTATAAGTTTAGTTTATTTAAGAGCATTGCCATCAGCCGGAGGTGGAATGTATATTTATGAGAAAGTTAAAAAAATAATATAAAAATAATATAAAATAATATAAAAATAATATAAAAATAATATAAAAATAATATAATTTACATATTATAATGAATAAGATTATTGGAATATTTGGTAAAGGCGGATTTTCAAGAGAAATTAAATATCATATATTACAAAAAAAGAAGATTGAAGTACACTTTATATCAGATTTCATAGACAAATCTGATAAAGATATAATTAATATTAAAGATATTAATAAACAATTATATGATATTTTGTTGACACAAGGTGACCCGTTTTTAAGAAATAAATTATATAATCAATTTCAAGATTTAAACTATATAAATTATATTCATGACTACCATAATATATTAGATAGAAATAGTGTTATTATAGGTAATGGGTCTATAATATGTGCTGGTAGTATATTGACAACTAATATTACACTTGGATTATGTAATCATATAAATTTAAATTCTACAATTGGACATGATACTACTTTAGGTAACTTTGTTACTTGTAGTCCAGGAGTAAATATTTCAGGGAATTGTAAAATTGGTAACAATATTTTAATTGGAACAAATAGTGCTATAAAAGAACACATATCTATATGCGATAACGTAATTATAGGTATGAATAGTAATGTTATTAAAGATATTGTAGAACCAGGAGTTTATGTTGGAAATCCACTACGAAAATTATAACATTTGTAAGTTTTGTTCTGTAATATTCATAATTTGGTAAATATCAATTAAAGTATAATTATCATTTTCAAACATATATTCCTTCTTAATGTCTAACCCATTTAATTCTATATTATATTTTATTGTGTTATCATAATCAAATATATTTCTGAAATTATCTATATTTTTTGATGATTGTATGATAATTTCATCATAAATGTAAGAAAAGTATTTTATTGATTCGATAAATAAATCAAAATATTCTTCATTACAATTTAAATGAACGACTAATCTATTTACTTTGTAACTTTTTTGCTCTTTTAATGTAGAATTTGATATTAAATTTATTTTATTTTTTATACGAAATCGTATATCATTACTCTCGATACATTCCTTACATAATTTCATATAGTCTTCATCACTTGTAGTTCCATCTCGTAATACATCCATTTGGTGCCAAATAATCAAATTAATCTTTTTCATAGAACAATATAGTTCATCAAAATTTACAATGAAAACTTTTAATTTTTCATATAAAATATAATATTCTTTTTGAACATCTATTTTTCGTTCATCTGTTATCTTATCACATTTAATATGTAAAATTGTTAGTTTATCGATAGCTTCACCTAGGGATACTGGTAGATATAATATATCCATATTATATTATCCTTTTATAAAAAAACTATTTATATAACTCACACGGTCTAATTTATATTTAACAGATAAAATCTTTAGATTTTCTACAAAATCTCCTGGAGTTCTATGGCCATGCTCTATTATAAAAATATCGGGGAATATATTTCTTTATCGACTGGTGGATTAAATTGTCAATAGAATATATAATATATATAATATATATATTATATGATTATAACACCTTGTTTAGGTATTGGTGATTTAATATGTCTAAAGTGGGCGACTATAACTAATAATATAAACGTTGATACAATTAACATATGCACCAATTTAATATTTGAAAACTCTATTGACTGTGATACTAAAACCAAAAGTATTATAAATGTAATTAATATGTTATTTCCAGATGTAATTATTAATAAAACAACAGGAATTCCCGATAATTTTTTTTTAACATTGAATATTGATTGTCTATATATATATGATTACTTATGTAAATCATTATTCGAAAATATTTCAAATCAATATACCGATTATATTGTTTTTCATACTAAGGTTCGCTATGATTCATTAATTGACGAATATAAAAATAGTATTATTCCTCAACTTAACACGTTTTTTTCGACATTTAAAACTGATAAAAAAATTATAATTCTGGGTGAAAGAAATATGATAAACAATCACGAAGTTGTTGTACATAAAACATTTTCTCTCTATAATAATATTATGCTTTTATGCAATAATAATGAAATAATAGATTTAACAAAAGATGTATTAGTAGATGGTAATATTATGTTTAATGATTTCTTACAAGATATACAAATGATAAATAATGCGTTGTGTAATATAACATTTGGCGTTGGTGGTCCTTATTTATTATCTCATGCTTTTTCAAAAAATAATGTGTCATTTTTGCCGTTTATACATAAAAGTCCTCATTATAATGGAGTCACTAAAATAAATAAATTATCTAATAGTCTGGTAGATAACCCTGATATGTTGTTTGAAAAAATAAATAACTATATTACCTCCTAATATAATATTCTATTTTCGCAGTATTAAGTTTATTTGATACACTTAATGGGTGAATTATGGCACAAAAACACGAATCTATTACAAATATTTCACACGCATGTTTGATAACGTCAATATATTCTTGTACGGGTATATTTATAAAAGTATTCGCTAATTCAAAATAGGTATGATTTTTATCATATACATTTTCATTCGCACAAACTATGATATATTTATTATCATTTATATATGATTTGATGTTTTCTGGTAATATTATTTTCTCCGTTGACGAGTCTGTATGACAAAATATAATATTCAAGTTCTTTATTTTTTCATAATTTGTTGTACTTTTTTCTGAACTATTAATATCAAAATAATCGTAGTATATACTTAAATCTAAGTTCATATCTTGATAAAAACCTTTAACGTGTGACCATTGTATGTCATACTTATTATTTTTTTTATAGGTTAATATACTAGGATTGTTGATATTTGATTTTAAATATGATTTATGACATCCACATATAAAAATATCAGTAAACTTATCATGAGGTATATTATTTATAATAGATTGACATAACGAATATTCATTAGTATGATCAAATGGTAATATAATTATATTTGGATTGTTTAATAACAATTTCACATTTGATAAATATATATCTTTACATAAAAAATATACATTATTATAGTGTAACAAAAGATAATTTATGGCTCCTATCATTGTTATATTATCACCCAATCCATTATGGGAAAGAATATATGCCGAATTATATTTAGTCATATTATATATTATTCATAATATATATTTATACATATTTATTCATAATAATATAAAATGGCACAGAAGATCCATTTTATCACATACAGAATCGTCATGAGCAACACCCTCACATAAGTGATTAATTTGTTTTTTATTATATTATTTAAATATATACCACCTATACAATAAATAGTAGTTCAAAATGCGTGTGAAGTTAAATGACACGATTCCTATCATTACAATAGCTTATGTCAATTGGTGGACCGACTCTGGTAATGATAAATATTTCACAAAGTTCATCCAACAAAATATTGGTCATGTGAGACGTGTACATCCTACAAATAATCCTGATATTCTAATATCATCAGTATTTGATGATATAAATAATGTCCGAAATATAAAGGCAAAATGTAAATTATTTTATTACGGAGAAAACTTAAATAGGTATCCTCCTTATAATGACGATAAATTATTATATGACACATTTGATTTAATAGTCGGGTTTAAAAATACAGATTTATCCAAAAAACAAATCAGATTTCCTTTGTGGTTAATGTATTATCCTTATTACAAATATAATGAAGATGATAATATATTGACTTGTATTCAAAATAAATACAATGAAAATATAAAAAAACAGAAGGATATTTTTGCCAGTATCATTGCACGACATGATGATGGTGGGCATCGATCAATAATATGTAATGAAATATCTAAATATGGTGATATAAAATCTCCTGGAATATTTCGTAATAACACACCCCCTATCGGGAGTACACATCAAGATAAAATCAACTATATATCTAGAGGAACCTATCATATATGTCCTGAAAACTCATCTTATGAAGGATATTTCACTGAAAAAATATTTCAAGCATTTGAAGGAGGAACGATTCCATTATATTGGGCTATTGATTTTCCAGAACCTGAAATCATAAATAAAAATAAATATTGTTTTTGTGATGTACATAATAAGGAAACATTGGAAAAATCAATACATAATGTAAGTACGAATCCGAATCAATATATTGAAGGAGAATTATTTACAACAAACGCAGGAGAGCAATTACAACGTTTTTATTCTGAATTGTTAGATAATATATTGTTGAAAATATAAGTTAAGTGATAATCACATTTATTTTAATCATTACATTTTTCTAAATAAACCATCAAGAGGACATAACTTAAGTAACCTGATGGATAATTCTATACTAAAACATACTATAAACTTATAATATTTTTAATATAAATTATAATTTAAACAAGACATTGGGTATAATATAATGATCCAACAGATCCATTTTGTCACATATGGAAATAATAGGTTTGAAAACGCTAAAAAAAGAATACATGCCCAGGCTACCAGTAGCAAATGGTTTGATACGATACAAATATGTGGACCTGAATGTTTAAGTGACGCATTTAAATCAGAGTTTAAAGATATATTAGAAAAACCAAGAGGTGGTGGTTATTGGATATGGAAGTTTGATATTATTAGACAACAATTATCTAAGATGACTAATAACGATATATTGATTTATGTGGACGCAGGATGTTCTATTAATACTAATGGCAAAACCCGATTGAATGAATATGTTGAAATGCTCAATAATTCAAACGAAAGCATTATTTCTTTTCAAATGTCACATCTTGAGAAAAAATATACTATAAAAGAACTATTTAATTACATCGAATCAGATGTCAACAGTCAATATGGTAATTCGGGACAAATTCAGGCAACAGTATTAATAATGAAAAATACCGATAAAATGATGAAAAATATAGACGAATGTATCAATGTATTACGTTCTGACAAGTTGATGGTAACTGACCACTATAATAATCTCGGACAATGTCGCGATTTTATAGATAATCGTCATGATCAATCTATATTGAGTCTAGTTCGAAAAAAATATGGTTCAATTATAATACAAGACGAAACATATTTTGAGCCATTTGGTAATCAAGAATCATTACAATATCCATTTTGGGCAACCCGACAGAATTAATATATTTTTACATATTTCATTCCCATAATTTATAAAATAAATCGTATGTCATGTTTGGTTTAGTTTTTTCTTCGGATATGGTTTTACTACAACCACCATAATCAAGCAAAGATACATCAAACTTATGAATGTTCATTCTTTTACAGAATTGAATGATTTCAGAAACTTCATTCATATTATTGTAATCTACGTGTAAATGTAGAGAGATATTCTCGAGATTGATATTTTGATTCATCATAAGACATTGGGTTATAATATATTGAAAATCTTTTATAGTTAGAGTACCACACGTATCAGACAAACAAATCTCAGTGTTTTCATAATCTATAGAATAGTCAATAATTTCATTAATAATTGTATCCATATTGATTTTTCCTTCAAGTGGACATTCAGATATGCATGAGATATATATTTTTGTTCGATAATTAAGTATATTATTATCATTCAATACCTTAAAACAACTTTGGATCTCCTTTTTCATTTCAATAATTGTTCTGTTTGTGTTTTTTTTTTGAAAACTTTCCGATACAGACGTTATAAACGAAAAATTATTAACACCATAACAAAGTCCTTTCTGAAAACCATAAAAGTTAGGGACTAATAAAAATAGTCGAGCATCCTGATTACTATTATGTTTATAACTATCAAGTCGTTTGTATAATTTCAATGAGTCTGAAAATACAGGATAAAAATTAGGACTGACAATCGACCCTATTTCTACATTCTCCACATGTTTGTTGAGGATAATTTGATTACGAAAAACCTGTTCTTTTTTATCAGTGGTAAATAAACCTAGCATATTTTTAGGCAAACATTGTAATCCATCTCTTAACGATACGTCAGTAAGTACAGGTGTTCTATATACTTGTGACACCGATGTCATTTTTGATTTGGGTATATGTATTGTATAGCGATTCTTTTTTGACAAGGGTGACAAGGATGACAATGAGGATAATGAGGATATTATTCTTTTACAACGTAAACTCATATTAAATATATAGTATTATAGGTATTATATATTTAACTTATTTCTATTAATAATTGTCTTTTATACATTTACAGTATGTATTTATTCAGCTATCATATACTCAGGGAACATTTATGCCGTGTTTGTTAAACTATGGGTGTATGGATTCTCTTTAAACGCAGTGAGTAAATCAGGAGTCATTCTTTCCGACCCAATATTTTGATTATACGTCTGCGGTTTTCTTATCGCACCATATGTTTCCTTTGCCATACTTTGTGATGGCATATTGGAAGGAACCCATTGACGATTATTATTTCTATCGCACTCGTTTTTGGCTATACTCACGTTCATCTGCTGATTATAAATCTGAGTATTTCCTTGGTTTGTTCGAGAGACAATCGACTTCTCTTTGGATTCATTGTTTATTTGAGCATATCCAGCAGTATAATCCATTTCGCCCCAGGCAGATGCCGCTCCACCAACACCACCTATCCCGCTATAATTAGTTGTATCACGTTGATTATCAATCGGCTGTTGCTCATTCACCATATAACCAGTTCCGGTTCCCTGATTATTTACAAACAAATTAGGAGTATGTAACGTTGTTTCTTTGATAGTGGTAGGAGTTTTATCATTTGGATTCATTACATACGATTCCTTTACAGCAGTGGTAGCATGATTTCCATATATGCGCGTATTATGACTATATTCCTCTTTTCGAGTAGGATTCAATATATCCATAATTGGAGCTATGACAGCTCCTATCGCAGCACTAAATCCACTGCGCACAGTATCGGGTTGTTTATTCATTCCTCTATTTCCAGCATAATTGGTATGACTATTTTGTGCGATATCTTTATCTTCGTGTGTTCCATGTCCTTGCGCACTGGAATGACTCACTGGGGGAGCAGGTAATTGTTCAATTCGAGAGTCTTCAAAGTTTTCAGGAGCATATGTTCCATTGTTATCAGCGCCAGCAATACCTGTGTATGATTTCGTTGTAGTTGTTCTAGATGTATCAGACAACTCTTGTAATGGTCGCAACGCTTGGGCCTTTTCACTTCCTGTAGTGGTCAACCATCTATCTTGAGTTTGAATAAAAAATCCATCTGGTTTGTATTTCTCTACTTTACCAATTTTTCCTATTTGTTTTATATGAGAGTTAGCAGGTCCTTCTAAATTATCCAGTTTATATTCAATCTTGGGATTGGTAGCAACTCTCAGTTCATCAACTGTTTTGGGAAGCCATTCATCTCGTGCCTCCATTCCAGAGTTGAAACCACCACTTCCGTTGGTATCATATCCCTGGTTCAATCCAGGACCGACTCTTTCAGATTCAAATGGTTTTACATCACTGGACTTCATACCAGGATTCACTCTGGATTGGTAAAACTCACTCATATTGGGTGTGCCATTCGCCCACTGCATATTCTGCTCTGGTTTAAATAAAGGCGCCTGTTCTATCTTTTCAATGGTTTGTGAACCCATACCTGCCATATTATCTAACTGTGTTTCGGCATTGTTAACATTATACACTTGTCCTCTTACCTTTCCACCATTGAACGGTAACATATTATTATGTTCAAAATCGGTACTACTAATATAGTCTCCTGTCAATGAATATACTTTCTGGATATTATTTCCAGTGTTTTTTCCTGACTGATTCCCTTTTTTGTAATAGTTTTGGTCGAAATATTTATCAGTGGCGTTGTTTGGTGAAGAATAATGTTGAACCGTATCTACTAATTCCTTCTTGTTCATCACTGGATAGTTACTAGGAGGGATATTTGTATTTGGAAGTTCATTCACTTTTTTTCCCATATTTACAAACCTTTCCACATTGTTCTTATTGTTCTTATTTGAACTATTCATCTCCGATTTTCTATTATTTTTATTATTTCTGTTGTTTCTAGCTCCATCATTATTAGAGGTCGCAAATAATCCAACTAATGCTACAATAGGTATAAGTTCCATGAGTACTTTAATATATATAATATATAAAAGTATTATAATTTTAATATATTATACAACTAAATACGAAAAGAAGAAAGAAACGTAGGTTTCAAATCAAATATTTGAACCACGAATATTATCTTTCGGTTGATTCACTGGTAAAGGAGAAGGTAATATATTTGAATCAGCTATACAAGGCATTTGTTGAACATAATAATCCTTTTCTAATATTCTTGTGCTAATATTGTTTTCAAAAGACATACATGTATTTTCCTGAGGATTTAATGGTGGTGTATACCAATCTACCTGTTCTAAATCTCGAACTGTCCATGCTGGCATAATTGTACGAGGTTGTTCAGTATATAAAGTACTGTTCGATGGATATTCAACCTTTGATGTTGGAACATTATATGTCCTATATTCATCCTTACCTAAACAATCTTTTCCTGCTTTCTTATTTACACCCATTAATTCACTTTCTAAATCAATACAGTTTGTCATTAGGTTTGCTCCCCATTTTTGAATACGAATATGCGGGTCTTCTATATAATCTGGTGTAGCACCATTCCCGGGAACATTCAATATCCATCTACCTTGGTCAGTTGATTGTTGTAATTGTTTAGATACTCTACAAGGGTCATCATTAAATCTTGTAAACGCCATTCTATTCTTAATAATAGTATAGATTTTTATTAATGATTCTTGATTTATTCTTAAAAATATCATTTAGTCAATAATAATCATAATCATAATCATAATAAATTAAAAACAAACAATTCGTCCATTTCTATTTAAAGTTTTATAATGTAGATACATAGATAACATTACATAATGTCCACAAAACGAAGTACGATATGTCTGAATATGATTGTTAAGAATGAAGCACATATACTTCACCAAACCCTTCAAAATATCTGCGATCTGATTCACTTTGATTATTGGGTAATTGGTGATAACGGGTCTACAGATGGTACTCAAAAACTAATTAAACAATATTTCAAACAGAAGAATATTCCAGGCGAATTATATGAAGATTCGTGGGTTGATTTTGGCCATAATAGAACAGAGGCTTTAAGAAAGGCATATAATAAGACCGATTATGTATTTATATTTGATGCTGATGATGCGATCCATGGAAAAATGACTGTGCCTAGAACCATGACATTTAATAGTTGTAATTTTACATTCGGACATCCATCACATACTCAGTATGTAAGAACACTATTGGTAAATAATCGACGAAAATGGAAGTTTGTAGGAGTACTACATGAGTATATCGCAATGGATGAAGATGAAGAAGGAGAAAACATCCAAGCTTTGATGGGAGGTGATTATTTTGTAGAATCAGGTAGAAAAGGGTCGAGAAATGATGACCCTAAAAAATATTACAAAGATGCGATGGTTTTAGAAAAGGCATACAACAAAGCGATTGAGGAAAACGACAAAATATCTGACCGGTACGTGTTTTATTGCGCACAAAGTTTTCGCGATGCTGGAATGCCTAAAGAAGCTATAGAATGGTATATCAAAACGTTGAGTGCTAATGGATGGATTGAAGAAAGATATTATGCTTGTCTGGAAATATATGATTTATGCTGTAAAATAAACGAAAACGAAAGAGGTTTTTATTACCTTGTAGAAGCTCATAAATATAGTACAACGCGTGTAGAGGCCGCCAAAATACTTATTCAACACTATTGTGCTAATAATATGTCTGATATAGCATACGGATATTATCAAGTAATCCAGGATTATTACGAAAATTATAGCCTGAAAGATAATTTGTCCTTAAAGTTGTTTGCTCGAAAAATGGACTACGATTTTTTTATCCCTTATTTTATGATTATCGTATCTGAAAAGACACGTAAATATGATATTGGATTGAAGATGTATGATAGATTATTTAAAACCAAAATAGTTGTAGATGAGTGGTTTATGAAAAACATGATATTCAACTTACAATTTTTCTTAGATAAAGTGGATGACGCAAAATATCCTCAGTTTTACCAGGAGCTAAAAGAGTATCTTAAGGTTATCATATTGGAAAAAAACATTAGTATTGAGAAAAAATTACTTCTTACCTTTCATAAATATGGTCTGAATCTTTCTGATTTTGATGTGAATCCCCTCCCAGAAAAAATATTTGATTCATCCAATGAGACAAGCAATAAAGTGCTTGTCTTTGCCGGTTTTGGTGGTACTTTATGGAACGAATCTTATTTGAAAACCAACTCATTAGGTGGTTCAGAAACAGCAGTAATTAATATGACCAGATGTTTACCTAAACACCTAGATATTTATGTTGGAGGAAATGTGGAAGAAGAGAAGGTGGATAATATCACTTATGTAAATATGTCTAACTTACCTGAACTGATTAAAAACACCAAGTTTCATACGATTATTATTTCTCGATATATCTCATTCTTCGAATTATTTCCGTACTATTCAAGTAAACAATCCTTTATATGGGCACATGATACCGTATTATCTAATTATGGATGTGGAATATCAGACAAGGTGATTCTGGAAAAATGGAATACTCATATTTCAGGCGTCGTATGTCTTACAGAATGGCATAAAGAACATTTCCAATCTATTTATCCGGAACTAAAAGAAAAAATCCATTTGATTAATAATGGTATTAATCTCTCTATTTTCCCAAAAGTAGATGTCAAAGAACCCAATAGTTTCATGTATAGTTCATGCTCTGAACGAGGACTAATGCGCATATTACAAATGTGGGAACTAATCTTAGAGAAGATGCCTGACGCGAAGCTTTATATTTCTTCCTATAATCCATTTCCTCATAATGAGGATGAAAACAAAATGAATGAAATTGTACAGCGTTTCGACAGTATTACTCATCTTGGAAAACTTTCTCAATCACAATTATACGAACGCATGGCAACCACAGAGTTTTGGCTTTATCCCACAAATTGGCCCGAAACGTCTTGTATTACCGCATTGGAAATGTTGAAAAATGAAGTCATTTGTATTTATTATCCTATTGCTGGTTTGGTAAATACGATGGGAGATTGTGGAATCTCTATTCAACCGGGTAAAGAAATCGAAACTTTAATGAGTTTGACTGACCAAAAGAAGACGGAAATGAGAGAACATGGTAGAAAATATGCGGAATCTTGTAGTTGGCAACAACGAGCTACTATATGGCAAAGTACTATTATTAAAAATTGGATTACTACCGAAAAACCTTTATGGGTTATTTTTGCTGGACATGTTTTTGGATTAGATGCTATGAAAGATTATTTTCATAATTTGAATCAAGATAATATATATGACATTGTTTTCACGAAAGATTTGGAATATTTAAAAATACTAGAACCTTATCGTATAACATTTCTACTTCTTATACACATCCCTGAGATATTTGATTTGTTTCCCAATACTCAGATTGAATTGTTGAATACAGAACCTTTATGTTATGAATCAAGATTAAATGTTGTTTTAGAACATCATAAAATATATCCATCAGCCAAATTATATGATTATAGTCAGTCTAATATTCAAATATTGAACAATCACGGAGTAACAGATGTTACACATTTACCCTATACGAAAAATCCAGAAGAAATAAAAATGCTAAAAGAATTATGGAAAAATACAAAGAAAGAGTTTGATTTCGGTATATTGGTTTCTGGAACATCTAGCACAAACAGTATAGAGAAATCCCCCCCACGTCGGAAAGCAATTGTGAAAGACTTACTCAAGAATGAATATACTGTGAATATTATTCAGGGGTGGGGAATTGAACGCGACCGCGAATTAGCGAAATGTAGGGTCATATTAAACATACACGGACAATTACACGAAGAAGAAAATCCACCTTTAAACAGGACAACACGAATATTTGAACATATCCGATGTGATCGGTTATTAGATTCTGGATTCAATATATTGAGTGAAGATTGCGACTTTTTAGATAATAGTTTTATTCAATCGTACTCCAATTTACGTATTTGTAAATATGACGAGTTTTTTGATGTAAAAAAAATCCGGAATGTTTTGAATTATGTTGCGTTACAAAATGGTGAAAATGTGAAGTCGAAATCTATTTTGAAAAACAACACACACACTAAGGACGCGGTTAATAATCCAAAAAATAAAAATTATTGCTTTATTCATAGTTGTCATATCAAAGAGTTTGGATTAGAACGACTTGAAAAGTTCATAGAACTAATGACACGTTCTAAACTCATTGATAAATTGGAGAAAGTATATATAACAAATATCGGCGAACCTATCGTAAATAAAAACTATGGAGACAAATATGATATAGATAATTACTCTGAAAATACACAATTATGGGAAATACCTACGTTGAATAAACTATATCATTTTTCTTCTAATAATCCTCATTGTAATATCCTATATTTACATACCAAAGGTATATCTTACATCAAAAATACACCTCGTTACAATAATGTGAACGATTGGATTGATTTAATGACATACTTCTTAATTGAAAAACACAATACATGTTTATCTATATTGAAAAAAAAATATGATACCGTAGGATGTAATTATTATGACAAAAATGATGGAATACCGAAACATTATTCTGGTAACTTTTGGTGGGCTTCCACTAATTATATCAAGTCATTGACATTTGATATTAAAACTAAAGTAGATACAGAAATGTGGATATGTAAAAACAAACCAAAATATTACTCGTGTCATCAAAGCCCAGTGGACCATTATGTTAACTCTTATTCTCGTGATAAATATGCTTCCAACGAAGATAGACTGGTACAATTGAATGATGTCAAAAAGAAGAAGACTAGAAAAAGAAAAGTTGTCGATTGTTTTATTTTCTACAATGAATTAGAACTATTGAAATATCGACTCACTATCTTGAATGACCATGTTGATTATTTTATAATAGCAGAAGCAACTCATACACATATTGGCAAGGAAAAACCATTGAACTTCGAGAAGAACAAGAAAATGTTTTCCGAGTTTATACATAAGATTATTTATGTTGTGGTTGATGATTTCCCCCATAAATATCCTGATTGTGATATTGAAAAAGGACAACAATGGAAGAACGAGAAGTTTCAGCGTTGTTGTATTCGTCGGGGTATTGACTCTATAAAAGATGAATTAGAACCCGAGGACATTGTTCTTATTAATGATCTGGACGAAATAGCTGATCCAACTATGATTCAAAAAGCAGTCAATTATGAAATAGATATTACATTCAACATATTAGAAATGGATTTTTATTATTATAATTTGAATACTCAGTTAGACCACAAATGGTGGCAATCTAAAGTGATGACATATGGTAAATTATTAGAACTGAACTTGACATGTGATGAGGTTCGGTTTGGCAACTGGTTGCCTATTGTCCACAAAGGAGGATGGCATTTAAGTTATTTCGGCGATGCTAATTTTATCTCCAATAAGCTTCAAAACTTTACCCATCAGGAACATAATACAGTAGAGATGACTGACCCAGATATTATTGCTAAAAAAATCAAGGAGCATAAGCATCTATTTTCAGATGATGTTACATGTATTCATATAAAAACACAAGACAACGATTACTTACCTCCTATGTATGATAAATATTTGGGTAATTTCTATGAGTAATTCATAATGAATGTAAAAAATTACAATTCTGAAACATAATAAAAAATGACTATTTGATTTTTTATTATATATTTGATTATTTATTCCCCTGCGATTAAAATCATATTTGCTATATTAGATATAACATGTAAACCCATATGATTATATGTGCTAGTCCAATATTTTAGTTTTCTATATTCGGCACAACCTCTAAGATAACTAGTTATAGAGATAGATGTTAAAAACATCCATATATTCCCATATTGATTTGTATTACTTCTATGTATTTGGTACAATAAACAGGTTCTTACCATCCATATATCCATGGTTCGTCTCCATGAAAGAGTAGGATACCCGTTGTATTTTGTTGTTTACAAAAAGCATACATACTAGACAAACCAGTTAACCAAGAGGTTTTCCATAGTATATTATATTGTTCTGGTGAGTAAAGAGTATTTTCCATAATATATGGTTACTCAAATAAATCACTTTATATTACTTTTATAAACCATATTTTTATTTGGGGTTTTTCTATTTCCTTATATCGACGAGGTTAGAACCCAACGAGATAACCCTGAAGTCACTCCAATAGTTAGGTTGGTCACATAAATAAAAGTAACTGTTTGATTAGGATTGATTGTTTTATTCGCAGTTCCTAAAACCAAACGGTTGGGTTCAAGAGAGTTAGTACTTTCTTGTTGAAAAGTCTGATTATTACTGGTTGTATTAACAATTATGATATACTTTCCATTTACTCCACCTGAAAATCCGGTAATATTATATACACTCGCACCATTAATAAGCTTATAAAAAGAAAAATCTCCTATGGTATAGTTATCCAAATCACCTGATATTACTGACAAATCCATATTAATATCAGGACCTCCGGCAAACACCACTGCTCCTGCGGATCCTAATGATGGTCCAGTAGCTCCAATAGGACCCGTAGATCCTATACCACCTGTAGCACCTGTAGCACCTGTAGCACCTGTAGTACCAGTGGAACCTGTAGCACCTGTAGCACCTCTGGAACCTGTAGAACCAGTTGCGCCTGTAGAACCAGTTGCGCCTGTATCCCCAATAGCTCCAGTTGCGCCTGTATCCCCAGTAGCTCCAGTAGCTCCAGTAGCACCCGTAGCACCCGTAGCACCCGTAGCTCCAGTAATTCCATCTATGCCAGGGATACCTCCTAAATTAAATACGACTGTTTGACCACCCGCCATAATTCCATCGATATCAACAACGTTGAATATAAGTATCTGACCTGTTGATGGTATATAATCTTCAACAACTCCGTTACAATTTATATTATAATTCGCTTGCGACACAATTATTACTTCTTGTCCTGGACTATATGCTAGTCCCGAGGATATAATCCCCCCAACGACGGTTGAACCTGCTGTAAACCCTGTAAAATCAGTGGAAGGAGAAGAATATATGTCTCCTGGAGTACCAGTAGCTCCGGTTAAACCAATTGCCCCAGTTGCGCCTGTTGCTCCTGTTGCTCCTGTTGTGCCAGATGCTCCTGTTTGTCCTGTAAATCCTCGAACACCTTGAGCCCCTGTCGCTCCCGGAGGTCCAGTTGGTCCAGGTATACAACATTTTTCCATTACTGCGCATCGTTTCGTGTATCTAGACATCTATTATTGCTATAGTATATTATACTATAAGATAATCGGTTTGTTGAGTTTTATTTTTTTTTATTATTTATTTTATTTTATATTAGAATATCATAAATATGTCTTAAGAACTAGGCAATGGCGCAAGGCACAACTTAATTTCTCCCAACGAAGCCACATTATATTTAACAACCAGAGGTAAATCGTTTTCCAGATAAATCTCTATTTGTGAACACAGGTTTGTACATTTGATGAAATATCCTAGATTTTTCAAAGAAAACTCCCCTTGAATCACCTTTGATGAATCTTGCTTCATAATAAAACCCATACTTCCATCTGACTCGGCACGATGAATCTCAGCAGAGGCAAACTGTCCAGAACATTTGAAAATTAATTCATTTCCAACTGATTTAATCTCTAGTTTATCTGAAATACATGATAAATCACGGATAATCTTTTGGAAGTCTGATGAGGGTAAATTAATAACGGATGAAAACTTCACGTTCGGATATTCAAGTTCCTCGGCTTCAGGCTCAATTAATCGCAACTTTTGGGTCTTACATTGTTTAATCTCGCCATTCTCAAATCGTAGACTTAAATGGGATACTACTCCATCCACATAATCATCTTTTTCGATATAAATTGTCAAGGTATCATCATTGTCGATAGAGTTAATTAATTTGAATAAATGAAACATATTGACTCCAATAATAATTTTCTCTTTCTTACATTCATACATTTCAAAATTGGGAGCAGCTAAAAAAAGATGAGCTAAAACAGTATGACTCTTGTCCATATTAATAATACGAATGCCATCAGGTTGAAATGTGATATTTGTTTCTAATAAAATATCTTTCAGTGCAGTCATTAGGGTTCGAAACGGCTGTATTTGAACAGTTTTAATTGTTAGAATATTACTACTATTCATATCATTTTCTACCATTACACTCATAGTTATTATTGTTTTTTTTCAAAATAGCTTTAAATCGTTATAATACAAAATATGATATCACCTTTTTATGAACAATAGTAAATAAACATGTAAAAATATAAACAATTCCGATTATTTTTTATTATAATTCCACTTTAGCAACTGATTTGTTTCCATATCCATATTTTTTTCTAGACATTTTTGCCATATGTAATGCTTTACTATTTTTACGACATCCTTTTTCCAAAATGTTATAATCTATGGCAGCGGCTTTACCGGAGGTAATCGCACTCGCCAATCTGGCGATTCCCCATGACTCTCCAGTCTGATTTGGTCTCGATCCCGAAGAAAAATATGCCCCTCTTCCCTTACTCACTATTTTTTCTAAAGACTGTTTAGAACACCCCGTCTTGACTGCTAAACTCCTACTTGGTTTAATTGATTCAATATTATATATCTTTCGTGCTTTTACTACATGTGGTGATACTTTGGATGTAAATGATGGTACTCGTTTTCTCGTATAATATTTCCCTTGTTTGTACATTTTTCTAGATTTTTTCAACATATTACGCTGTTTTTTTGTATCTTTTCTTGATAATCGTTTTGGTATATAACGCCGAGGGACTTTCTCTTTCTGTTTCCTAGTTCTGTACTTCATATTATAAAATAAGATTTAAAAACATTTACATATAATATCTAATTATGGAACATCATGAGGAAACATTAATTTCTTTTATATCCACAATAACATCACTATTTGAAAAATATAAAGATGATACCTATATGATTACCCGAATGACATCACATATTACAGATATGTTACCGTCAACACTGGAAAATGAAGAAAAACATCATAATGAACGTATTGTTCGTAATAATTTTCTGACAAATGAACAAATAATTTTTACTCAATTGTTTCTAAATAAAAACCAATATTTTTATCTACCTAATATTTCCTATTACTACCACTATACGGGAAATCATTATTCTATTGTTAGAGAAGACGTTGTACATCATCATATATTAACATCGATATCAAAGGAACGTAAATTACTTCCGTGGAAACACAAAACCAAGGTTTCCTTGTTGAAAATGATCAAAGAGCGGAGTTTGTTTCAATCAATACCTGAATCTGATACTATTCAAATTGTATTGAATCAATTATGTTCTAACTTTTTTTCGCGAAAAAACAAGGCGAAATATTTTTTGACGATTATTGGAGATAACTTGTTGAAAAAAAATACAAATAGGATGTATATCATTCCTCCAAATGTTAAAAAATATATGAGTGACCTGGACGCGATTTCTTACTTAACAACAGGAATTACAAACCTAACCAGTAATATTGTCACGAAATACAATGAAAATTATGTATATACTGATTGTCGTTTAATTGATTTTATGGAACAAGGGTCCAATAACTCCTGGAGAGACATGTTAAATGATTACTCAGTTGATTTATTATGTGTTGCTGCACACTATTCGAATCGTTATGGAAATGCCGATTTATTTTTGGAAACATGTGATGATATATCTGAATACGCATTGTATATGAAACATCATAGTCAAGAACAAGTGTTTGAGCAGTTTTGTGATCAGTTTATTGAGAAGGTTGAACAAAAACATGGCGACCTCAATGTCACATTACTCAATTGGAAAAATATGCATTATTTATGGAAACTTTTCGTATCCAAATATTCTCTCCCAAATGTCATGTATAGCAATCATTTCAAAATGTTGTTAAAGGATAAATATACATATGAAGAGTCTAACGATACATTCATAAATGTCACTAGTTCTCAATTACCAATTGTCAGTGATTTTCTAACCTTTTGGGATACATCTATCATCATGAATGATAAGGGAACTAATGAGATTATTTCTATACATGATAAACTAGATATCGAAATTGAGCTGGAACTAGACGAACTAGTTGCCCTATTTAAAATATGGTTAAACGAAAAGACTACCAAGAATGACGATACACCTTTGAAATTAACTACACATAAAATCACTGACGAAAAAGATATACTAAATATATTAAGCCATTACTATTCAAACATCGAAATTGTTAATAATAAGTTTATTATGAATGTTCAGTGTTCTTTTTGGAATAAGATTGAAGAAATGAACAAATATATTACAGACGCAAAGGAATATTATAAGATACTATATGACAAAAAAGAAATCGATACAGTATTGATACCTATTAACGAGATATATACCTTTTATATTGACAAGAAAAATACACGATTGTCGGTCAGCAAACGCTACTTTGAGAAATATATATCTTCTGTATTACATGAGTATAGCGATTTTGATGGATTTATCTCTATTCAATGGCTTCATTTGTAACGATATCAGAAAAGAGGAGAAGAGAGGACGACTTTTAATTTTATTTTTCTCATTTACAATAATTGGGTCTGTTCATATTTACGTATTTCATATGTAAATATGTATGTTCTATGTTGTCATCACAACAATATTAGGTTAGGGAAGGGATTATTTTTTTTATCTGCGAGATTTGCGAGATTTGCGAGATTTGTGAGATTTGTGAGATTTGCCTTTCTTTGCCTTGGAATCACCTAAAAGAACAAATCCGAACTTACCCTTCTTGGTTCCGTAACCTGCTTTTACTAAACGTTTCTCCTTCTTGGCGGTCATGTGCTTCTTCTTGGAAACAATGCGACCATGCTTGTTCATGTGAAGATGGTCCTTTGTTAAACCACCACTTGTCTTATACGCAGTTCCGTGATGAACTTGAGCACGAGAGCCTTCTAAAATTTCGAACTTCTTTCCACGAATGTGGTACATACCATCTGTAGCTTTTGTGTGATACATTATAATGTATAAGAAGAAAAAAATGTGAAATGTGAGTATTTTATTTAAAATCGGTTTCTTAGAGGCAGTACTACATTTCCTAAAAAGGGTGAATTATTATATGTAATATTATTATTTCCATATACAATACTCCCACCTCTTCCGTATTTGACCGCATTTACTGCACGCTGGGTTTGGCTCAAACTTTGAATTACATCCGCATTTGAGTTTAATGATTTATTATTTGTCTCAGTATGACATGTAACAGAACTACAATTACCACTTTTACATTTTGATGGGTCGCTAAAGTTTCGTTGAATACACTTTTCTTGGTGTCGCACAAAGGAATAACGATTATGTTTATTCAAATTAAGAGGTACTTGTGGCATTGTATATATTCATCATTATATTATAAAAATTGAAATAAACATATCACGCTATGCTAGTTATACTAATTATACTAAGTATACCATGACATCTACAACAAATGAATCCTCTTCACTTTCTACTAAATATCAACAAAAAACGGATAAACAGCATATCCTGGATAATCCAGATACTTACATTGGTTCAGTAGAAGACATTGAATCGTCAGTATGGATCATGAATGAAGATAACGACAAAATTATTGAAAAAAATATCAATTACATCCCCGCATTGTTCAAACTATTCGATGAAGGTATTGTCAATTGTAGAGACCATGTGATTCGTATGCAACAACAGCTGAAGGATTCGTCATCATCCTCGACAAAAGATTCTGTGAAACCAGTTACTTATATCGATATCTCTATTGACGATGACGGAACAATTACGATGACAAATGATGGTAATGGTATTGATGTTGCGGAACATCCTGAATATAAGGTATGGATTCCCGAATTGATTTTTGGACATTTACGTACCTCTACAAATTACGATAAAACTGAAAAGAAAATTGTGGGAGGAAAAAACGGTTTTGGTTTCAAACTGGTACTCATCTGGTCTACATTTGGCTCCATTGAAACAGTGGATCATATTCGCGGACTCAAGTACACACAAAATTTTCATGACAACTTAGACATTATTGATAAACCCAAAATCATAAAATGTAAAACCAAGCCTTATACCAAAATTACATTCAAACCAGATTATCAGAGATTAGGAATGGCTAATGGATTAACACCTGAGGTTGTAGCACTTTTACGTCGACGTGTTTATGATGTTGCTGCTATCACCGATAAATCAATCAAGGTAAAATACAATTCTGAAATTGTTCCACTGAAATCATTTCCTCAATATATCGACCTATATATTGGTAACAAAGATGAATCGAAACGTGTATATGAAGACCATGGAGGACGTTGGGAATACGCTGTATCGTTAACACCCGTTGCCGAGTTCGCTCATGTATCCTTTGTCAATGGCATTCACACTAGTAAAGGTGGAAAACACGTGGAGTATATTTTGAACCAAATTACCCGCAAACTTGTTGCGTATATTGAAAAGAAGAAAAAGGTTTCTGTTACCGCCAACAGTATCAAAGAACAACTCATGTTGTTTCTCCGATGTGATGTCGAAAATCCGTCATTTGATAGTCAAACAAAAGATTATATGAATACTCCTGTTGCGAAGTTTGGATCGAGCTGTAATGTATCGGATAAGTTTATCGAAAAAGTTGCGAAAATGGGAGTTATGGATGCTGCGTGCGCCATAACAGAAGTCAAGGAAAATAAACAGGCGAAGAAAACTGATGGTTCTAAAACAAAGAATATTCGCGGTATTCCTAAACTAATTGATGCAAACTGGGCAGGAACTGCAAAATCGGGAGAATGTATTATTATCTTTTGTGAGGGTGATTCTGCCAAGGCTGGAATTGTATCTGGATTATCTTCTGAAGATAGAAACACTATTGGAGTTTATCCGATGAAGGGAAAGGTTCTAAACGTTCGAGGAGAAGCGACTAAAAAGATTTCTGAAAACAAGGAAATCGCAGAAATTAAGAAAATTCTTGGCCTGGAATCTGGAAAGAAATACAATAACAATGAAGATGTCACAAAAACCCTTCGTTATGGTCGTGTTCTGTTCATGACGGACCAGGATTTAGATGGCAGTCATATCAAAGGGTTGGGGATTAATCTATTTCAATCTGAATGGCATTCTTTATCACAAGTTCCCAATTTCATTGGATTTATGAACACTCCTATTCTGAAAGCTCGCAAAGGCAATCAAGAACGGGTATTTTATAATGAAGGTGAATATGCCGCATGGAAAGATGATCCTAACACAGATATGAGTGGATGGAAAACAAAATATTACAAGGGGTTGGGAACGAGTACAGGAAAAGAGTTTCGTGAATATTTTGCGAAGAAGAAAATTGTTGGTTTCACCTATAACGGGACCGATAGCGATAATGCGATCGATATGGTATTCAATAAAAAACGCGCAGATGACAGAAAGCTCTGGTTAGGGGACTATTCGCGAGAACGTTTCCTCGATACCAATGCTGAAACGGTGTCTTACGAAGATTTCATTCACAAAGAACTCATTCACTTCTCCAAATATGATTGCGACCGAAGCATTCCGAACTTGATGGATGGACTGAAAATTAGTTTGCGAAAAATATTATTTGCTGCCTTCAAAAAGAGATTGACACAAGAAATCAAGGTGGCACAATTCACTGGTTATGTTTCAGAACACTCTGGATATCATCATGGTGAAGCTTCTTTGAATGGTGCGATTGTCGGCATGGCGCAAAACTATGTGGGTTCTAACAACATCAATCTATTCATGCCCAATGGTCAGTTTGGCACAAGACTACAAGGTGGAAAGGATAGTGCTTCGGAAAGATATATATTTACGCAATTATCGCCTATCACCCGCGCGATCTTCCCTGAAAATGACGACAAGATTCTCAAATATCTTGATGATGATGGGTTGTCGGTAGAACCCATCTATTATGCTCCAATTATCCCGATGATTCTTGTCAACGGATCGAAAGGAATTGGGACGGGTTTCAGTACCGACATTATGTGTTATAATCCCACCGATATTATTGATTATTTGCGTCAGAATATAGCATCTTCCTCTTCCTCTTCCTCTTCCTCTTCAAAAGAAAAACAGTTTATTCCATACTATCAAGGCTTTACAGGTTCAATACAAAGTATTTCCGACAATCATGATAAGTTTATGATCAAGGGAACATATGAAAAAATTGGAGAAGACAAAATTAGAATTACTGAACTACCCGTAGGATTATGGACAGATGACTTCAAAGAATATCTGGAATCCCTCACAGATACCGTGGATAAAAATGGAAAGAAAATCAATCCTATTGTAAAAGATTACGACGATATGAGCAAAGACACACACGTTGACTTTGCCATTACTCTTCATAAAGGAAAACTCAATGAACTAGAATCTAAATCGTTTGAACATGGGTGTAACGGATTAGAAAAACAGTTCAAACTGACAACTACAAATACTACCACCAATATGCACTTATTTGATGCCGACGACAAGTTGAAGAAATATAATAAAGTATCCGAAATTATTGATGACTATATGGTGAAACGTTTAGACATGTATCAAACCAGGAAAAACTATTTGACCCAATGGTTGACTCAAGAACTGGTTTTATTGTCGAACAAAGCACGATATATTAAGGAAACATTAGATGGTTCCATTGACTTACGACGCAAAAAGAAAGAGGTCATCTCCCAAATGTTGATGGATAAAGGTTTTGTTATAATGAACGACGATGAGGATTTCAAATATTTGGTGCGTATGCCTATGGATAGTGTAACTGAAGAAAATGTCACGAAATTAGAAAAAGAAAAATGCGAAAAAGAAAGTGAATTAGAAAAAGTTATGTCTACTTCCATTCAACAAATGTGGACACTTGAACTTAATTCTTTAGAAATAGAATATTTGAAATATAGAGAAGGACGCGAAAAAATAATGAATGAAAATACTGGAACCGATGGACAATCTGGAACGAAATCGAAAACGAAGAAAAAGGTCATCAAGAAAAAAATCGTACTTGCGTGAATCATACCATCAGTGTAATGTAACTTGTAATATTTTATTTGTACAACCATTATATATGTTTTCGCTACGTTTTTTATTTTTATCTTATTATTATCGATGGATGAAGTTTCGCGTAAATATAGCGCTAATGCTATGATGGGTAACTGGGGTGGCGTTAAATATATCAATAAACAGATAGAACATGAGGTAATTGAAAAAGGATTAAAATAATTAATAATTGCTTCACATCTACATTATATAACGGCGGGGATTGAGATTGTCTATAGTATTTTTAATTACTAATCCTTTACCACTACAACAATAATGACCAAAATCATATTGTTTTCTAGATATAGCATTAATCGAAGATATTATAGCATTTTTACACTTTATTCTATTGTCACTATTAATTGTAAAATAAGGTATTTCGTTAAAATGTATTGTAAAGCTATCATCCCAGAACCTCACCCCATTGTCCCTGACATGTCCACGTATTCTGTTAGTTATAAAATTAATAGATAACTGCTTATGAATATCATGTAATAGAAATGAATATATATACCGAATTAGATCCATAGGAAGGCGATAACCACATTTTTTAAGATATAATATAAATGGTTTTACGTAATCCCAGGCTTTCATTTTAATTTACTATCCCAAAAGTAATTAAATACAAATCAATTTTTCTATACATGCCGTATACACCTTTTAGGTGACAAAAATATTCAACTCGTACTTGCGTGAATCATACCATCAGTGTATTGTAACTTGTAATATTTATTTGTACAACTTTATATATGTTTTCGCTACGTTTTTTATTTTTATCTTATTATTATATATAATAATGGGATATGTTCATCGTGGTAAAAAAGTTTCAATGAAACGTAAACATCATGGAACAAAAAAACATAAGAAAACACATGGTAGACGTAGACATATGCGTGGGGGTATGGATAATGAGAAAGATGATTCTTCTTCTTCTCAAGATACTGTTAGTTCTCTGGGTTCTCAAGGTCCTGAAGGTTTAGCTTTAATTGAAATGTTACCACAAGAAAATCAAGCAGAGGCAATTAGTGCAGCAGAACAGGTGGTGGGAAACAGTGGTGCTGGTTCATCTGCCTCGCAAAGTTCGAATACTACTGAAATTTCGAATCGTTCACTACAACTGGCACAAAATATCAGTAGTGAATTAGCTAATAATGGTTCATCAGCAAGATATCTTACATATGTTAGAGATTTTTTAGAAACGAGTGCGAATTTGATTAACAATGAGAATCCACTCATGATGAGTTTGCCTGAGATTATAGGAAGATTATCGATATATCATGATATTATATCCCATGTTATTTACCCATCTATGCCAGCTATTCCCATCGTCCGCATGGGAGTAATAACATCACTTGGAACTACTGTGGCAGCAATATATAATTTATTTCAACCAGGAACACCCCAAACGATCAATAATATTAGCGATTATTTGAATACAATAAGAGGCAATCTTGCTCGTAATTGTAATACCATAACCAATGAGTTTAATAGACACAGACTCCAGAATATGGATGTTTCAGAGTTGACAAATGTGCTCTCCAAAAATGAACAACGAATGAAGGAAAACACGGAACAAAATAAACTTATAGCCGAAATAAATGAGTTACAAAATAAAATAGACAAATCTCTACAGTGTAAAGGACAATTACTTACTAGACCAAAATCAAGTAATCAGGACCCTGCCGCTGCTGGAGGAGAGGAGAAGGAAAAGAAGAAGAATATACAACCGGATAATAGAATAACTAATTTTTTTAAAGGAAATAAAGGAAAGAATGAAAAGAATGAAAACAAAGGAAAACAAGGAACAAAACGACAACTAGGAGATTCAGATTCAGATTCAGAATCAGAAGAAGAAAAAGAAAAACGACCACGAACCTCTAAAGGAGGCAAGAGAAAAACACGTGCTCACAGAAAAAGAAAACACCACAAACAAACAACAAAACGGGTTCGCAGAAAAAGACACTAACTTTATCATTAGCATATAGTGGCTAGTAAATAGTATGTAATCAACAAAATATTACATACTATCTAAATATTAGATATTTACACCCTCATTTTTTTTAAAACCATGGTTTCATCTCTAATTGCTTGTCATTGGTTTTAGACATAACTGGACGATCCATAGGTGTATACATGGTACTTACATCCTCCAAATATTTATTGTATCCAATTGCCTCGGAATAAACACGTGGGATACTATAATTCAACACGAAATTATTCAATTGTTCTACCTGCTCACGAATATGATCAGGTTGATTTAAGGCATGCTCCAAAAAAATACCACGCATGATTATTTTTAAAGCGTCACAATCTTGATTGTCTATGACAAATTGTCCATTTGACTTATCATATACCCCGGCCCGAATACCATTTTGAATAATTTGCATGTTACCGGCTGAAAAAAAGGTACTGGATAATAATGAATTCTCCCATTGGCCTTCCGTGGGATTTCTATAGGTAGCACATTGATTTGCGGGTATCTTATCGTACATTTGAAATAATGCTGCGGTATCAGGAGATTTGATATCTACTCTTCCATTAAATTGTCTACTCATATTAGCTATATACTATATAGATATAAATACTATGGTACAATTCTTCTTAAATATTTTACTAGAAATTAACAATAATAGTTGTTGTTGTTAGTATTGTTATTCTATTTTTCTGGATTTTATTTTATTCTCTACATTATTATATAATGACACCATTTCATAAATATACAATTTTTTTCACATTGGTAATTCTTATCATCTGGACTTTTATTTTGATATGGTTATTTAGAAAAATGTCAAGTACTTCAGCATGGCCACCTCTTGTCGGAACCTGTCCTGACTACTGGACAGATGTAAGTGCGAAATCCAATGGAAGTGAATGTACAATAAATGAAAATAACATGGGAGTGCCTGCTCTTGATGCCACAACCATAATGGACTTCAATACAGCACCCTATATTGGGTCGACAGGAAATTGTGGCAAATATACCTGGGCAAATAGTAAAAAGGTTGCGTGGGGAGGTATCAACTATGGAGTATCCAACCCTTGCGTAGTCAGTTCGTAAGTAACGTTGATAGTGAATATTCCAACATCGTGTATTTTCTCAGTAATGCGTTTCATCTATTGAGAAAATATAAAAAGAATTTGTAATTATAATCATAATCACAAATCGTCGCACATTAAAATGGACCTAAATAATAAAAATTATTATTTGACACGTGAACATGAAACGATAAAACAAACCCCGAACTATTTGAAAAAAAAACACAAGAAGAACACTCGTTCATTGCTAAATAATGTGATTCGAAAATCATCGAAAATGCTACAAAAACAGTATCAATTGCCTACTCCTTCATTGCGAGGGGAATATTATTATACCGTTCACAATCTGATTATATTTTGTATAGGAATCATATTGGCTTTTAGCACACATATTGGTCATTTAGCAGTATGTTTGGTTGTAATTAGTATGGACGCATTGTCTGTTGTTGTTCTACAGGATTGTCCCCTAAGTTTACTAGAAGAAAGATATCTAAATACATCCTCTACGAGAGAAAGAAAAGATTTCATGTGTAGTTTAGGTGTTGGATATAATTGCGACCATCAATACGAAAAAATTATTGAACTCCTTATTAATGTGTGGTCTATATGTGCTTTGAAAATGTTTGTTATTATCCTACTTCGGTCATTCAATACCACCATTATCGACTACAATCATATCTATTCGTCATAGAGAATTGAAGAAGACTAATAAGGAAAATATCATACAATTATACCTCACCTTTATATATAATATATATTCGTACTTTATTTAATGAAAACAGAACAAGAGACATCCAAAAAGGAACAGGAACAAATACAAGAACAACAGGAGACCCCCACCACAAGCGAAGACGAATCTCAAACCTGGGTCAAACAGAATGAACGAAACAATGTCAAAGACACAATAGAATCCCTCAAAATGAACTACAAATCTTGGCTCACTATATTTGTATGTGTACTTATTCTCTCTAAAAATGACCCTGGAAAAGGGTTTTTATCGTTTGGGTTTATGGTCCTGCTTGCTTATTTTGTTCATCGAGCATCCCATGATAAACGTAATCTATTATCCATTTGTCATCATTATCATCACGAGAATAATAATGTGTTCTCTCATTTTATTCAGTATATTTTAGAGTTCTTGTCTGCCTGTATGAATTATGGAATTGAACTTATCTATCCTCTAGGATTACTCGACAATTGGGTTATTCTCTTTTTTTATTTTTTCTATACTACACTTCATAACATCAATTATTCAATTTTCCATGTGAATAAAATACACGAATATCATCACGAAAATATCAATACCAATATTGGTCCTGATATTTGTGATGTTTTCTTTCAATCCAAAAAGGATGCTCCCATAGAACACTATCTGGAAAATACTGATCATTATATACCGAATATATTGTTTGGATTTATCATGGTCATTCTACTTCGACATTTCTATGAAAAGGAAGAATGGCGTCCATTGATGGACAAAATTGTACGTATTATAGTACCTTCCGCATTCATTATATTTATGGTCTCTTCTATTTATCTAGTAAAAATAGACCAGAAAGGAGCAATATACAATCCGTTGTTTATTACTTCTATCGATGATGCGAAAAAAATTATTCGTAATTACACACAATTACAGGTATAAATATGTGATAGGAGTAGGAGTGTTGGTTACACAAATGTTACGAACAGTTTGTTTCTATTTTGATTGTTACTTACCTAGTTTCATTCTTTGTATCACCTCTTTTAGTTTGGCATGTAAATATTCATTTTGCTCCTGTAATGATTTCTTTTCATTTGTAAGTTTGTTTATTATGCTGGTATATTCTTCTATTTTCTTTGAATATTGAATCTCCATTTCTTGTCGAACTTTGTATTTTGCCGTTTCTATCTCTATTTTTTGTTGTCGTTTATGTGTTATTTCTCTCTTCTGTTCAACCACATCTGGTTTGTATTTCAATGTTCCTGGATCGTATTTATTCAACAACTTATCTATACGGTTTACAAAAAAATCATAGATTTCAACATCTTTTATGAAATCGTCCACTTTTAATGTGGAAGAAGTTTGGTATTTGTCTGATTGTTCCAATAACTCCTTTTTATCAAACGTATTATGAATATGAGAGAACACGAGTATTGTTTTCAAAGGGTCCATCTGAACAAGAGGAACCGTCCAGTTCTTTAAAAAGGCCTTCTCTTCGGCGAGCGCAGCCGTTTCATCATATCTACATGTATCTAAAAGTTTTCGACGAAATGCGAAAGTTGCCGCGGTGGCGTGATTTAAACCATATGGGCCAAAACAATACATCTGTTGGATGTGTTTAAAGTAAATAAACATTGCGCTCGACCCTGCTACTAATGTCTGGGGATTTTTTTGTAATGTTTCTACAGCATGCGATACTCGTTCAGGTGGATAATAATCGTCGTCGTCCATATAAACAATGATATCACCTTTACATTTATCGTGCATCAAATTGCGTTTCTTTCCTAGCGACATTTTTGTGTCATAATAGTGGTATTTTACTTGAGGAATATCTGCTACCAAGTCTTGAATACTATCGGTTCCATCGTCTATTATAATCCATTCTATTCGTTCCAGTGGATATGTTTGTGATAAAAAACATTTTATAATGTAAGGAATGAATGGACGACGATTAAAGGTAGGAGTACATATACTGACAAATGGGAGCGACACATTTTCTATCATTGAACTCATTGGGTTGGGTTATATTGAATAATATATATATATATATTTTGATTTACTTATACCATTTTACACCCTTGGTAATGTAAAACACATCAAAGTAGGTTATATCGTTTTTCACGAATGATATAATAATTATAATAATTTGACATTTACAAGTCTTTTCTGAAATAATACAAACTATGAAAGAATATAAAAAGTTGAACTAACAAAAATAAACTTACTATATACGTCCATCGTGTAATTGAAATATATTGTTTGGAATAGTGAAATAAATTGTATAATATAATCAAACTAAATAAAATAGATATTCCTAAAAAAGATATACCTACAAAAAAAGTTATTACACGATCACTTGGAGAAGTGGTTTCTAGCAATCTTAACGATGCAAACGCTAATGTTGTTATTATAATTGCGTTGCTAAATGATGAATGTAGTATGTCTAAAAAATTAGAAAGAGGTAGTTCCAATATATTTTTGGCCATTTTATATAATATGATATTTTTTTGTTTTGGGCAAAGTATTTTCAGCAAATCAAAAATGGACATTTTAAAATGTCCATTTTCTATTTCCCATTTGACTTTTGCGTAAACAAAAAAAGAAAAAAGGGGTTCAGAGCATAATGCTCACAATTCCGTTTTTGGATTTTTGAAATGAGAGCATAAGGGAAAAAATAGAATTTTAATAAAAAGTATTTAGGCATTTTTTTGTTATCATTATATATACAAAAATGATAACAAAAAAAATGCCAAATGATGCCACTATATATTATTGTAAAAAATGTGACTTCAAATGCTCTAAGAACAGTAACTATACCAAACATCTTTTAACACGCAAACATATAATGATAACGAATGATAACGAAAAAATGCCACACGAGAATAAAGAATCTGTTGATATATTTACATGTAATTGTGGTAATATATACAAATATAAATCTGGATTATCGAGACATAAACTTAAATGTAAAAATATCAACGGATTTCAATCTAATGAAAAAGAAAAAGAAACAGAACATGATTTTGGAAATAAAAATATAGAAATGCCACCGATATATTCATATACTATTGTATCAGAACTTATCAAACAAAACGAAGAGTTCAAAGAATTATTGATGGAACAAAATAAACATATGATGGAACTGGCAAGTGAATCCAAAATTATAAATAATACAAATAGTCATAACACTTTCAATAATCGATTCAATCTCAATGTTTTTTTGAATGAACAATGTAAAGATGCTATGAATCTTAGCGATTTCTTGAATAATATTGAGGTTAGTTTGGAAGATGTGAGCAACGTTGGGCGACTAGGATACGCAGACGGAATTAGTAGAATTATCATCAATGCGCTCAAAGATATGGATGTGTACGAACGCCCGATTCATTGTAGCGATATCAAGAGGGAGATAATGTACATCAAAGAAAATGATATCTGGGAAAAGGACGACGAGAGAAAATATCAAATGAAACGTGTGTTGAAACTTATCTCTCACAAGAATGTCAAACGATTATTGGATTGGAGGGAAGCGCATCCAGGATGGCTCGTATATGATAGCAAAGAAGAAGCCGAGTGTTTGCGTATCACAAGTGAAAGCATGGGTGGTGGTTCAGATGAAGAGAATGAGAGGCTATACAAGAAAATGATTCGCAAAATAGCACACGAGACACTTATCGACAAGAAATTAGTAGAATAGTTATATCCGATATCCGAAATAGTAAAAATGTAAAAAAAATGTTTTGGGCAAAGTATTTTCAGCAAATCAAAAATGGACATTTTAAAATGTCCATTTTCTATTTCCCAAATTACTTTTGCGTAAAGAAAAAGTGAAAAAAAGGGTTCAGAGCATAATGCTCTTATTTCCATTTTTGGATTTTTGAAATGAGAGCATAAGGAAAAAAATGGATTTTTTGAGGAAAAGTATTTAGGGGTTTTTTTAGCTACTTTTTAATATTATTGTATATAAATGATACAAAATGTAGCCAATGAAAACCCATTAAATTATGATTGTATAAATTGTGACTATTCAACATGTAATATAAAAGATTATAATCGGCATATATTAACACGCAAACATATCATGCTACAAAATGTAGCCAAAAAAGTAGCCAAAAACCCCAAAGAAAACCCATTAAAATATGATTGCGTAATTTGTGATTATTCATCATGTAATAAAAAAGATTATAATAGGCATATATTAACACGCAAACATATCATGATACAAAATGTAGCCAAAGAAAAAACCAAAGCAAGTCCATTAAAATATGAATGTTTAATTTGTGACTATACTACGTGTAAATTATTTAATTATAACAAACATAACACTACCCGAAAACATGTAAATAATCTAAATGGTATAAAAAAAGTTTCAGAAACCCTCCCAATCTATTCTTGTAATAATTGTAATAAAAATTTTCAAAGTAGAACAAAACTCTATAGTCATAACGAAAAATGTATAGATTCAGAACAAAAAAATCAACCCATATTATTTATGTTTTCGGAAATGAAAAAAGAAAACAAAGAAATACCAGAAGAATTACAAAATTTGTTAGTCACACAACAAAAAAAACACCAAGAAGAATTAAATCATTTTCAACAAGAAACACATAAACAAATGTTGGAATTAGCTCAAGAAATTAGTAGAATAGTTATATCCGATATCCGAAATAGTAAAAATGTAAGTTATGTCGTTTAATTTCTCCGAGGTGTAAAATGGGACAAACGTGTAAAACCGCGCGTTTGTATTAGTTGTTCCGTGTAATAATATACATATAAACATGATATTTAAATCAGGGTAACGTGACCTTTGAACCAAACTAATTATACATACACCATTTTAAAATTGGTGTTATATATAATTATATTATATATAATTATATTATAGATTATAACTTTTGATGAACCCTACAGTTTTTAACATGAGAGCTATGGATTTGAAGATATTAAAAGGAATAAAACCAGGTGAACATTTAAAACTGGCTGTTAATTGCTGGTTGAATAATAAAGATTTCGCACAAGAAACTTGGGGACACATTAGTGGATGGGATGTTAGTGAGGTTACTAATATGCGTGGTATGTTTAATGGTGCCAGTTCATTCAACGAAGACATTAGTGGATGGGATGTTAGTAAGGTTACTGATATGCGTGGTATGTTTAATGATGCCAGTTCATTCAATCAACCATTAAATAAATGGGTTGTTAGTAAGGTTACTGATATGTTTGGTATATTTAATAATGCCAGTTCATTCAACGAAGACATTAGTGGATGGGATGTTAGTGAGGTTACTGATATGCGTGCTATGTTTTATGGTGCCATAGCATTCAACAAAGACATTAGTGAATGGGATGTTAGTGAGGTTACTGATATGCGTGCTATGTTTAATAAGGCCAGTTCATTCAATCAACCATTAAATAAATGGGATGTTAGTAAGGTTACTGATATCCGTGCTATGTTTAGTGGTGCCAGTTCATTTAACCAAGACATTAGTGAATGGAATGTTGGTAGTGTTACTAATATGCGTGCTATGTTTAGTGGTGCCAGTTCATTTAACCAAGACATTAGTGAATGGAATGTTGGTAGTGTTACTAATATGATTGGTATGTTTACTGGTGCCAGATCATTCAATCAACCATTAAATACATGGGATGTTAGTCAGGTTACCGATATGAGAGAGATGTTTGCTGGTGCCAGATCATTCAACCAACCATTAAATACATGGGTTGTTAGTCAGGTTACTAATATGAGTGCTATGTTTTTGAATGCCAGTTCATTCAACCAAGACATTTTTTTTAATGCCAGTTCATTCAACCAAGACATTAGTGGATGGACCGTTAGTAATGTTACTAATATGAGTGCTATGTTTGCTGGTGCCAGATCATTCAATCAACCATTAAATACATGGGATGTTAGTAATGTTACTAATATGACTGCTATGTTTAATAATGCCACAGCATTCAATCAACCATTAAACGATTGGAATATTGGTAATGTTGATGATATGATAAATATGTTTGCTAATGCCACAGCATTCAATCAGGACCTTAGTAGTTGGAAT